ATTTAATATTATTGTCTTCGTCAATGCCATCGATTCTTATATGGCCAGATGCAAACCTATCAAATAAAAGTTTGCTGACTTTTACTAGAACCATTGCTTGAACTACTTTGTGAATATTGTCTACATTAAAATCTGCTGTTGCCCGAACATATTGTAGTATGATTTTGTCTATCTCTTCTTCGGAAAGAGCTACAAAGTTTTTTTCACTTTCATTCCAATGTAATTCGTCCGTGGGAATCAATGCGTATATATCTTTTCTAGTTGTCATTTTCTTGTTTCTTTAAAAAAGCTTCTCTTCTGGAACTGTATCTGTTTGGATCAGCAAGATTAGTATCTAGCCTTTCCGAATATGTAATATAATACCCATCATCATCTTGACATATTACTTCATTTTTTTGTAGCTCCACATCAAATAAATCTTTGTTAACAACCATTTTCGCATGAGACCCATAAAAGCTAGGAGTGGTAATTGTTCTTCCAGAATCATGAGATTTTCTTGATACCACTTTTTTATTCACAGTCCAGTACTCCCAAATCCAGATTCGCCTCTATCAGTCTCTTCTAAAGATTCTACAGTTTCAAATTCATAAGTCAAGTATTCCTGAAATAAAATTTGAGCAACTTTTGCTCCAGATTCTAGATATACATCTTGGTCTCCGGTATTATGCAGGATTACCTTAACTTCTCCTCTGTACGAGCTATCAATAACGCCCGCCAATACGTCTAGTCCAAAGTCTTTAGCATATCCGGAGCGGGGCCAAATTAGACCAACTACGCCCTCTGGAATCTCTAAAGATACTCCGGTACTTACCGAAACTCTATCAAAAGCCGGAATCAAAACAGTTTCGCATGAAAACAGATCGTGCCCGGCATCGCCTAACTTTGGTGACTTTGGAGTTTTTGCGTTTGGATTTAATAGTTTTACTTTCATTTATCTTCCCTTTCTTCCTAAAATACAGCTATCGCATAAATAAGATGTTACCGAACCATCTCCCGCAATAACTTTAATTTTGTTATTACAATTTTCGTTTGAACACTTCTTATAAGTCGGTTTATACTTGGGCCTATCCCTTGGTGACAATTTAATTTTTGGCGTTTGGTCTGCTTTAGACATTGCCTCTGTTTTATCATCAAAGAAAATATTTTTTCTATTTTTAATTTTATTTACCGGCACCTTAACTTTACCATCTACTTTTCTTTTCATAGTAAAATCGCCAGAATCTTTTGTAGAAGATACTTGTTTTTTAGGTGCCTTTTTTGTTTTTTTACTGACTGGCTCTACAGCTTCAGGCTCTTCCAGCAATTTATTAGCCAATTCTATCAGCTCTTCATCTTGAGTAGCTAAAGCCTTTTTTAATAGTTGTTTTACAATTTCTGTGTTTTTCATTGCTTCCTCTTAGATAGTTCTAACATAATATCGGACAATCTTTTAATATTTAATGCTTTATTTTCTAAAAGCTGAAATCTTAAAGACGCTTCATTCTTTAAATTATATAATTTTTCTGCTAATGGATTTTCTCTGATAGCTAGGTTGTACTTCTTTTCATACTTAACATAGTTATCGCCATAATTATCTATTGTTGGTGCCACGATATAGTTTATACTATTTGTAGCGTAATCTATAATTGCTTTTAATCTATTTGATTCTTTATTTATATAATCTGCATAGCTACACAAAACAAAAGATGAAGTAATTAAATCTTGAGAATTCATTTCTTTAATTTCTTCGTATGATAAGTTTATTACTTCTTCGCACTTATCATGATTAATTCTAGAAATATCTAATTTATTATCAGATATCCAAGAATCAATTTTTTGCATAAAATCAATTACATCATCTGGATTCAATTTGCTGTCTCCATGTGTCTGGTTTATCTTTATGATTTAAAACAATTAGACTTATTTGATTTTGTTCACACCATCTAATTTTGTCACAATCTCTTTTTTTTGCTTTTAAAAAATTAAACTTCTGTTTGTAGAAAAAGCTGCTATAAGAATAATGCTGTTCTCCATGAGCTTCTACCATTAAATTTCTATTTGGTATGTAAAAATCTACAGATAATTCTTTCTTGCCTTTCCAATCTCTGCTACCTATTAATTCTACTTCTTCCATAATTATATCAAACGGAAAAATTTCTTTTAGTAAAAGTTTTACATTTTGATGCAAGGAAGACTTATTATCTAAGGCACTAGAACCTCTAGGCTTCCAATCATATTCTTTTCCATCTAATCCTATGATTTTCATAACATTAATTTGATTTCTTCCACTAATGCTTCGTATAGTCGTGGATTTTCTTTGATAAAGAAATATGTTTTTTCCGCCCCCTGAAACTTGCATTTCTTGAGTGCTTCATCTGGCTCTTTATATGTATTATCAGAATTTAGCTCAATCTCTGGAAAAATACTTTTCAATAATTCTGGTTTGTTGTAAAGAAAAGAACATGTCATCCAAGCCACAGCCTGAGAAATAAGCCCAGCTTCTTGACCCATGATTAGAATTTCTTGCACCTTATCAACACCATATCCATAGCGTACCCAGCTTTGGCATTCTGCCCCCGGCGGGCCCATAGAAGAGCACAATACCTTCCAGTTAATCGCCTGACCGATTTGCTGGTCGTCTTGTAGCCAAGGCTGAATAGACTTAACTTCCATTCGCGTATCTGCCTGATATTGAATCTTAACACCACCATCGGCCATTCTAGCAGCACCATAGCCGCTTGTATTGGTAATCATGTGAGTAATCAAAATCATTAGAGATTTCTGATTTGGTACAATCTGTCCCATTTTCTTAGTAAAGTCCGAAAGTATTTTTGGTAAACCGGGCCTTGTCATTCCGTTGATTTCCTGCTCTAAGTCTCTTTGTGGAATTAAAGAAGAGACAGAGTCAATAATACAAACACAGCCTTCATTTTCTTTTGCTGAAACTAGTTTGGCAGCTATATCTAAAAACTCTTCTGCACTTAGAGGCTTTTCTTCCGCCCTAATTACAGTTACTTTTGCTGGATCTAATTCGCTTATTTCAAAGTTCATTTCTTTTAATCGGCCCTCAACATCTAAATATATGATATGACGACCTTCTTTTTGACAATTTGCTGCAATTTGCATAGCAATTGTAGTTTTTCCAGACTTGCATGCTCCGCTCAACATAACCCAAGAGCCTTCTTTAATACCGCCGCTTAATGCTACGTCGATTACCGGGCTGACAGAAATAACCTTATAGTCTTTTCTTTTATCAAGTAGCTCTGTACCAGTTCTAATAACATCTCCATACTTTTTTGCAATTTCGGATAGTGTATTGCCTTCTGTTTTAGATACTTTAGTCTTCGCCATTATTATTCTCCAAATTTTTAAATTTTGCAAACATACTTTTTTTCTTGCTGGCAAAAGATGCTCTCGGTTGTTGAGAAGTATCTATCTTTTCTTTTGCTTCGACTATACTAACCTTTTCTAGTTCTTCTCTATATGTAAAAGCAAAATCTTCAATCATTTTTTTTACGAAATCTAGCGGGTGATAAAAGCCCAAAGAATATATCTTTTTGCCTTTTTCTGAATTAATAAAAGCTATTAAAACTTTATCTCCAAATTCTTCTATAAGTCTATGCGCGGCAACGATTTGTGCCTGATATGATTTTTTTTGAGACTTGTTCCAAAATTTAAACGCTAGATTGCCTTTATTATCTTTTTCTGCTTTTCTAAGGCACATAACCTCAGCAACATATTGTGCGGCATTACACATCACGCCTGTCGAGGGCGACTTGAATACTTTCTCTAGTTTTTTTTCTTGATCCATTTTTAAAAATCATCAACTTTGCATTTTCTGGAGTGATTAGTCTTGTTTGATTGAATGGCTCTATTGAATTTTCCGGCCAACAAAACTTTTTAACATCAATAATATCTTCATTATCCCTTAAAACACCAACTATTAACTGTTTGTAAGATGGACCCTGTTCTCCAGTTTCTATCTTAATATCTCTGGATGATCCTCTCAAGATAAAAACACCATCTAGACCATCGCTATTTTCAAACATAACTGTGTGAGGAGCACCAAACATGAGTGCCTCAATTTTTATTATAAATTTATTATTGTCTTCGCAGTATTTTTTGAGTCTGTTATAAGGATGATCGCTAACGGTAGGTCTATCATAATCAGAGTAAACTTTAGTTCCGTCGTCTAAAGTTGCCACCCATAACATTTCTAAATTTCTAATTAATGTTTTTACGTAGCTATCTATTTGTGTACAAATCATTGTTTATCAGGGTTCATTATAAAAATAAATCTGTTGTCTTTTTTATTTGCCGCCGGTCTATTTTTTCTTTTTTCGTCAGAAATCATAGACGCAGTAGGTGTCATAATCACTGCTCCATATTTTTTATTTCTAGATAGAGAGCTTGATATTGCACTTTCTTCTTTTACTTCTTTTGGTTCTTCTGGCTTTGTTTCTAGTTTTACTTCCGGCACATTAAATTGATCTAAGAATTGTTTAATAGATTCTTCTGTTCTTCCAGTCTTCTTAGACAAAAACTTTAAAGTTTTATTCTTGTTTTTTAAAAGAAAATCTTTGTCTGTGCTTGACATAGGTCCACGTTTCATGTTCGTTGCTCCGTTAATGCTACCCGTTGAGCTTGAATAAAATATAGTTTATTTTTAGTTTTTAGATACTTAAAAAATAAATTAAATGCAGATTCGGAAACGGTTTTTAGCTTACATAAATCTTTATCGCCCCTTTTCAATAGATATGGGCCATATGGATCATGTATCGCTCCCTTCCAGAATATAATAAAGTAATACGTCTTGTTTTGCAACTCAATTTTTTTAGCGAGGGCACTATTTTCTTCAACTTCTTGTCCCCCAAGACCATAACAAGTTTCACTCTTCATATTTTAAACTCTCCAAAACTTTCTTGATCTTTTCTATGCAATTTTCTTTATTATATCCAGATATATTAAAAATCGCCTTATCTTTTATTCCAAATTTTTCTAACTCTTCATTTGGTAATCTTTCCGGAATTAGGCTTCCGTCTTCAGATATAGGAAAAACATGTATGTTAAAAGAAATCTGAGCATGATGCGGGCTATTCAAATCAATCTCCTTCTACTATCCATTTTTGCTTTTGTTCTGGTGTCATTTTATTAATTTTACGCATTAAGTCTTTTTTATCTTTTGCTTCTTTAGAAATAATTTTATTATCTTTTCTCATTTTTTCTTCTAGGCCATATTTGCCTAGCTTTTTAGTATTTGCTTCGGCAAGCTGTCCTATAGTTTTAATTTCTTTGACTGTTGCGTGAATGCTATCTAATGAATATTCTCTATTAACTTTTTTGCTTTTACATTGATGACATTTAACTTTTTTCATATTATCATCATACTCTTGAACTCGCCAAAACTCTACAGATATAGAGTTACACTTTTCACATTTAAAATTATACTCAGGCATCTTTTAACCTACTTAAAATTTTTGGAATCAAGCCGTTTCTGACAACATCGGTGCCATCTAATTCACAAATGGCTACCTTATCTAAATTATGTAATCTAGAAATAAATTTATCTAATCCGCCCTTAGTGTATTCTGGTAAATCACTTTGGTCAGTATCGCCATTGATAATAGCTTTTGAGTTCATGCCAATTCTAGTAATAAACATTTTTATTTGTTCAAAAGTGCAATTTTGGGCTTCGTCAAGAATCATAAAAGCATTATGGAAGTTTCTACCTCGCATGTATTCTAGTGGACAAATTTCTATTATATTGGTTGCTTTGAGATGCATCAAGGCTTCGCCTAGATATTGTTTCATTTCTTCAAGGATAGGAATCATGTACGGATTAATTTTTTCTAACATAGTGCCGGGCAAAAAGCCTAAGCCTTTTCCTGACTCAATTACTGGTCTAGTAATAATAACTTTAGATACATCATTTCTCATTAACGCTTCGCAGGCTAATCCAGTAGCAATTGCGGTGTTATGCGTTTGAACAAATCCGTCTGTTAAATATAAATGACTATTAGAATCTATTAAAATACACTGACATTCTTTTTCTGATATTTTTTCTATTGAATCTATGTATCTTTTTAGAAAATATTTTTCTCTTACTAATAAATTTTCTCTTTTTCTGCTTAGCTTAAATGGCACTAAGTTATTATTAAATCTTATAAAAACCCTATAGTTTTCTTTAGTTATTATTTTTTCATTATTTTTTGTGTAATGTCCCATTCTTGCACTAATTTTTGCAAAACCGCCTAAAGATTGAACGATAGTTTGAACATCTAGTGCTAGCTGGTAAGAAGCCGTAGAAAATTCTATTGTACTGCTTCCACAATATCCATCTGTATCTAGCAAGCCAGACAATATTTCAGTTCTAACCTGTTTAGAGTTATAAATATATTCTTTTGGTATAAATTTATTATAAGAAAGCTTATTTAAAATACCAAGTCTTTCTAGTTCTGGTTTTAAAACTAAATATCCTCCTGTAATATTATAGTCACAATTATTTTGTTTGGAGAGAGAACAAGATATTTCATTTAGTACAGGCGTAAGTAAATCTATCATTTCTTTATCATTTGTGCTAAACCTAAGCATTTGTTGGCTTAATCCGCCGTCACCAATCAAGCATCCTAGCAAGTATGGATCGATATTAACTTCCTGATGATCAAAATCAACTGCTTCTATAGCGGGCAGATAGTATTTCCTTTTGCCGGATTTTCTTTTATAAGAATTAATAATTTTTTCTAAGGGCAATGTTTTTGGAGCTTTCCAATTTTCACTACATAATGTCCATAAATGCTCTTTACAGCATTCTACAGTTTGTCCATCTGAAAATGTTATTAAATAAACATCTTTTTTGCCTTGCGGAAAAACATTTAGTACTTTAGCTCTTTTACCATCTTCAGTAAGAACATATGAGCCTATTTTTACATCGCCCATCGCTATTGGGCCACTAGGAGTCCATATTGTAGAATCAAGCGGCTGCGCCTTGCCGCTACCGGCCGGGCCAATACATAAAGTAACATCGTTTTCTACAACGCTTCTAATATAATCAGCCTGATTTTTAGTTTTTGGAACTAAAGTTTTTCTTTCTTGTCTTGGGGGATCTTTCTTTGGCGTATTATCTTGTCTCTTTTTTTTCATAAGATATCCCTTAATATGATTCAGATGTTTGCGCGAATAACGCCGGATTAAGAGATGCATTACTTGCCTGTATCTGAGTGTATGTTAAAAAATCATTATTATTGTTTTGATAACTAATTTCGTACTCTACTATGCTCCCATCCGCACTACCTCCTGTCTGGTTAAAAGAAATCATTTTGTTTTTATTGCCCAAGTTCCATATGAAAAACTTAGTTTGTCCGCTGGGCAATGGTATGCCAGCAACTATACAAATTCTTTCATTATGATTCGTAATAAAATCGCTATTGACTGGATCAATATCTACTTGAGGCAATCTCCGGGCCGAAATAGTAAACGAGCATGTTACGCCAACTGGAAGTGCCAGCGTTTTATGCCAATTAACCTTATCGCCCTGCTGAATTTGTCCAGTAGTTAAATAATCCATATATTCTAAAGATAAATCAATCTTTATATTTTTTATTCCAAATATTTCTTGTCCATTAAAAAAATTATTAAAATCGGTCAAAGCTTTTATAGACTCTGGTAATACGCAAAAATGATTGTATACTGATCCTCTTTTTAAAATGATAGGATCGTTAATTGGATTGTCTATTGTTAAAGAATCTAAATTAAAGCTATTTGATGCTTGTTTAGTTTTAATTTTATTACTTAAAGATATATTTTCTGTAAAGAATCCAGACACATCTAGGTTATATGACAAGTTTGTTAGTAAGCACTTAGGCATACTAATGATATCTTGTGCCGTTCCAGAGTTTCCAGACACTTCGCCCAATAAAGATGTTTCGTCTGTAGCAACAAGAGTTAAATCATACTCTGGTATATTCTTTGCCTTAACATTATTAGCTTGACCGACATCCCATCCATTGATGGAGGAGCCAAATATTTCTGGCTTTAAGAAAAAAGTATTAGCATAAGTTAAAGAATTTCTGGCTGTATTACATAAAAAATTAGACCCAAGTTCTGCCCAAAATATATCCTTATTAGACAAAACTCTTTCGATGGTAATCTCATTATTGGGAGGTAATCTTAAACTATCATATAGCTGTGTCTTTCCGACATTAGAAATATTAGCCATTTCCATTCCTGTATCTATTCCTATAGACTGTACCCCGGAAAGGAAATAGTTAGTGATTGAGCTATTTTTGCTTATGCTGTTTAAGAATACGGCTAAAGAGCCATAAAATATTCTATTTGCCATTGTTACTCGCGTGTTCTTTTAAAATAGATCGCATTTTCCGCCGCCACAGGCTATTTCTTCCTGAAGTTTTGTATTGTCCTTTTCCTCTTGTAGGAGAGTATAGTCAACCTCAACATATTCTCTTTGAAGCTCTGTCCACAGCTTATAGTTATACACATCTTTCATGGCATGGGTTAGTTTCTTGATATCTCCCTCAAAGTATTTGACTGCATATTTATTGCATCTTTTGATCCAGTCTGTTTTTGCCGTACCTCTGCTTCTTGATCCGTTTCCTAGTAATGCTGAGCATGCTTCCCATAGATTATCTTCCCAGAGTGTTAGTGCTGTTTCGATAAGGCCGCTAACAAATACCACTCCATCGCCGTAATGAGATAGCATCTCGCTAGGTAGATATATGGTAGTAAAAGGAGCTTGTGGGTAGTCTTTATCGCCGGTCGATGCCAATAGACTAATTCCGCAGAAAAATTCTCTATTTTCATAAATAAAATCTTCAACCTGCACCCATTCGCTGGGCTTAATATTGATCGTATTACTCACATTATGATTTAGCCAAGGCTGCGTACATAAATCTTTATTTAATCCAGACATGACCCAATTCTTTTGTGTTGACTTAACAATTTCTAATAAATTGATAGCACTAGTCTGATTTTTTGTCTTTGATCCATCCGGAACCTCTACACAAAAACTAATTACATCATCCGTATCATTTGCCGACCAAACCGATCTTTCGCAAGCTCTTGGATTCATTGTACTAAAATATTTATATACATTTTCCATTTTATTAGCCTGAACTCTTCTGATATATCTTTTGGCATGGTGCGGATGGATGCCGCTAGCAGTACCTAAAACACATGAAGATGAACCTTCTGGTTTAACGCATGTAGTTCTAGCCGCTGGATTAATATTTATTAGTTTTGATATTTGATTGTTTGTTTCTTTTACTACCTCTGCTCCCTTTTGCTGTACTGTGGGGTCTAGGCAAACTTCAGGGTTTTCTAGCCATCCAGTGCCACTAACGCCTAATAGGGCCTCTCTAGCAAAGATTCTCTCTGATACTTCGCCCAAATAAGGAAAGCTTGTGAAACCAGCTTGTAAAGTTCCGATTATTGCAGCAGCCTTACATGCCTCATAAAAGTCTTCTTCGGTTTTTACTTTGGCACAATTAATGGTTGATAAATTACAACCCTGCCAGCCAGAAATTCCAGTTTTTTCATCCACTGGCCACATGCCAATTTCCACACAGGGATTCACAATTAATTCAGTCGAATCAGACCATACAAAGCCCGGTTCTCCAAATTCTTTTACGGATTTCATCAATTCTGCAAACTGTTCTTTTGTTGTAGAATCCCGCAATAGCAATGCTGAATTATTGGATCGGCCTCTTTGCGGATTATCCGTAAACCAATTACCTGTTTTTGCTTTAGCCATTTCTGCGTCATCGGGCGAAAAAACACAAATCGTAGCGGACCTTCTCACGCCACCCGAGATAACAGCATCAGAAGCATGCATGATAATATCATATGCCTCAATAGGCTTTATTTTTCTTAAATCATCTGAACAAAATTCTGTCCGGCTAATTGAATTGTCTAGAATTTTTTTAATATTTTTTAGAGCCTTTTTTAGTGGCTCTGGGCCGGGCGCTTTGCCGACCCCGCCAGCTACGGGCGATCCAGCGGGTCTAATTTGCGTGTAATCAAAAGTTACATTATATCCCACATACTCTGCAAAAAGCTCGTCCTGATCAAAATACGAGGCAACTAAGACGCCTACCGCATCTGACCATCCTTCGATACTATCCTCGATAACAAATTTCTTATTCTTCTCTGGCGCAACTGAAATAAGGGCCGGAAGTTTATCTATGTGATGTTTCTGTACTGAGAACCCAGTACCACAACCACACAGCAATAAATACATACATTCTTGAAAGAATCTTAATCGGTCTACATATGAGCTAACACAATTATAAATCCGGGCATGCTTGTTTAAAATAGGCTCTCCGCCAAATTGGAGCGCTCTTTGGCTTCCTAATACCTTCTTCTTATACATCATATCATACGCCCAGTCTATTTGGTCGTGTAGTTCTTGAGATGCATTGCTGTACTTCGTATGCATCATGCTTCTGACACGATCATTTGCCTCTTTCCATGTTTCTCTTCTTTTCTTTTCTGGCAAATACCTTGCATATTTTGAAGTAAAGGTATAGTCCTGTAGCGATTTCAAACTCATAGCTGCTCCTATATTTTATTGAAAGAAAAAGCGCTCTGACGAGCGCTTTTATTGAATGTTAATTAATTAAATTATTTTTTAATAATCAACTTAACTCGATCATTGATACTAACAGTGATTTCATCTTCTGTTACTTCTATAGTATCAAGAATGAATTTGATTTTGTCAACATGATCTTTAGAAAATCCCATCATTTGCAAAATTTTATCCATTACTCCGTCCATCATTCCGCCATAATTTTTTTCACTCATGTTCTTTATCCATTTTTTTAATGATATAAGTGACGTTTTGGTTTAAATGGTCCAGTATAGCATTGTTCTTAGCAATGTTAACATGGACAGATTCTAGCTTGGTTTCAAAAGCATTGATTTTTGTTTCAAGAGACTGTAGTCTAATAGAAACTGAATCATTTACTTTTTGTTCCAGTAGGGACAATTTACTGCTATGATCAATAACTGTTTTTAGTAACCAAATTGTAAAAGGAATTAATATAATAGCTACAATTTGCAAAATAAAATTTATTATATCCCAGCTCCATATCATAGTAATACCCCTTCATAAAAAGGGGGCGTTTCCGCCCCCAGATTGTGTGATCAATCTTACATACCGGTAATCGGTTTGTAATTGAAGAAGTTGCCACCTGCAATGGTCTTAGTTACAAAATCAACTTGCATAACGAATTCGCCCGGAACTGCTCTTGTTGGTGTTGCTGCATCATCAACAGCTTTATCCGTTGTATTCTTGTCAGTCAAGTCAAACATGTTAACATTGGTTAGGGTTGATGGAGCAGAGCCACCCACCGTATTACGGCTACCGCTGGTGAGCCATAGTCTACGAGACTTGATTTTATTGCCATTATCCAAGGTGCCAGTCCATGTGAATAGATTAGCTCTCCATGCTGTCAATAGTCTAGCGCCAAATCCATGAACAAAATCCAAGATTGGCTTTCTTCTTGATCCTTGGCTCATGAATAGCAAATTAGTTTTCGCTACGCCAGCTAGGCTAGTAGCAATTCTACTGATTACCCATGTTCTATTTTTTGCTGCATTATAAGCAAAAGCACCGCCAGACAAGATTTTTCTAGCGTTGTAGGTTCTACCAGTAGCGGTTATTTCTTTTGGACTTGCGTCGTAGCCAAAAAGAGCATTGTCTTCGAGGGCGTCTACTAGGCTAAAAGCCTTGGTGATAACGGCATTTGTTGTGCCATTACCCAGAATTACACCGCCGTAAGTTTGTTTAACAAATGTAGCATTAGCTGTGGTCTTTAAATGACCTCTTTTGCCGGGAACTGCCATGATAATATCTCCAAATAGATATTCTATCCTAAATTATCCTAAAAATTTATATCCTGTTATCCAAGTATAAATACACAAATATTAGGAAGTAATTTGATAGTAGGAGGCTATTTTCTGCTTGATTTTATTTAGCCTATTTTTCATAGATTGTCGGGATATATTATTCTTGTCTGCAATTTCTTGCACGGAATAATTATATATGTATTTTTGTTCAAATAGCTCTTTTTCCGGCTGGGTTAGGCAATCTAGCATATCTATGATTCCTGTATACTGCCTAGAATCAGCCACATCTTTCATTGGCTTAATGGCCTTAATTTTTTGTGATCTAATGTATAAAAGGATTTTAAACTTTAGACAATTACCAAGAAAAGTCGTAAACTTCATTTTGCTGGGATGATTGGGATCGTATTTTTCACAAGCTTCCCAAGCAGCCTCTAGTTTAAATGATTTAATTTCATCTTTACTAATGAATGCTTTATACCGTTTTGCAATAGAGGTCATTATACTAACACAATCTTCATCTTTCAATACTTCTTCAAATTTCATTTTTATTCCTCGTTTTTACCTTTTAATAAATAGCCGCCATGATCTTTTTTAATTTTCTCGAAAGAAAATGTATTCAATTCAAAATCTTCTAGTGAGTCTGTGTGATAAGAATAAATGTTATTATTGGAATCTACAAAAATAGACCAATATTTATTTACATTTATATTTTGTTTAATCTTTTCTACCTCCTCCAAAATATCGTCTGGTAAATTTTCAATTAGCTCCTCCTCCTTCGCAGAACACAATAATCTTCCTATCTCGGCTGCAACATGCTTAAAGTTAAACATCTTTCCTACGCCAATACAAAAAGAATATCTATCCATGATTTTTATAGCAGATATGCCCTCTACATTTACCAAAAGCGAGACTATATCTGTAGTTAGTCTAAAATTAGTGTGGGCTATCCAGCAATCCCATCTTTGAGCCGGGCGAAAATAGCTTTCTGGATCATAATTTCCAAAAGGTGTTGTAACAAAAGATGGGTTCATTTGAGGAAAAGCAATTAATTCTTGTTTATCTAATGACAAGGAATCGTCGTCTTCGTCAGAAACAAGCTCAATCTTGTTTTTATTTTTGTGTTTTTGACAAAGCTCATCTTCCACAACATTCCAGCTTTCCCAACTAATCTTATTCATCGCTATCTCCATTGTCATCAAATAAAGGAGAAATATAATCCCTATTGCCCGGATTAATTTCTGTACTTAATTCTATTACCTGCATAATCTCACTAATTTTACTTGCATCATCTGGATTATTTTCTATGTATTCTAAATAAGCTGATTGTAAGCTTTGCATGATGATTTGAGTATATTTTATTGCCATTAGTAGCTGTGCCAGCGTGACCACATCATCGTCATCCCTCCAGCCGAAGTCGTGCATTACGTTATCATCTTCGTCGATATAAAATAGAGACCAGCATTTAGTCTTATCGAATCGACGGCTGTCCGAACTTGAAGAAGAGTTCTCCATAGTATTCCTCTAGTAAAATATTTTTTTCTTGAATTTGGTCCAGTGTATATAGTGACCCGTTCTGAATAGAGTCTGACATATACTTTATCGTTGTCAAGTAAGAAATCTCACATTTGTCGTGATCCAAAACCCTAAATCCGCATAGTATTTTTGGATAAAAATTAAAATCATATTTTATGTAAGATTCATGAATTTGTCTTAATATATCATATTCATTCTTTTCAAATTTATCTACCGTAATAGATGGTATCTCATTATCTTTTGTAAAGAATAAATATAAGTACTTTTGATCATTTGCTTTTCTATTTTTATCAATAGCAGCAACTAGGTAAGATATTTTTATTTGCATTTTAAATAGGGCCTATTTCTAGGCCCTCAAATTATCGTGATAGATTCCAAGAGAGACCAACTAGGCATTGTTTCAGGCTATCTATTTCATCTTTTGATAAAATATGATCCTCGTCACCCATAATGCCCTCTAGAAGTTTTTTCATTTCATCCGATAAACCTGTATACTTACCGGCCAAAGAATCTTTAAATTGTTCTTTGACAGAATTAGCGTATAAATCTACCAACTGCTGACTTGTTATATTAGCCCCAAGATATTTGTCTAACCTGCTGGCAAACTGATCATTCAGCAGAGATAAATATAATCTGTCGTTTTTATCGGTAATTAAAGATGATACCGCTTTGGTTTTTTCAATTATATCATCTGAAGGTTTTTCTTCAACCACGATTGCATTGTTTTGGCTATTTTTTATAACAGAGCTAAAATTGTTATATATTTTTTCACCAAATAATGCCAGAAATATAATTCCTACACCAATAATAGCTCTATACTGCTGGTTCATCTGGTTTATCCTTTTTTACTAGAAGTGGAAAAATTTCCTCTAGTTTTTTTTCAGCTTCCGATAGATTATTTTGTTTACATATATTTTTTAATTTTTCCCAACTAGAGACAATATCAGATAAGCTATCTTTTTTAGTACTATTGTCTAGTTCTATTACTTCATCAGAATTAGCCAAATTTTCTTTAACTGTATTTTGATTAAGCAATTTCTTAAAATCTATAAAATTGCTTGCGATAAATAAAGCCCCAAGAGCAATCGCTATGATTTGAATCCAAGACATATTTCACCTATTCTGTTTTACGTAAAGAGTCGCCAACGATCCAAGCGGATAGTGTTACCACTGCAAATTCTACTTGTTCTTGTGAAAGTTTGAATCCAAGCCCCTCATTTCCGATGGCTACAACCAATGCTGCAACAGCAGCCCAAAAACGTCTAGATTGCAATAATTGTTGTGTCTTAATCATTTGTCTTTACCTCTTTAAAAAGTTTATTAGCCTCGTCAGATGACACATTCCATCTAACAAGCTCTCTGTATAAGTCCGAAGGCTTAATATCCGTGCCCAAACAAGCTTTTCCAACGTGTCTTCTTAATATAATTTTTTCAAGCAAATTAGGTTTTTGAAGCGTAGCTACTCTTTCTTCGCTAGAATTTTTGCATTCATAGATTAAGCGAACTACATTTAAAATAAGTCCGGCAATCATAATCAGTGTTAACGGATCAAAAGAATATCCGTAGTTATTGGTTAGTTTAGCCGATATCTTATTAGCTATAGAATTACTTTTATTTTGCATTTTTTACTATCTCTTTAAAAGATTCCTTAGACATAAAACCCGTATATGTATATTGTTTATTATTTATCCATACTTCAAACCAAGGCGCTATTGTTTGTGATCCAACTTCTACTACGCTCCAGCCAGAAGCTTCTACCCAAGGTTTAATTTCATTTTTCCATCTTTGGCAAGGAGCACAGCCGGGCAATGTATAAAAATTAATTATTCCGTTTTTTTGTTCGTCGGAATACATTGTTGTTAGCTTAGTACACTTGCAATTTTCCCCACATGGACACGGTGTTCTATGGCCGTCTCCATGAATAATATATTTATTACCCCCACATTCACAATCTTTTTTCTCGTCTGGTAACAAATTTTCTAAAACTTTTTTCTCTGCTGCGTCAATAGATAGGTTTATTTCTATTTTCTTTTTTTCAATATCTTCCGGCAAGGCGGCGCTTCTGGTTTTTGGTATAAAATTAATTACTGCCGCTAATGCCAAAATTGCAAATATTATTTTATCTTCATTTTTCATATTATAATACCTCGTCTAAGGACCATTTGATCTTTTGTGCAGGAAAACCGTCTACGCTACTCAATGCCCAAGTGCTTCCGACTTCTATGATATCCTCGGCAACTGATTGTCTCACCCAAAAAGAACCGTCTGGCTGATTAAATCTTTTCGGCCCACTGTTCCAAGGTCCCCAGCTATTTTGTATTAAAAATAATGTTTCATTGAAAATTTCTCTGGTATCGTCCATAGCTATCCAAGCCATTGCATGGGCCCAATTACCAGACCTTTGTGCTATTCCATTTTTATCTCTTTTTTCAGAAAAGCCTAAATTACTGCATGCAAAAATACCATAGCCATTAAATAAGGCATCTCTTGCTTCATCTATGCTCCTGATATTAGATGCGGTTTTTACCTGATTTTTCTTTGCTTCTTCTACTAGCGCTCTAGGTGTTCCGGATCGGCCCCAAGAAGCTGCCATTCTACCATTATAAACCGAAAGATCATGAGATCCATATTTTTTTCTTAATAAGATGCCACCGTCTTGCGTTAAGAATCTGACCGCTCTTTCGCATGTCATTCCTTGGCCCGTGTGTCCACGAACGCCATAAATGCCCTCCGTGGCAGAACGAACTATAAAAGACTCTTTATCGCCATTGATAATTTCGGTCGATCTTGTGGTATCTACGGCGTTTCTAGCGGCGTGACTTACACAATCCCCGGTGGTCTGTCTTTCATTAAATGCTTTTGGGTCAAATTTTAATAAATTTTTGAATAATAAAGCTGTTTTACCCTTGCCAGAGCCAGCTATGGACTGAGCCGCAAGTCCAAAGTAAGGATATTTAGACTCGGCCAATAATCTTTCTTGCCCCTCTTTATCACAAACAGAACCAATAAAACCATTTTTGTATGCGTTTAAAAGCTGAAGAGGGGTATTAAAGATCATATTAGTCTCCTATTTTATCCAGTATGGATTTCGCGGTATTTTTCCACGTAAATTTTTGAGAGGTATTAATGCCGGAATCATTATTTAAAAATCCTGCTGACTGTTTAATCTTGTGAACTTCTTTCATGTGATGTATTACGGCTTCTTTTTGTTTTTCTGTGATCTTAGCCCATAAGCCTTGACCATGAAACCAAATGCCATCTTGAGCTAATTCTAAGCTATCTATTTCGATTAGCCTAGCATTATTTTTATCACAAAATTCAGTATGGGCAGAATAATTTGTGGTTATAACTTGCTTTCCGCATGCTAGAACCTCTAATAATTCTAAATTCCAGCCTTCGGCCCTAGCTGGAAACACCCCGCAGTCAATTTGTCGCATTATATTATACACATTTTTTTGGGTGGCTTGTCTTGGTATAATCTTGATTTTATTTGATAAATGCGAGCTTTTGCATAAATTAACCCAAGATTCTCCCCTATCCATAAGGAAAGGATTATCGCACATAAGCCACAATTCTACGTTATCTTTTTGTGTAAATGCCCTGTTAAAGCATTCTATCAGAATATCATGACCCTTACGTTTTTCCCATTTTCCGCAGTTAAAAAAGATAGTTTCTGGCCTAGATATATTATTTAATCCATTAAATATAACATTATCTACGCCCAAAGGTATTACAGAGGTTGGCACACTAACATGCTGATGAACTATATCTTGAGCCCACTTACTAGTGGTAAAAATATGGTCGCAATGATTTAAGCTGGCGACTTCTTGCTGGGTAAAATGGGTTAATTCAAAAATGGGAAATCCTACGCGCCTTCCTTTTGTTATCCAAGTTGTTAGTTCGTGCTGGTGCCATATTTTAATTTCTGTATCTTTACTATTAATTTTTTTATTTATCCAAAATAAACTTTTGATATCCTCTGACAAATCTTTATCTGGGGAGCTTATAGGATACAAGCATACATCTGTTAGTAAGCTAAGCTCTTTCGAGATATGGTATCCAGTATAGCCATACCCGGTAGTATTTATTGGGGCTTGAATAATCATTTAACTTCCTCTTGTGCTTTTAAAAATTCTGGTATGTATTTTTTATCTTCTCCAAAAAAATGTACAGCCATGTCTATTTTAGTTTTTAGGACATTTTCGCCATTTTGTTTAATTAAATCAAAACTAGCCGCGATTTCTATAGGTGGATGTACTATAATTTTTGTTATATTAACAAAAGAATCATAAATACATTCATCGCATATAAATTCATATCTTTGTTTACCGTATATTTCTTCATGTTTCAGTAATAATTCTTTGATATGATTATCATCCCTTATGTCCAATCTGTAATCTTTGCAAAAGTTTTCTAGGCTATTTCTTACTCCTTCTGTCATTTTGATTAGTCCTGCGTTTGTATCATAAAGATATAGATCATTTAAATTCATAATCTTTTGTAAAAAATCTGTTTTTCTTTTAACGTGAAAAAAAGATATCTCATTTTCTCTATTCAATAAGTTATGCATTATGTGACAATCATTTTTCATTAACTCAAATATATTTTTTGATTTATCTAAAATTAAATCTAAATCTACCCACATAATTTCGTCATAATCTTTTGTAGTTAAAAAACCATAAACACTACATAAAGTCGCGGGGGCCCATATACATGGATAATAATGTCCATAAGATCTTATCTTGTTGTAAATAGTATTAAATGGGGTAGAGTTGTCGATTACTGATAGATCGCAATTAATGTATTCACAATATCTATCTAAATTATTAAGAGATCTTATTTGCCATCTAGACAGTCCTTTAAAATATGGAGTATATCCATTTGAGAAACATCCAGTAATTATAATTCTTTTTGTCATAATATATTCTTTAATTTAGTAATAAAATCATATACAAAGTATTCTCCTGTCAAAAAATACTTATCCATGTTTTTTATATATTCATGTGCTTCTATTATTTTGTTTATATTTAATAAATCTTCCGGGCCATTGTAATATAGAGGATAATCATTCCCTAAATATTCAACGGTCGCATCGAGTTTATTGGTTAAAATAGGTGTGTTTCTTATCATTGGCTCTATTATACCATTATTAGCCGAAGTAGCCCAAAGGCAAGCATATACTAATGTTTTACTTAGATGTTCGTCATACTGATTATTTTCAAGTCGGCTAGGGGCATGTACCTCGTAATCTTTTCCGGTAAAACAGCTTAACCTATTCCATATCTTATTGTATTCCTCAACAAAGCCCGGCAGACAATATGTTTCGTAATTAAGGTTATTATTTTTTATAAAGCTACATATATTGCTAAATTCTTCAAAGTTTCTTAACCAATATCCCAATTGCGAAATAGATGGAGACTTTAAAAATTCAAAGGGGCTCCAAGTTTTGTGCACTTTTTCAGTTGGATGCTTTACAGAAAATGTCGGAATTTTAAGTCCCCATATTTTTAACAAATTATTTACATCTTTTAATAAAGAATTAGATAAGGTTATCAGACATAAACATTTTTCTAAAGATTTATAAAAGTTGGGCTGACTAAATAAAAAATGCAATGAATTTTTTTTATCAAACTCGGGCTTATCATGAACTGGCACATGAATAATTCCAATCCAAGGAAAATTATAATAAGAGTTATCCGTTTTCCTGCCCCATATAAACTTTCTTTCTACAAAATCATCTAAAAATATTCCATTATTAGAATGGAATGGTTTTAAACAATTTATAACATAGCTCCAGCCAGACCTGTGCATGCTAAAGCCTTCGCATTTAGATAAGTTTAGTCTCATCCTATCTTTTCGCCTATAAAAGATTCATAACATCCAGCATCATATATCCATTTAAAAAAATTAATTCTTTTTTTGTAATCTTCGTCTTTAAATTTACAGCCAAACAAAAGCATGTCTGGATTATCGCTCCATTTTTCTTGATTAAAATAGCCCAAATCATAAAACCATTTTGAAAAAAATTTATCATCAAAGTCTGATAGCGGTATGTACTCAAATATATTTAATCTTCTAGACCAAATTAATTGATTATTTTTATTTATTAAAGATGGTGCCATTGCAGACATTGTTCTTGGCGTTAACACCGGCTTAAATCCACCATTAGAATTATAGTAATAACCATTAAAAATACAGCCATAAATTAGAGGCTGGTGAATTTCATCAGTTAGCTCCATTAATGAATTTTTATTCCATTCTCCCCCAATCTTTCTGGCATGATATATGCTAGCTAATTCATTATTAAACTCACTACTTTTTGTATTGTTGTAAACACACGAATGATCGCCCAAAAACCCATAGGCCGACCTATATAAATTATTCAAAGACATAACTCTTGCTAAATAATCGTCTGGTATAAGATTGTTTTCGCATAAAAATCCTACCAATAAAGATTTGGTTGAAGATGGAACTTCATTTAAATCTAGTTTTTTAATGTTTATCTTTACCCCAAGCTCCTTAGCCTGATTTTCAAGAGATTCTGAGCATGGTCTATAGGCAATACCTCGGTCGTCTTTGCTTGATGTAGAAAAAATACCGGGCACTTTTGTTTCATTATTTATTATAAAAAAGTCTATCATACTAGCTTCCAAGAGTTTCCATAGTTTTTAATGGTTAAATTTTTGTTTAAAGCAAATTCGTCTACGGCCTGCTTAACGCTTTCCCATCCGTAGTCGTGACCAGCAATAGTTCCGCTAACTTTAATCTTTGTAAACCAGATATTTAAGTCTTGCTTTACAGATTCATAGTCGTGGGACGCATCGATATAAACAAAGTCTATTGTTTTATCTTCAAAAAATCCTGCCGAATGCTCTGATGGCTGTGGAATAATATAAAAATAATTATGATATTCTTTTGTATTTTCTAGAAAAATTTTAAAAAGATTTTTTATGGTTGGATCGTCTTGATGCTCCCAAGAACCTTTAAAGTGATCAACGGCTACAAATTTTATTTTCTTATTATGTTTTTCAATAATCTCACACATCGCAACGGTACTTCGTCCTTTAAAACATCCAATTTCTACAAATATTGATGAATCATTTGCAGAGGCCACTATTTCTTCATAAAGATTAACATCGTTATGGTCAAACCAGCCCTCGATTGATTCGTATTTCATATTGTCTCCCATATTTATAAAAATTCCTCCATCATATTATATACAACGGAGGAATAAAATGTATAGCTATATATAAAAAATACTAATCTTCTACTGGCGCATTAGATCGCCATTGCCTACAGCTCCAGTACCGCGCTTTCCATTTTGGCCCCGGGCTTGTATCACACTTATGCCTTGCTCTAAACGATTTTCTGCGTTCTGGATCATCTCTCTTAATAGATAAATTTTTATCGCCAAATCTTACAACTACAACGTTGCCGCTTTCATTCTTAGTGTATACGGCAAACTTCTTTGGGCCCTTCGGAGTACGGAATGGTTTATTTAAAGTTACTTTACGGCCCTGATATTCGGCTGAATAAGACTCTTCTGGGCTTTCTGTCTCATCTTCTTCATCGGTTTCTGGCTTGTAATATGAAACAAAGTCAAAGATATTTTGAATGTAGATTTCTGCCTTGGAAACCATATCAGTTGTCCATTCTTCAAGCTCTATATCCATCATTTCCATTTTTTGCACAACCATCATTAGCTGATCGTGCATCTTTTTGATTTGCTCCTTGGCCATATCTGAACCAGACTGAGCCTTCTTCCAAGCCTCTGGGTCTGGACGATCTTTGTCGCCCGGCTTAGCTGGCTTGTACTTTTTGCCCATTCTTTCTTTTTTCTTACGAATATTTTCCCAAAGACTAGCGACTGATACTTCTTCGGTTTTTTCGCCAAAATCCTCATATTCACTATCTTCCGGAATATAAAGATTTGCTTCAGTAAGTTCTTCCTCAAACCCCAATTCAATATCTTCTAAATGTTTTTGGCAGCAATGGGCAAAGTCTGCTTTTTCTAAAAGGCTTTCTTCTGATCCTTCTGCTTTATCTTTATTTCTAAAAGTTGATAGACACATGGCCACTTTTTGCTCATTTGGACGATCTTCATTCGCCAAAAAGGTCATGCACCTGCTCATATACTCTGGTTCTTTTTCATTTTTTTTAGGGCTTGGTAATGGCATATAAGTCTTCCTCTACATCTAATTCTAAGGGTTTTGTTTGTATAAAATCACAATCAGGACATTTAAAAAGAAAAAGCCTACCATCTATAGTATCAAAAATATCATAGATTTTGCAATTGTTTTCTTCTTTATATTGTTTACACACTTCACAATAAAAACCATAACACATCCTATAGCTCCTTAATACAATCTATTAACATAGCGCCCGGGTCTGTATACTTACTTCTTTTTGCGAGTTTGATGACTACCTTTTTAGCATCTTCTTTTTTATATTTAATTTTTACTAAACCATCTAAAACATCCTGCATAACTTTTTTATCAGTCAAGAATTGTACTGACTGCTTTTGGATCTTTTTAGCTTTTTTCTGTGGCTCTAAGACATTTTTTGTGACCCAAGTTCTGGCTGAGCTATTTCCTTGCATTGCCTGCGAAATCGCTGTCTGCTTGATTGATTCGTAGATATCTTGTTCATAGTAAGTATTATCTTCGGCGGTAGAATATAAAGATCTAACTATTTCCATGAAAAAATGAATAAACAAAGGTAGTAACATAAGTAAAACTAATAATACTACAAAGTTGTTATCGTAAGTGTTAGTGTGTTCCATATTACCTCAAAAAATAAGGGGCGATTTCTCACCCCTTATTATACTATGTCAAGAAAGAAAGTCAAATCTTTTTTAGACGCCTGTTCTTAAAACTACAAGATATAGCATTTACAGATTCGTCTGTATTGGTAGGATCAATTTCAAATACGCTAAATAATGCTGAATTTGTCCTACGTTCAATAAGCCGGGCATATCTAGTCCAATCCTTAAATTTGTATTTTACTACAACATCTTCATCAAAATCATCATCTAGCTCAATTTCGATAATCTCTCCGATAAGATGTTTTGGATTTTTGATTGGCTTTAAAGGATTCGTAATTTTCTCCGCTTCTTTGCTTAAAAAGTAAGATTCTCTTTCTAATTTCCGATTCTGAATCCTCTTGGCCCGAATCTTTTTCATTTGGGCTTCTACTCTCTTGGCTCGCTCCATTATGCCTTGATACTCCTGCGTTCTAGGGCTCGTCTAGCAAGCCTACGTGCATCCTCAACACCCTTGTCTCGCAACAATCCTCGTACCAATCCTCCGTGTGCAGTATTCTTATAGACGGCATAAAGCTGTCTACCACTAACTGCCCCGTTGGCAAATTGCCTAAGAAGATTTACCTGAGTATTGTTGCCAGTCAAATCGTTCCAGTTCATAACATATCCCCTTTCAAAGAAACAAAAAAACACAGTATGGCGTGTTGGAATCGAACCAACCTATGAGCGCCTTATAAGAGCGCCGGATGCTACCAGCTTACCTTACACCACATGTTCTACTTATATTTTAACATCTTCTTGAAGAAAGTCAATACCTTTTCCCAAAAACTTTCAGGTTTTTCTTCTTGTTTTATATTTTTTACAAAATTATTATATGATGAATGATGTTTCTGAAAGCTCTTTTGGGCTTCCATAAACTGACTATCGCTCATGCCGGAATCTTTCATAGTTTAACTAGCTCCGGGTTTTGAAAAATGTTTCCAACTACAATAAAGCCTTTGTTATTAAAAGTTACGATATTACAGTCGTTATGTCCCCAATAAAGAGCGAGTCCACCAGCTTTCCACTTTACTTCACACTGAATCCAATGTACCCTTTCCTCGTTGATACTAAACCCTCCACCGGACTTATATGGATATAAAACAATATCGCCTTCATAAATATCTTTTCCATCACGATCTTTAAGGCCGGTATATTGCTGAATAACAATGTCTTTCATTTGACAGTTTAAATTACTATGATTTTTTGTTTCTCTGTCATAAATATAAACTTCACACCCTTCTCCAAAATCTTTTAAAGAAAGAATCGGGTCTTCTTCGGCCCAAGGGTCTAGCCAGCGGTTTTCTTTTTTGTGCCAGATTCTAAATTTAAATTCTCTCATTTATTATAACCTTTCCTTTGACCCAGTATTTTCCGTCATTATCATAGTACATGATATAAAATATATCATCAGAATCTGGCTTTAAAGCTATTCTAGTTTTATCTGAAGAACTATTCATTTTTGGATATGCCTTATCTAAAAACTCATACATTTCCATTAATGAATTTATTCCTTGATGGCATCCATCATCTTTACTGCGTCGATCAAAAATGCTATATTTATAACCCTGTTTTGCATATTCTTTTGCAATCGTTTCTGTCCAATGTTCATATAATATCATCTAAATCCCAAGCCTCTATAGTCTTTAATATTTTTTTACCCATAGCAATTCCTAGTTTATTGGGCTCAAATCTTGCTATTACAACATGATCTTTTCCAAGTAAATGCGGGTCTAATTTTGTTAATTTTTTAACTTCTTTACGGCTTCCTTTTAACAGCATTAATTTTTTGCCATTAAATGTAGTACATCCATAATATTTTGCTAATACGAGGCAAAAGTTTTTTAAAGGAGATTCAGTAATAGACTCAATAACAAACTTATATGGATCTGGATTGGGCGACTGAGTATTTGTAGCTGTATCACTAAATATTTTAATTCCCATCTTAATATCCCCACGCCTCTAGCGTGTATTTAAATGGATTGCCCTCGATATTCTTAACGCACTCTAGCATTTTAGCAGCAATTTCGCGGATTTCAAGTTGTGCCGCCTCATCCATGCGTAATTTTAGAAAATTTTCAAAACACGACATATTAGACATAATGCTTAGGGTTATTTGAGAGTTGTAAGTTTTAAAATATCTTGCCGACTCTTTGGCTCGCTTGCGACCAAGAACTGGCGTTAAATCTTCAAGGCATTTATGATACAAGCTATTGCCTAAAGCTGTATAGTCATTTAGTATATCTTCCCAAGTGTCATTTGTATAGTCATAACTAAAATCTCCAGAATATAAAGTATCTGGAAGTGAAGATGGTTTAATACTCCCCCAATCTTCCGGCAAATAATACTTATCTTCTTTCAACTCTTTATATCTTGCGCTTTCGCCGTTTACATTAAGTAGCCTGTGTTTTACGATATGAATGTGACTTGCCACGCAGCAAGTAATATTAAATTCTACTATGCCTCTCTCAAAAGGGGTCTTATGGGGCTTGCCAGTTCCGTTATTCCAAAGTTTATTAACAAGCAAATCACGAATTTGCCCATCTGTTTTTTTATCAACATCGGCTTGTGTAGAAGTCCATGCTGCTCTAGCTATAGCTCTATCGCCGCCATACCACCCAATTAATTCTACGCTATTATTCATTATCGCTCCATTGTTTTTCTTTTAATACAACAATTATTAAATTTTTGACACACTGATCAAAATCGCCCGTTGGATTTTTCCAATTTTCAAGCACATGATTCAAAACTTTTTTATCTAGTTTTTGAGATTCGGCATCTCTATCATATGAGCCCGTATTAGTCATATGTACATCTAAGGCACAGTCTAATATAGATCGCCCGTCTAAAGCTTTTTCAACCCACTGTGGTCTATACATCGTAATACCCATTCAAAAAATAATCTTCTACTTTATTTTTATATAAATTTATTTGAATATTAGCTTCATGAAACATTTTTGTAGAAATTACAAACTCGTCATACCATCTTGTCTCTGGGACATAATAGGATACCACTCTTTTTATGCCAGCCTGAATAATCATACCAGCACAAACAGGACACGGCATAAATGGATAAGTATAAATTGTACAATCTTTCAGAGATTGCTTAGCAAATAATAAACTATTTCTTTCTGCATGTACAATATATTTGTACTTAATATCTCGGTTATTAAGTTTTTCAGGATCATCTTCAACCCCGCGAGGAAATCCGTTATATCCTAAAGATACAACAGTCCTATCGCTATCTATAATAACAGCCCCGACCTTAGTTGACGGATCTTTTGAGGCAGTTGAGACATATTCTGCCATGCCTAAGAACCATTTGTCCCACTTATAATCCATAGTAAATTTCCATTGCTAATTAAATTTCCAGTCCTGTCTTCAATACATGAACCATTACTAAAAAAAGTATTAATCCCAGCCAACTGTAGCATACCAGAATTTAGTACATGTGAAGAGTTATGAATGTGTCCAAATAGGTGTAACTGTGGTCTAATTTGGCCTATTCTTTTTAATAAATTTTTACATCCAGCCCTCTCTAATTCCATATGCATGGTCAAGTCCAATATTCCCATTGGTGGCCCGTGTGTAATTATAATATCTGTATCATCAGGAATCAAGTCCCAATATTTATGAATTTTTGCTCTATCTACATTCCATGCCCAGTCTTTTCCAAATGTTGGTGTTTGTGGCGCTCCGTAAAATTTCACGCCATCAATTATAGCTTCTTGGTTCTCTAAATAAATAATTCCACTCGGTATTTGCTCGGGGAGAATTCTTTTATGAAAAATAGAAACATCATGATTGCCCGGCACCAAAATCTTATATTGAATATTTAGTGCCGAAAACCAATCCAGAAAAGACATAGTTTCATTATAGTTAATGTCTATGTTTCTAGAATTTGAAAAATCGCCCGAATGAACAACAGCATCTACCTCATGTGGAATTTTTAACTCCCCATGTTTACAATGCGTATCGCTAATATGCCAAATTTTCATTTTATAATCTTTTTAATACTAAAAATATGACCCATTCTGCCCGGCCATGTAGATACTCTAAACTCTTTTTCTGAATTTGGAAGGACATTTTTTCTTATTTCAAATTTCTTATCTTTAAACCAAGTATTACCACCCGATACAACCCCTATAACTTCTTTTTTACTATTTAAAACTGGGGAGCCTGATTCGCCAGATACGAAAAATACATCTGCAAAAATCTCGTTTTCATCCATCGCAGAAACTTTGGTTCTTCTTATTCCTCTCGGAGAACATATAAAAATTTCTTCTTCTTCCTGTATTGTTTCTCCTAAAGAAATAGGGCTAATTTTATTGGGTGTCCATGATTTTAAAATAGCTACATCGGCTTTTTCATCTTTAGACACTAATGTAGAATTTGATACTGGTTGTCCATTTGTATATAATATGCTGTATGTTGAGCTACCTTCAACAACATGAGCAGCAGTCAATATAAGTGATCTATAGCCCTCGCCCAAAGCATGGGGTGCATCTTCAAGCTTTTTAATTACTACCCCAGTTCCTTGCGCAACTCCCCCGCCCGGCATGTTAACACTAATTGTAACAAGAGATTCTTCTTGTGCAATTAAATTAAAAGCAAAAAGACTAAAAAATAAAAATAGAATATACTTCATAATACATTTCCTTAAATAAGAATATCTTTAATTAATTTTCCATTATCAACAATTTCGATAGGTCTCGGGCCCGGGGCCAATAATTCTTTTTCTCCAACAATTCCTAATAAATGATACATCGTGTAAGCTAAATCTTCTGGGCTTGTTGGATTCATATCAGGGTCAGATGCAGTAGGATCAGAAGAGCCATAAACCATTCCCTGCTTTATTCCGCCACCAGCAAGTAATACGCTAAAAACTTTTGGCCAATGATCGCGTCCAGCATCTTTGTTTACTTTTGGCGTTCTACCAAATTCGCTGGAGACCATTATCAATGTTTTACCTAGCATACCACGCTCCTCTAAATCTAATAGTAGAGTCGAAATAGCTTTATCTAAAGGAGGAAGTTGATTATTCATTCCGCCGGAGATGCCTGTGTGCATATCCCAGCCACCATATGTAACAGTCACCATTCTTACGCCAGCTTCAACTAGTCTTCTAGCTATTAGAAGTCTTTGACCCGCTTCATTTTTGCCATATCTTTCTTTAGTTTGATCATTTTCTAATTCTAGATTAAAAGCATCTCTTGCTTGAGCAGAACTAATTAAATTATAAGCCTGTTCATAAAATTTGTCCATAGCCACGATTTTATCTGAATTGTGTTTAGATGAAAATTCTTTATTTAATAAATCAAGAGCCTCTCTTTTTTTGTTGAATCTATTAACTTCGTCTTGAGAATTTAAATCTAAAACTTTAAAATCCTTGCTTGCAGGATCGGAATTTAAGCTAAATGGCTTATAAGAAGAGCTTAGATATCCATTATTAGCAAACTCATTTGGAGTATTTGGTACACAAACATATGGAGGCAAATTGTTTCTTGAGCCATATTCGTGACTAATTACACTTCCGAAACTAGGATATGATAAAGCCGGGCTTGGCTTATACCCAGTAAACATATTATGGGTGCCTCGCTCATGAGCGGCTTCGCCGTGAGTCATTGACCTAATAAGAGTAAATTTGTCAGAAATATTAGCTAGCTGTGGCAATCGGCTTGAGAGTATATCGCCCGTTTTTGTTTTAATAACATTAACATCGCCCCTGTATTCTATTGGAGCAAATGGCTTAGGGTCAAAAGATTCTTGATGAGCTATTCCGCCCGGCAAAAAGATATGAATTACGCTTTCGGCTTTAGCTGGAATAAAATCATATTTTTGTTGCTCTGATTTTAAATATAGTGCCTGAGCTAGATTAATACCGAAAAAACTACCAATCTGTAGAAAATTTCTTCTATACATAAAAGTCCTAATTAAAAGAGCTGTCTGCGGCTAATTCGCCCTTAATATCTTGGGCAAAACAAACTAATTATACTATAATAAATACACTAATCAACTAATTCTGTGATTATTTTGCCACTATTTGCTATTTTCATAGGTCTTCCATCATTGGAAGTAAAATTTGTTTCTAGAGAAATATCAAGCGATTTAAGAACTGTCGCCATTATATCTTGGGCAGAATAGGGTTCAGTGGCTACCGATGTTCCATCTTCGTTTGTAGAGCCGATTACTTGTCCGCCCTTAACTCCGCCGCCACCAAGCACTACGCTCCAAGCTTTTGCATAGTGATCGCGTCCGGCATCGGTGTTAATGTTTGGAGTACGCCCAAACTCGCCCATCCACAAGATTGTGGTGTCTTGATAAAGACCACGTTGATTTAAATCTTCTATTAAAGCACTCATGGCCTGATCCATGATTGGTAGCTTTTCTTCTAGTGTATTAAAAATATCCGCATGATTATCCCAGCCACCAAAATCTACCTCGATAAAAGGAGTACCGACTTCAACCAGACGGCGGGCCATCAAGCATCCTCGCCCAAAAGAATTATCGCCATATCTCTGTTTAATTTTTTCTGGCTCTTTATCTATTTTGAATAGATTCATTTGATCGCTGGCAACAACTTTAACGGCACGGCCTAAAGTCTTTGAATGATCTTGAGGAAGAGAGCCTCTATTTTCTTTTATAAATCCTTTTTCTATAACCTCCAAAGCCCTTAGTCTCTGGATCATCCTTAATTCATCTACATTAAATTTTAAATCTCTAATATTTCCATTTGAACCAACTACAAATGGAGAATAGCTAGCTCCTAAAAATCCCGGGCCAATACTGGCTCCTCCAATAGAAACAAATTGCGGTATTTCTAGTGCTGGATTATTTAACTGATTAGAAATTACAGAGCCATAACTTGGATGCTCCATAGTTGGAGAAGGTGCATATCCAGTATGTAAATAATATCTGCCCCTTGTATGGTCGGCTTCTCTGGTGCTCATGCTTCTAACTATGCTTAGATTATGCATCTGTTTTGATAGAAGGGGCAAATGTTCGCAGATTTGAATGCCATCTGCCGATGTTGAAATAGGTTTAAACTTTCCTCCAGTCGGAGCATTTGGCTTCAAGTCCCATATGTCGATAGTGCTAGGCCCACCATTCATCCAAAGCAAAATACATGATTTATTTTTTTTCTTTATTTCATCCGCTTTTGCAAAAAGTCCAGAACCAACAAAACCAGAAGCCAAAATTAAATTATTTACAAATTCTCTTCTATTCATTTTTATTACCCTTGTTTTTTGTAGCATAACCCTTTTCGACCATAACATTTGATACATCGTCTAAAGAGCCATCTCCATCAACATCTTTATAAATATATCCTAGTACTCTAGACATATTAACAGAATTTGAAATATTTCCATCAAAAGGCACTCTTACATGCACTTCATCATTTGGTTTTAATATTTTTTGTAAATATTCTTTCGATTCTAATCCTCTGGCTTTTTCTTGCTGGTTTTTTGTTTTTATTTCAGGCGCCCAACAATCTACCATTCTTATATTTGCTCGGATTTTAAATTCTACTGTTACAGTATCTCCATCATAAACAGAAATTATTTTAGCCGGGGCATCAATAAATGTTTCTGTCTTAGAATAAGCTAATGTAAACCTTGTAGCTACTACAAATAGCATAAACATAGCGCAATAACTAGAAATAATATTTAAGATTTGAGCAGCTACAAGTTTATATTTCATATTTATTCCTCTTGAAAGATATCCGAGTTTGCCCGGGTCATTAGGGCTATAATATTTTGTCCGCTAGAAGTTTCCGATATAAAATGCACAGAGCCATCACATCTTAGGCTCATTATACCACCATTATGAAAACTGTAAAGCTCACTATCGTTTGTACAATTCATGTTGCACTGTCCTACTATAGTAACAGCACCACTAGAAGAAGTGCCATTTTGTACGCCAATTTCGTTAGAACCATCTAAACTAAATCCATTGTTAATATCGGCCCAGCCCCATCCATCTCCAACAAAAGGCGTATTAAAAACTAAACCAGATTTTGGATTCTGTGATATTCTACTGCCTCTTCCATAGAAACTTGGTCTTCCGGAGCCCTCTGCCACAATTACTGTTTGGCTTGTTCCATCTAGAATCTGGCTCATTTTAACGCCTTGAGGCCCTCTTGCAAGAGCACCAAAGACTTCTCTGGTATTTATTGATGGAAGCCCATTAGACACAAAGAATGAGTTTCTAACAGCATTCACGGAACCATAATCGCTATAACCAAAAACCGGCTGACCATAAGTAATTCCTAAAGCAACATATAGGCTTTGAAAAGGAACTTCTCTGGTCGCTGGTGCTGTTGGGCACAAATATGTAGGGATAGACTTAGTTGTAATTGGGGTATTTAAAGAATCAAACCAATTTACGCCATGATAATAATTGTTATATGCAGATGTTTGTTCAATAAAAGGAAGAACCATTTTTTGCCAAGATTGCTGAAAAACCGGAGGCGAAACACTAATCCGGCTTGGCGGAAATAGTTTATATGTACTTTCGTAATTCAATAAAGCTAATCCAATTTGCTTTAAGTTGTTGGAACATTGCATTCTGCGGGCTGCTTCTCTGGCTGCTTGAACTGCCGGAAGCAATAATCCCACTAAAACGCCAATAATTGCAATAACAACTAGAAGTTCAATCAATGTAAAACCATTCTTTTTTTTCATTTTTTTTCTCCATATAAAAATAGTAAAGCGATATCTATAATTACACTTTACAAATCATATGTTAAGAACTTAACCAAATCTTAACTTACTATCTTTATATGATCTTTAATCCAGTAAACAATGTCTATCACTTGCCAACAACCAAGAAATACTAATATGATTAAAATAATGCAAATTAAATTTGCAATACAAAAATTGAAACATTCTTTGTCGGAGCACGATTTCATATAAAAAAATCCAATAATAATAAGGATAAAACCAAAGATGCTAAACAGAGAGCATAAGCTACAAGTTGATTTGTATTTAGATTCATGCTATTTTCTTTAAAGGGCTGGGCGGGATTTTACCCGCGAGTCTAGGCTTGTCACCCTGTCTAATACCGACTTCCAGCCAAATAGGTCTGCCCAGAATTGAACTGAGACCAAATCCTTAGAAGAGATTTGTGCTATCCTTTACACCACAGACCCGAAGTGGAGGTAATGGCATTGAGCCATGTCCAGTATAAAAATCAAAATAAGTATCTACATTGATAGTAACTTGTTTTTGCACAAATTACAAAGCTACCAGAATTATCTGGGTCAAGTTAATTATAACTATTGATTCCTTATTGTCAAGTAGAATCACACTTTATCCGATTATCGGAGTCATCACAATTTGGTAAAAAGGTTTGTGCAACCCCCGCTGCTAAGCAGCTAAAGCGAAAGTTTCGCCAGTTATCATATTAATCGATTTTTAAACTAGCCACTCGATTAACTAGTCAATGCAACCTAAATCTATTTTACCTGTCGATACTTTTACCCCCATATTCTTCCGACTAAAACTATCGCTAGCATACCAATAAAGTATACAAATATCATTGATTCAATAATAAAACAAAATACTGATAAAAGTCTATTCATGTTATACACCAATTTGGAGGATTTCTTTTTGTCCACTGAAACATGTTCTTGCCATTTTTATCGGTCTTCTTGTCTGATAAATAATAGGCCCGGTATGCTGCGACTGCATCTTTATGCTTGTACTGTTCTGGCATAGCCTGAGCAAAAGGAGTTAGTTCATCACTAACCACTGGAGCATTATTAAAACACCAAACTAAAAAAGAATAACAAAAATGATCTTTATCAAATCTAAACTTGCGTTCGTTGTATAAAGAAAAAGTATGAAGTAAAAGCCATTCGAAATTTTTGGCTGACTCTAAAACCCATTTAGAGCAAGGATGATGTAGATAAGAATGTTTGCGAGGGGTGCCATTTGCAGTTAAAGGCGCTTCTTTTAATTTATCTAGCGAGAAGCGATTAGCAAGCATTTGGCACCCTTCGACAACCATTTTGTTAACATGAATATCTATGAGAGACTGTGCCGCAACTTCTGGATCATAATCTACAACAAAGATGTTCATATTTTATTCCTTATTCTGCATTATCGCAATAACAATAATTACCACTTCGGATTAATAAATCCTTCATAATAATCATCATCATCATCATCATCATCATCATCATCATCATCATCGCGTTCATAGACTTGGCTGTAGTCATACTCTTCGTCATCATACTCTTCGTCATAGTATGTGTCAACTACAGCACTATTAAATTCTACCTCAAAAACACCTACTACTTCATATTTACAGCACCGAACCTTTTGCTCGTTGCAATCCAAAGGAACACTGACGACATCGGCTGGGTCTACTTTACAAATAATAGTCTTATCATTGTCAGAACCAAAACCTTTGACGTATTCAATTGTACCTACGTGAAGACCATAAGAACAACCAATATTACAGTTATCATCGACTTGACGACGAGCTACTTCGGGAGTTGCCCCCACCGAATTATCAAAAGTCTGGGTTCGCTTGTCCTTAAAGTCATGAGTTACTGCCTTGTAAGCTAAAAAATAACCGTCCGGAGTAATGGGCAGATGCTTATGCTCCAAGAAATTATAAAGCTCATTAATGGCCCGGTAAGAAGGATTCTTGTATAAACGCTCTAGAAAACGTAACATCGGCTTATGGTCGAATCCCTCTTTAATCATATTTAGAATACGCTCAGTAATAACCTGATTAACTTCTTCTTTTGCTCCATTTTCTGGATGATAAAAGACAATGCCGTTAGAGATAACAAAATTTCCATCGGCCCATTCATTAATAGTTTTAGCTTTATCTAAAATGCTAATCATCTTTTTTGCGTCATTGTTTTTGACACATTCAACAAGCTCATCATAGTTTTCGTGGCTTGGGTTGAATTGATAAGTTTTAGAATCAACAACTACGGTCCAACAATTTTTTCCATCTTTAATGTAACTTAGCATAACACTCTCCAAAAATTTAAACTACAAACACCACGAATACATTATAACAATACTACTAGAGATATCAAGATGCAAACTGAATATATTTTGCTAATTCTGAAATTATTTTATCAGAACAGCAACTACCATCATTAACAAATGTCAACAATGGATACTTTTCTAGAATTTTTTCTTCTAAAGTATCAATAGGATTTGTCGTAACAGTGACATTTGTATCATACAATTCAATAAACTTAATAGCATCTTTATTAACAGTTTTGCATAGCTCAACACTTTTAACAAAATCTTTAAACTCTGTAAAAGCATCAGGTAATACATTAGCAAGCCTACAGATTAGCCCGCTTCTTTCAGAAGAATTTTGGTCTCGTATAGGGTTTGCTTTCTTCAAATCTTCAATCATGCTTTTTAGATACTGATCAAGGCTAATCCAGCTTTTGTCGTTCAAGAATTCTTTTGAGTGTGCGAACTTAGATTTTATTCCAAATAGTTCAGTACCACTCATAAAGCTACTTGTCATTAATTTTCTTAATCTATAAAAATTATTGTTAAATTGTCCACTGCTAACAATATCATTATTAAAAATTTCTACATAAATCTTTTGTTTAGCAGGAATACTTGTTGCACTGCATTCAATCCAAGCTGTTTTTTTGATTGAAGAGTTATTATATCTATAAACATATCCTTTCTTTACAGTCGCAGTAGTATTACTGCGTTCTACTTTTGGTAAAGATGATGGATCACTAATAAACTGTGGCTCAATTCCTGCCTCCTTGATCTGATCTTCTGTAAAAACAGCAACTCTAGAATTAGTATCACGAACAAGATTTTTAATACGAGCAGAACAACCTTTAACATATTTAAATAGTTGCGAGTTTAAATTCAGGTGTGATGTATTAGTAGTCTGATAACTAGATACACGACCTCTCGACGACTCATAAATTGTAAAAGAAGTCTTTGTATTCTTGAGAGAATATTTATCAGAAAGTTTGTCAATATAGGCATGACCAAACATGTACCTAATACAATAGCCCTTTAGAATATTTTGTAATGCTAAAGCCTTCTCAAAATTTGTTGTTTTTGATTCAATGATATCTTCTACGTAAGATTTCATATTGTTTTTAATTAGTGCAATTTTTTCTTTAAGAGCGGCAATAGTCTTCTTGTCCATAGACAAATTTTCTCGCCCGGGATCAAAACTAAGCTCTCCAATATTAAAGTAAAGATTAAAATCAATATCTAATCCTTCGCAATACTGGTGAGGAATAGTGTATGCAACATTTCCCATGACTGCATGCTGATAACCACTAATGAAGTTTGCTTTAAACTCCGGCGTATCAATAGTATATTTCTTTTTATTATTTAATTTTTCTACTACGCTTGGAATATTGATATTAGGTAGTTTATTAAAAAAAGAATAAACATATTCCGCTTCTTCGCGGAAACTATCTATAGAGTTATTCTCAACATCTACGCTAATATTTAATCCGTTTGGTTCGTCCGTAGCTACTTCAGAAAGTAGGGCGATCTGAGGCTCACCATCTTCAGACTTATAGCAGCTATAGCTACGCTTAAAACCATTGTGATAGCTAACAACAGTAAAACTATCAACTAAGCAAAAAGGAGATTTAGACCCAAGACCTAATGCTCCAATATAATCATTGGAATTAGTCTTTGTGCTATAGAAATATGTAGTAAATACTTCTCTGATATCTTGGTCAGACAGACCGATACCATAATCACGCACCGAGAACCAAGGTTCAATATGGGTAGGAAGATGAACATCGAATAGAGCATCATTGCCCGCTGCAATATGTGCATCGTGTGCGTTGCAGCTAATCTCACGAATAACGGCCCGGATTTTATGGGTATAAATATTTGAACTAAGAATTTCGAAAGCCTTAGAGCTTGCCTGAATTTTAAAACCGCTGTTCTTGATAGAACCAGACACAATAACATCGCTCTTTGAATCGCCAATAATCATTTCTTTTACCTCAATAAGTCAAAAGTAAATACAACAACAATAGTATAACTAGAAAGTTTCAGAAGTCAAGATGTCAAAAGCTTGTAAAAATTCTTCTTTTGCGTTTTTTGAAAAAAATAACTTTTCAGAAGATTTTGTTCCCCACAAAACTTTTTTCTCAACTTTGAGAATCTTTCTGTCGTACTTCTTGATTATAGCATTATGTACTTGGAAGTCAAGGTTAAATTTTTTTTCTATTACAGAATTCATTCTAGATTCTATATCCAAGTATTCTTTCAGGTGTTTTTTTAGAGGAGATACAATATCACCTAAATAAGCCTCGCTAGCATCATGCATTAACAGTGCAAACAATACATCCCTGCCCGATATTCCATCAAACATAGCCATTTGAACCATGCCCAAGCTATGCTCTGCCACGCTATAGTCTTGCGGTGACTGAGCCCCAAAACGAGAAACTCTACTTAATCCATGAGCAATAGTTTGAATAGAAATCATTTCTTCAACAGGATTAATCAAATCAATTTTACTACCATCGCACAAAGTAATACAGCTTTCGTTCATTTTGCACCTAAATATTCATGAGAGTAACAAGTTCTAACGGCATCTATTTCTTTTCTTTTATCTTCTTTTCTAATTTTATCACCTTTTGGAATATATAAATAATCCTTTCTGGCTCGGCCATTTTTGCTAGTAGCTTTCCATAGTGGCGATCTATTTCTATACTCGCCCATTCTGGGGTGCGCGGTTTTAGAAAAATATCTATGTCCGCTATCAGTAAAAAGCTTTGCTATAAAATCAGAAAATCTAACGCCTATACCAAGCCCCTGATAATCTGGCAATACTACTGTTCTATGTTCTCTCCAAGCATTTTTAACCGTACCACTAGGATAAGCTAAAGCAGAACCAAAAGCAATAGGTTTAGTGTCATATAATCCCAAAAAACACCGGGCAGATTTATTTATTTTATCGTCTAAATAATGATGGTGCCTAAAAACTTCCCACCACTCGGTTGTGCAAGAGTAGATTTCGAGTTGTATTTCTGGTCTACTCCGAAGAGACCTCCTTGAAGTCAAAACTCCTGTTTGTGTGTCAAAAATCCAGTCTGGTTGTAGCCATTCAATAATATCGTAATGACAGGTAGAAAAAACTACACCTGAAATATTATTTTGTCTAATATATCTTTGTGTGGCATGACAACTACTTTTGGCCACAGTACGATCAATAACACTGGTAAATTCATCTATTGATACATTGCTATCTAAAATTCTAGCAAGTCTTGCCCGGAATTGTTCTCCATTACTTAATACGTGAAAGGGTCTGCACCATGAAGGAACACTATTTAAACCAACAGCAGACAGTTTTTGTTGCTCTACTTGGCTAACAATAGCAAGTTCCGGATTCCAATCGGGATCATTTGTGATGCCATAATAATGTTTTAATAGAGAGGTTTTACCGCTTCCGCTTGACCCTACAATGAGACCTATTGCCCAAGAATTATCTCTTTTAGGAGCATTAAAATCTGGCAGTTCAAATACGCTATTGCCGTTAAAATTATAATCAAATGGTTGAATAGCATTTATTAAATTTTCGTCTAGTTTAACAGAGGTATATAGTTTCATGATTATGTTTCGTCAAAAATTCCAACCAAAGATATTCCCAGATTTGATTTCTGGTTTCTGTTCTTATTTGCCCCATGATTTTTGTAGAGACCTGTTTTCTATTTTGATAGCCTACTTGACTTCTAACTGTTTTCATTTTCGTCTTTAAACTGATCCCAGACTTGGTCCCCGACTTGGTCCCCGACTTGGCTCCAGACTTGGTTCCTGACTTGGCTCTCGACTTGGTTACTGACTTGGTTCCAGACTTGTTTCGTGGTTTGGTTCCAGACTTGGCTCCTGACTTGGATCTTAACAGTTTTCATTTCTTGCTCCTGACTTGGTTCCCGACTTGGTCCCAGACTTGGTCCCCGACTTGGCACCTGATTTCATATTGAATCGGCTTCATTATACACCCGCATAAAAAAAGGTACAGTATATTTTACTATACTGTACCTAATTTGTCAAGTAGTAATTAAAAATTAGTCGCGGGCTCGGCGTTCTCGCTCTAGTTCCTTATCATACTCACGCTGATAGGTGCATTCGATGATAAACCCAGCAGGAACAGTAACGTCTCCATGAGTTGGGTGTAGTACCGTTGTTTCAGAATTACAAACCAGTACTGGACCCTTCAAGGACTCTTCATTCCAAACTGGTGGTAAATAAACATCTACACCATTTAAAGATTTAAGACAGTGCTTTGCTCCCTCGGTATTACCAACAACAAGCTGGCGATTAACCTCGGAAAGCTTTTCTACTTTCTTGTAATCCTTTGGAACAGATGCGACAACAGTTAGTGCCAAGTCGCCCTGCCAGATACGATCACGCACAGTTGATGCCTCAGTAAAACGCACTGGGGTACCGGGCTTAACTGCTTCTTCGTTGTTAAGAACACGCTTCACAAAACTCTGGATTTCTTCAATTGCATTAATAATTGCATTAATCATAATAACCTCTTACTAAGTACGAGCCAAAACATTAAACTTTTCACCACCACCTAGCCAAACTTGAGCGTCTTCACATGTTTCAATGCTATCAGGAACGCCCAGAACAAACATTCTACCCGTTGGACAAGTTACAACAAGCCGATTGCCATAGTTTTCAGTATTATACAGTGCCTCTTTAGTATTTTCAATATCGTTATGACGATAATCTAAACATTTTGCACCGGATTCCTGTAGATATCTCGCCCAACCAAAACGATTAATCATAATGGCCCGGGCTTCATTATTGTTGGTAGCATTAATTTCCTCTACCGTCAACGTCTCTGGAGCCATAACAGTCTTTTCATTTAGTCTTACACCATCAATAGCCCAAACCTTGTATCCATCACGATATGCAACGGCTGGACCATTTTCATTATGTAAACGAAATTGATCGTCTAAGTGAATCTCTGAATGCTTGTGCTGAAAAATAACACAGGTATCATAAGGAGCCCACCAGCCAACATTCTTGGCAATACCAATTAGTCCTTCTAGCTTGCGGCATTCTTCAACACCTAGCTCATTAAGAACATAATCATAATATCCTAGCCAGCCAGCTTCATGACTACCAAAAGTTTGATTATTTAATTCATCATAAACAGCAGAGCGATATCTCTCAGTATCCGACTCATTGACTTCTCCCTTGAGTTTAACCGCTAGCTTTGCAGCAGCAATCGGACTATCGGCTAAATAAAAGTTTTCTGGACAAACTAAACCAGCAGCTTCGTATGCAAGCCGGGCATACTTCTTGGCTTCTTCTAGGTTACACTCTCCGCAGTCAAGGCCAATATCGATCCACTTCTGCCGATACTTTGGCAACAATGCTTCTTGTTCTGGCGTTAGCTTGTCGATAGTCTTCTTACTCATAAAACAAATCCTCTCAATAAAGTCTCAAAAAAAACATAACCAACTACATGCTCATTATACAATCTATTTATCGACTGTCAACCTCTTTTTTACAAATTCTTTCACTAAGATAGAAAAAGATTCTTCAAAAACAATATTGCCCGGTATTCTGGTGCAGGCAAACATCTCGGCCATTTCTTCATTGGTATAATGACTAAGATTCTTTCCAGTTCCGCTATAAGCAATTAAAAATTCTTTATCCTTGTGCTGTTCTGCGTAAAAATAAAGGTCTTTAATCTGACGCATTATTTCTGCTCTAGACACACTAGGATGCTTTTCTGCATTTAAATCTTTAGTGCAAATAGCATACGATTGACCTTGAGGCCCCCTGCCCTGATTCCATTTAGCTCCAAAAAACTTGAAGGCATAAGCAGCAGCACCAGCCCCATGAAAACCATCTACATTTGAACCAAAAACAAATACTTGATTCTTGTCTAGCTTTTCTATTATTCCAGTATATGTTTTCATTTTTACCTCAAAAAACAGGGGCCTTTCAGCCCCTATTTAACATCGATGTAACTTTTGTCTACTCCACCAAAAAGAGGCCGATGGGGAACTCGAATCCCCTTAACTTATTTACGAAATAAGCGTTTTACCATATAAACTAAAAGGCCAAGTTGGAGCGGGCGGAATCGAACCACCTACCACTATTATAACAAGTATCTAGATAATTGTCAAGCTGATTATTTATTTTTAGTGCGAGTAGTCAGAATCGAACTGACGCATTTTCGTTGGCAACGAAATATACTACCATTATATTATACCCGCATGTTTTGTTAAGTCCTCTCGTCCGGCACTGCCCCGGATTCCCCAATTTAAAAGATTGGTGATAATCTAGTTACATCTCCGAGAGGTTATTTAAATTATCCCGCCTAGATTCGAACTAGGGCCGTCATAGTCAAAGTATGAAGTGCTACCTTTACACTACGGGATAATAGTCCCGCAGAGACTTCAACTCTGACAGGCATGGTAAGAGCATGCTATGCTAGCCGTTACATTACGGAACGAATTAATCACCATCATTAGTTGCCGGATAAAATACCATATTTCTATTTTTACATACTGGGCATTTTTCTACAGATTTTTGTAAATATGGCGTAGAACCTTGAATATCGCTCATTTCATATTCTTCGGCCCTAGCTTCTGTTCCACAAATATGACATGTACCATACCATACTCTCTGGGGTAGTCTTTTACCCTTTTTGATGATTTCCATCTCATTATATCTCAATAAAAAAGAAAGTCAAGCTCTATTTTATTTTTCTTCTTTTAATATTATGAGCTTTTTGAGCACATATTTTATTACAATATTTTTTATCTACCCTAACAGAGCACTCGAAATCGTTGTGACAAATTTCGCATTGTTTTAGATGTGTTTTAATTTCTACATTTTTAACATTAGAATCTTCTTCAAAATGAAGTTCTCTATGACAATTAGAACATAATAAATCACATTTATCAAGTTCAATTTTTGTTTTTTCCCAAGACCTAGTTAGTCCTTTTTTACTTAATCCAAACTCTTTATCAGAAGACTCCCTATGATGAAAATCTAATGCGGCAGAACATTTATCATAGCCACATTTTTGACACTTTCCGCCTTTATATTCTAAGGCTAATTGTTTTAATTTTAATCTTCTTCGATGAACAGCGTTGGTGCGACATTTTTTACATTTTCTTCTTTCTTTAGGAGTTCCAAAATTTTCTAAAGCAAATTCTGTTTCCCCATGTTGCTTACAAGTCCATATTATTGTTTTTTCTGGCATATATAATCTCCTATACCTATATATACACAAAATGTATAGGTAGTAAGATTATTTTTATTTTACTAGCTCCGAAGTCAGGATTCGAACCTGAATACCGTTCGAGACGGGTTACACAAAATTAACAGTTTTGCCGCTTTCCAATTAGCGTACCTCGGAATGTTTGGCTAACGTTGATCAGCCGATACAATGCCTACAATTGGAATCGAACCAATCAATCCAGACTTATGAAATCTAGTTCTGCTCCAACAGCATAGGCGTAAGTTGTGGATCATGGTATTGCACCACACTCATTCGCGGCTTATGAGGCCGGAAGGATCACTTGATCTATCCACAATAAAAGCCCCCAGCAAGAATCGGACTTGCTTTTCTAAATTACCAATTTAGTGTTCTACCATTGAACTATAGGGGCAAGCATGGGCGGACAGAGTCGAACTGTCGCTTACGATTTTGGAGATCGTTGTGCTACCGTAACACTTCGCCCATGTATTGTATCATTCTTTTACTCATTGTCAAGTGCGTCTGCCCGGAATCGAACCGAGAACTTAAAGTTGGAAGCTTTTTATTTTACCGTTGAAACTACAGACGCTTAGGTTTGTCTTTGTAACTTGCTCTAGCCAGCTTCGCTAGGCCGGATTGATGCCGTTTTCACTGTCGAATATTATATTCCATAGGGGCTCTCTTTTCACTGCCCGAAAGATATATTATTCATTTAAGTCACTTTTATTTATCCAGAAAGACAAACAAATGGGCAATAATGGAATCGAACCATTTTCCTCTAATTGTAAGTTAGAAATTTTAGCCATTAAACTAATCGCCCTATATAAGTCGCCACTAGGAATGGACGACAATGGATCGCTAGAGAATCGAACTCTACCAGATTGCTTGCAAAGCAGTCTCGCCCCCTTGGAACATGGCAACCCTTATTTTGCAGTCTCTCCCGCTGTGTTCCGTTCGGCATCACCCGTTGACCCTCTCTTACAACCCCCATTCGGGAATAATAGTCCTTGAGGCACTTCATAACAACTTCACGGTCTTTTGCTTAAACTGAATATTTTCAGCATTTACCGATAGCATGTTTCGCATAAGCAGTGACGCGCACCGAAATCGAATCGGTGTAATATGGATTGAAAGTCCATACTGGGAAACCAACACCCTGCGCGCCATATTTTTATTGTAACAGATGATTTTAAGTTGTCAAGCGGAAGGTACACGATTCGAAATTAATATTTTTGTGTATATTATATTATACCAACAGGAGATATAATATGATATTTAAATGTACTTTATGCAATAAAGATTTTGAAAGAAGCAAAAGAAATGCTTATATGAGCATTAAAAAAAATTGCAAGCCGTTTTGTTCAAAAACATGTTTTAACTCTTTTCAAACAACAAAACAACAAGTTTTGTGTAAAAATTGCAACAAAGCTTTTTATAAATTATTAAATCAAATCAAACAATCAAAAAATCATTTTTGTTCTAGGTCTTGTTCTGTTACTTATAATAATAAAAATAAGACAAAAGGAAACAGACGATCTAAACTAGAACAATATATTGAATTAAAACTTTCTGAAATATATCCAAATCTTCAAATATTATACAATAATAAAGAAGCTATAAAATCTGAATTAGATATCTATATACCATCTTTAAAATTAGCTTTTGAATTAAATGGAATTTTTCATTATGAACCAATTTTTGGTGAAGATAAATTATCTAACATTCAAAATAACGATAATCGCAAATTTCAAGCTTGTTTAGAACAAAATATAGAACTTTGTATTATCGACACTTCTTCACAAAAATATTTTAAAGAATCTTCTTCGGAAAAATTTTTAAAAATTATATGTGAAATTATCAACAAAAAAAATAATTAAGCGGAGAGTTGAGATACCGCCCCCCATGCTTTCGCACCAACAGTTTTCAAGACTGTGTCCACAACTTTGTGAATTAACTCTCCATTTGCTACGGACGCCCGAAGACGCCCGTGTTACTCACTGTACACTTGGTACATGAGCTAGCGGAGAATAATGGAATCAAACCATTACCGGGTTTTAAACCGGACGAATTTAGCAAATTCGCGTAGCAAATCAGTATCTACCTATTCTCCAAAGCGACTCATAGGGTAATCGAAACCCTGCTTCAAGATCGACAATCTTGCGTCCTGCCCGTCTGGACCAATGAGCCAAATAAGAGGAAGAAGGGAGTCGAACCCTTTTAGCTTGTTTTGCAGACAAGCGCCCCACCTTGGGACAACCTCAAGCACCCCACACAGGAATCGAACCCATTCTTACTAGTCCGTAGCTAGTCGTGCGAAAATTCCACTACACCAGTGAGGCATATTCTTTTATTAACTCGGCCAATCTCTCGGCCTCTTCTTTTGTTAAAAGTATTCTAACCTGCTCTTCATTATTTGTCAACTGTAAAAGTATTCCATACGAATTTTTATTTACACCAACAAAATGACCAGATTCTAATTTTTTGCTAAACATTTTATAATCCTATATAAACAGTAGTCCCAGTCGGAGTCGAACCGACAAACACTTCGTCCTAAGCGAAGCCGCTTTTCCAGTTTGCGTACAGGACTATTTTTGGCCATGCTTAATGATTTTTGCTGATGGTCATTATACCTTGCTGACGCATTAATACAAGTCGAACAAAATATTTTTTCGCAGCTTTTTGTCCCAAGCCAAGCCGGTATTAATGGTATCGCACCACTCTCTTATGCTCTTCAGGCATACGCTAATCTATCTCAGCTAAATACCGATAAAGGTGGAATGGAAAGAATTGAACTTTCGTAAGTTTTGTTCACAGCAAAACCCCCAAACCAACATGGGACAGTCCACATAAAATCTCACACGGCAGAATCGAACTGCATCCTCGATACCCCAAATATCGCGTACAAACCATTATACGTCATGCGAGTTAAAAAATACACAACCAAATTGTAAAAGATCGAAAGTAGTGCGTGACAGAGTTGAACTGCCGTCTCTTGTGTATCAGACAAGGATACTAAACCGTTGTACTAACGCACTGTTGGTATTCATAGTATACACCAAAAAAGACTTTTGTCAATGATATTTTTCAATTTTCTTCTGGGCCCGAACAAAATCCAAGCACAGTTCCGCCCTCGCCATCAAAAATAAGCCCGGCATAATCTGCTTCCGGATTGCTTTTTTGTATATCTTTATAACAAAAAGCCTCTAACTGATACCAAAAATCCTCGGCATCTTTTTCTTTTAGCCCAAGCTTCAGCATTTTTGCAAGCACGAAACCTTTTGGTGTTATTTTATATACTACATTTTCTTCGTCCATTTTTATTCCTTGCTTAAAATAAAGTATTTAATATAATCGGCCGGGTCATACTGGTCATATCCGAAACATTTGACTTGTATCTCTTCAAATATAACAGATACTTTTGAAATGTCAACATCTTCGCCCCATTTTTCTTGGGCAAAAATAATTAAATCATTTATGTTTTGCACTAAATATTCTTCGATATGAATTTTGTTATCGGTATCTTTTGGTAGTCGCATAGTCTATCTCTGTTTTTTCAAATCATTGAAATAAATATATCTGAGAATTCTGTAAAAAATAGTACCCGATGCATTACCGCAAACACCAACCCAAGTCTTGTCTATAGCTTTAATACCTATTTTTTTTCTAATTGCTGACTCAATTGTTGCACGAGTATTTAATTTATATATAACTGATTTCATTTTCTTTTATCCAACTTTGTATTTGCGATTTAACCCAACCAATCTGGCTCATGGTTTTATCAATTCGTATATCAACATCGCCATTAATATTATCCCAAGTTGCTTCGCAAGCCTGTTTGTCAACTTCATTTCTGATTTCGTATATTACTGATGTCATCTTTTATGTAGTCTTTAAATCTATAAAATAGTAAAGATGGGAAACTTATTTTTTTTATAAAAAGGCTCCAGATAGGATATGATATGTGGCGATGAACGTCAATACCCTGTACGACCTCTCTTTGGAGCTTTTCTCTAAGTTTCATTGTTCTTAGTCTTTAAAAAATCGTGAATAGCAATAAATGGCAATCTAAACATTATACGGCCATCATAGTCGATAGTCATCCCAAATTCCCAAACAATTTTTTCTAATTTAAAATTAACAGTTTTCATTTTTTGCTTACAACCTGACTCCTAATTCGATCTATGGCTTGTATCCAGACTTGGCTCCAGACTTGGTCCCCGACTTGGCTCCAGATTTGGCTCCTGACTTGGATCAAGATTTGGTCCCCGACTTGGCTCCTGACTTGGTTCAAGATTTGGTTCCTGACTTGATTTTTGACAATTTTCATTTTTCGTCCCAGACTTGCTCGCAGATTTGGTTCCTGACTTGGTTCCAGACTTGGTTCACGACTTGGTATCCGACTTGGCTCCCGACTTGGTTCCCGACTTGGTCCCAGACTTGGCTCCAGACTTGGTCCCCGACTTGGCTCCAGATTTGGCTCCTGACTTGGATCAAGACTTGGTCCATGATTTGATTCTTAGTTGTTTTCATTTCTTGCTCACGATTTGGCTCCCGACTTGGCTCCAGACTTGGCTCCTGACTTGGTTCAAGATTTGGTCCCCGACTTGGCTCCAGACTTGGCTCCAGACTTGGTATCCGACTTGGCTCACGACTTGGGCCCTGACTTGATTTTTGACAATTTTCATTTTTCGTCCCAGACTTGCTCCCAGATTTGGTTCCTGACTTGGTTCCAGACTTGGTTCACGACTTGGTATCCGACTTGGCTCACGACTTGGGCCCTGATTTGATTCCAGACTTGGTTACTGATTTGGTTCCTGACTTGGCTCACGACTTGGCTCACGACTTGGTTACTGACTTGGTTCCAGACTTGATTCATAGCTCGATGCCTGACTTGACTGCTGACAGCTTTCATTTTTCGTCCCAGACTTGGCTCCTGACTTGGAACCTGACTTGGCTCCTGACTTGGTCCCAGACTTGGCTCCTGACTTGGTCCCAGACTTGGTTCCCGACTTGGTTCCAGACTTGGTTCCCGACTTGGTTCCTGACTTTGCTCAAGGCTTGGCTCCAGACTTGGTAAATAAGTGATTTCATTTTTCGTGCCTGACTTGCTTCCAGACTTGGTTCCCGACTTGGTTACTGACTTGGTTCAAGAATTGGTTCCCGACTTGGATCATGACTTGGTATCCGACTTGGCTCACGACTTGGGCCCTGACTTGATTCATAGCTCGATGCCTGACTTGACTGCTGACAGCTTTCATTTTTCGTCCCAGACTTGGCTCCTGACTTGGAACCTGACTTGGCTCCTGACTTGGTCCCAGACTTGGCTCCTGACTTGGTTCCCGACTTGGTTCCAGACTTGGTTCCTGAGTTGGTTCAAGAATTGGTTCCCGACTTGGATCATGACTTGGTATCCGACTTGGCTCACGACTTGGGCCCTGACTTGATTGTTGACAGCTTTCATTTTTCGTCCCAGACTTGGCTCCTGACTTGGAACCTGACTTGGCTCCTGACTTGGTCCCAGACTTGGCTCCTGACTTGGAACCTGACTTGGCTCCTGACTTGGTCCCAGACTTGGCTCCTGACTTGGTCCCAGACTTGGTTCCAGACTTGGTTCCCGACTTGGTTCCAGACTTGGTTCCTGACTTGATTGTTGACAGCTTTCATTTTTCGTCCTTGACTTGCTCCCAGATTTGGTTCCTGACTTGGTTCCAGACTTGGTTCACGACTTGGTATCCGACTTGGCTCACGACTTGGGCCCTGATTTGATTCCAGACTTGATTCCATAGCTGATCCAAGACTTGACTCTCGACTTGGTTCCTGACTTGGTTATTAACTGGTTTCATTTTTCCTCCAAGATTTGGTCCCTGACTTGATCCTTGACATGGTTCCTGACTTGGTTCCTGACTTGGCTCCAGACTTGGTCCCCGACTTGGTTCCTGACTTGGCTCCAGACTTGACTATTGACTTTGTCCCTGACTTGCTCCCAGACTTGCTTTTTAACTGTCTTCATTTCCCAACTCTTCAATAAACTTCTCGTACTCAAGCCAAAACTGTTCTATCGCCCACTCTTTAGGCCCGGCGTAAACTTTTAGCAGTCTATATGGCACCTTAGAGAAAACGCTATATCTTGTTAATCCGTCTTCAAATCTTATGCCTATTTTTGCATCATCTCTTATAAAAAACAAGTCGTTTTCAAATATTTTTAACATTTTCTTCTACATCACTTTTTAGGCAGCGTAGTATTCTAATACTAAAAGGTCTGGTAACAGCAAAGGTTACATCTAATACTTTTACTTTATAATTACCAAGATATTTATAATAAATTGTCTTAGTATTGGTTTCTCTCAGAATATCGATAGATTTCATCACATATATCTCTATAAATCTCAAATTTAAACTCGGAATTGTGGGTAATCCACTTACCAACGAAGCCGAAGGAAGTAAAAATCAAATTGATCGACGAAATCAAATTGATAAAAAACTCATTTGATGTTTTATTCATCTGTCTAGATATTCTTTGTGTGACTGGGTTCATTTAAAGCCTGTGTCCTACGCATAAAACTCATTCATCGCCAAATTCTTTTTTTAATTCTAAATAAAGTTTTTTTCTTTCTTTCTCTTGTACTTTTTTATATTTCTCTTTAACGACTCTGTCTCGCTCTTCTCGCTTAATCCTCGCCCAATATTCTTTATCTGTTTCTAATCGTTTTTTAATAAGATAAAAACTAAGAGATTCGTAATCTTTTTCTATGTTGATAGATATCGCACCATCGTCCTTATATTTTTGAAGACGTTCAATAATATCATCAATATTGCCATCAAAATCTCCATAATCCAAGTTAGTATATACTGAAATTTCTTTTCTTAAATAATCAGGAATTGATTCTAGTTTCTTAGTCATGATTTAGTTCCTTCTTTAGATTTAGCAAGTTTTATTAGGTCTTTATTTTCTTGAATTAATGCCACTCTTTCTTGAGCATTAGCTTTTCCGCGAGCCTCAATAGCGTCTAATAGCATATTAGAGTTCATTTTTCTTCCTAGTCAATTGTAGATGGCATATTTTGTAAAATGTTCATTACATCATTTTTTAATTCTTCATTTACTTCTCTGCCGGTTAAGTATGCAACATAATCAAGACCAAGCTCAAACAGGCCCGGGCTACATGCTGCTGCTCCAAAAACTTGTTGAACTACATTAAATAATTCATATTCTTTTTTATCCATTATGTAATCTTTTTCTTTGTTAGCTAGTATTTTAACTTCCTCTTTAAGCTTGTCAACCTCTTCCCATGCTTTATTTCGTTGTTCGATACTGATTTTATAAAAAGAATCCCGCATGGATAATCTATTTACAATCATCTCTACAAGCTCAACTGTTCGTGGAATATGCCACTCATCGCCCTCTACCTCATGTTTCGGTAAGACCGTAAGAGCTAGCTTTTTAATTGCCTCATCTTCTTCGCACCAGTCCTTGTTGGCTAGCCTGATATCATTCTCTAGTTTTAAAATAGTCTCATGCTGCCGGGCCGCCTTGTTGGTTAATTCCTCAATTTTACGCATCATCAACTTGACACGCTCATCTTCGTGATTCTTGGCAAATTCCTTCATTTCAGATATACCAAATAACATTATTTACCTCTTTAATAAAGCTAATTTTCGTCAAAATGGAAAAGGCTGGATTCGAACCAACATCAGGCCCCGACTTAGGGGCGAGCCTACCTTTGTCTCTTATTCTGTATATACAGCGTCTTTATCATCACTTTTCCAGTGCAACCAACTGGATTCGAACCAGTATTCAAGTGCGTCCTGCTTTTGCTCCGCTCTTGCTATTACCAATTATAGGATAGTTGCATCAATGGGTCGGGCAGGAATTGCACCTGCTTGCGCTTCGGTCAGTCCGTTGGAGTCGAACCAACGCCATTTGGTCTTGCCTTGCGGGAGCCCTAACTGACTCTGCGTGTCACTGTCCACGCCGCCGATCCTTATATATTATATACTATTGATCTTTATTTTCAAGCAAAATACTGTAAAATTCTTCTACCATAATATGTATTCTGTATAACTTTGAGCTTGTGCATTTTTTATTGTTAACTTTATAAGATATAATTCCCACATTAATTCCCAAATAGCACCATTATGTGCTTTTAAAAAATAATCAACTTTTATGTTATTTATGTCTTCTATTTTTTCCCTAAATGATATCAAGATGGTCACTCCAGCCCGAATAAAACCAACAATTAAAGTTTATTTTATCTTCTATATAATCTGACAGACCCCTCTTCTTAGTAAAGATCATGTCGGGCATTAATTTAAAATGGCTAATTTTTTTCATATTTTAACTACTACAGATAATAACAAAACAGTAATGTGGTATAAAAAATCATTTCTATAATATAGCCCGGGAAATTTAGGCTTGCCCATGAATGATCTGGGTCTGGATATGTTGTTATAAGGTCACGAACTGATTTCATTTTTTTTGTTTCTTTTTTATTACCCACCGTATCTCAAATAACAAATCATCGATCCATTTTATATATAAAGAAAATGTATGCGGTCTGTAATTTCATAGCGAATAAAATTAGGAATCCGTAAATACCAGTCTATATAAGTATATGTAAATATGTGCGTTTTGTCAAATATTTTTTCGTTTATTAAATCATAAGTTTTTTGAATTTTTTTTAAAGGCTTCATTTTTCTGCTCCGTGTTCATCCCAGACTTGTCTCACGACTTGGTTACTGACTTGGTTCCAGACTTGGCTTTCGACTTGGCTCCCGACTTGGCTCCTGACTTGGTTCCTGACTTGGCTCCAGACTTGCTCCCCGACTTGATTGTTGACAGCTTTCATTTTTCGTTCCAGAATTGGTTCCCGACTTGGATCATGACTTGGTTCAAGACTTGGTTCCTGACTTGGCTCCAGACTTGGCTCCTGACTTGGTTACTGACTTGGTCCCCGACTTGGTTACTGACTTGGTTCCCGACTTGGTTCCTGACTTGGTTCCTGACTTTGCTCAAGGCTTGGCTCCAGACTTGGTAAATAAGTGATTTCATTTTTCGTGCCTGACCTGCTTCCAGACTTGGCTCCAGACTTGGTTCCTGACTTGATTGTTGACAGCTTTCATTTATCACTCCAGAATTGGTTCCCGACTTGGATCATGACTTGGTTCCTGACTTGGCTCCAGACTTGATTACTGACTTTCCAGACTTGGTTACTGACTTGACTGCTAAGAGCTTTCATTTTTTATTCTTATATTGGTGCAAGACTTGGATATATGCTTCCGTCCAGACTTGGTGCCGAAGTGTGTAGGTTTGATTTATATGATTGTACATTTTGCTCCAGATTCGGACACTTATTCGTTCACCAATTTTGTAATTAGTTAATTTTATAATTTTGTACTGTAGTTCAGTTATAACATTTTTCATTTATTATCCCCATAATATTCTTCTATAAAACCCAAGTTTTCTTCTATAAAACGCAAAATAATATATCCCGGCATATCGTGTGATACATGCCAACGGGTTTCCCAATAGCTTTTTAGTATTAATTGACGGATTTCTTTAGCTATTTTCATTGTTTAAAATAAGCCTTATTTTACTTATTGGATGACAAATTTTACGAATTTTTTGAAATATAACAAGATTAATTGACGGGACATATAATTGTATAAGTTTATTTTTTAGAGGTTTCATTTTTCGTTCCTGCTTTGTTCCCAAGCTTGGCTCCAGACTTGGCTCCTGACTTGGCTCCCGACTTGGATCATGACTTGGTTCAAGACTTGGTTCCTGACTTGGCTCCAGACTTGGCTCCTGACTTGGTCCCCGACTTGGTTACTGACTTGGCTCCCGACTTGGCTCCAGACTTGCTCCCCGACTTGATTGTTGACAGCTTTCATTTTTCGTTCCAGAATTGGTTCCCGACTTGGATCATGACTTGGCTCCCGACTTGGTTCCAGACTTGGTCCACTTGGTTCATGACTTGGTTCACGATTTGACTCTTAACTGATTTCATTAGCTCTAAAACTTATCTCTATAAAATGTATATCAGTATTATATAGCTTTCTACAGCCGGATTGCCGGTAAAAAGAGGAAAAAAGTCTATATTTTGGCCCGGGCATTATGTCCATATTGTACATTCTAAAATGTTCAGATAAACTCTTCATAAACATGCTCTTTTAATAAATCGTATCCAAGCGGAGGGTGTGTAACAATTATTCCTGCCTTTATTTCTGTTGATTCGGGTATAAAGTTCCTAAATAAAAAACTATTTCTGCCCAAAGAAACGGCACAATAATATGTTATTAATTCTGTAACAGGATTCATATTTCATCCCTTAATATAAATTTTAATAATATACTAAAATCAGTCCTGTAATATAGTAGATCATGTATTTTACGAAATTCACAATAACTTCTTCCAGTTGACACTTCTCTAATTGATATCGTGGTGCTGAATTTACAAGATTTCATATATTATATTCCAATTGATTATATCTATTTTAGGATAAAAAATTTGATTTATATTATCCCTTAAATGCTCTCTAGAGGTTTTATTGTAGGTTTTTGCCCATATCCCATATATTATCCTATCCTGCACGATAACTCTAACACTATTCATTATTTGACCTGTTCTTTTATCATCTTTCTTAAAGTAAATAATATATCATCAAGCCACACTACATAAGACACACAACAAATATCTATTTTTTGTTTATAATTTAATTTTGGAAATATTTTTTCTTTTAATGTTCTAATTTTTTCTCCCTTTTTCTTTAAAACAGGGCCCGGCTTTCTAGGTTTTCTTTCGTAAAAACTTCCGTATCTTATGCCATAGATTCTGTAGATTATATATCTATTGTAGTACAGATAGTATCAAAAGGCAAGCTCAATAGAGAAAGAAAGATGAGTTGTTTTTAGGCTATATAAGATAGCTTATGATTTGACGTAAGTCCTTTAGTACCAATACTATATAATAAAACAGTAATATAGAATATAGTATATAAGAATGAAGTATATAATAGAGAGTAATAGAAAAGAATATAGAAGGAAATAAAGAACAAAGAACAACAGTGAAGAATAATATTTATGATAAATTTAAACGTCCTCGGTCGGCAGCAAGTCGCCTGCCAAAATGGCAGTGTATCAAAAGCGGACACTTTGTATCATAAGCGAACACTTTGTATCAAAAACGGACACTTTTTATCAATCCTTTTATCATTTCACGTATCATCATTGCTTCCCAAGTGATTTCATTAGATGTTTTTTTACTTATTTTTTCCATTCTGGATTCGTATAGGAATTTTTCTATGGATATGTCTTTTATGCGTACTATATTCATTCTTATTATATCTCTCTATTAGCGTTTTATATCTTGTTTTATGATTCTAAGGATATCTATACTATAATTTGCAGATGTACGTATTTTCCACCCTATTTCATTAAAAGGGGAGAATAGATTATAGTAAAAGGGGCGTATTTTATGGGATAGTATCTTCACGTATAGCTCTCCATAGAGTATTCACCATTCTACCATATACATTTTTAATAACAATATCTTCTATTGATAAGTTAAATAAAGAAGTATTTACCTTAAAGTGAAGTATTACATTCTTCATATGTTTACTACTAGATCGGGCTCTAGATTACAATTACCGGTATATACTCTTACTACGTTCTTTTTTAATTTAAAGAAGTAGGAGTCAATTCTAGTCTTATCCGGGCCTTCTTCCGGGCATGGAACTAAATGATAAATAAACACCCGCCCCCTCTGGATGCCATTACTATTCCATCCTTCATAGAGTGTTACTTTCTCTATGTATATTTTAGATGGTTTATTATATTTCCTGTATATAGCATTTAATAGACTGGTCTGTTGTTCTTTAGTCATAGGCACTCCAATATGATTTTAATAATCTCGGCGTAAATTTTAACTTCTTCCGGGGTACACTCAACACCATTCTCTGCCAGCGTGTTTCTCCATTGTATCAAATCTTGCTTCTGAAGTAAAGATATGCGGGCTGCATATAATAAGAAATTATCGTCATTTTCTATGTTATTTTTTATCTTTTGGGCCATTTCGTAGCCCTTTTTTAATTGTTTATCGCTTGTTTTAGGAAAAATCTTTAAAATTCTTTGTTCAAAATGCTCAAAATTCATTATTTTATACCTCTTAGGAGCAATTATAAGCCCAAAACAACAAAAGTCAAGCCTATTTTTTCAAAAAAGGCCCAAATTTTGCTTATAACGCATTTTTTTAAAATATGACTCAGGAGCCTTGACAACCATAAAAAGTGCGTTAGAATTGAAATATGAAAGTCAACTGACTGCTCCGTATGGGTCCGCTCTTAATACTAGGAGTTTAACAATTCTGTTTTTTATATAAAGAGAAATTCAACTGACTAATCAGGAATGGGGCGCTCTTTATACTAGGGCCTTAACATCGCCAATAACTATGTCTATTTTTTCCTTTATTTCAGAAATGACATCTTGTTTAGATCGTCCTTCTGTAAAAACGAAAATACAAAATACGCCCCGGGCCCTAAGCTGTCTCTCTATTTCGTCATATTGGTCCTTAGAGCAATCACACAGCATATATAAGTTTACCATGTTCTGCTCGAAAAGTCCACTGAAAATTCTGGACCACATTGGCTTATTTTTTATATAAATATCATAATCAACAATAACGTTCATTAGAGCACTGCACCCCCCTTCTACAATATAGTAACCGAAATGGGGGCCGTTTTTAACGTTTTTCTGTTGTCTTTTCCTCTTCTTGTGTATATTATATATTGATCGAAGGTCTTTCTAGACTGTATTACCTCTGATTAAAATAAAGGCCGTGGACAAGTGGGCTGACGGGAGTCGCCGGTGCTTGTTGGGTTTCCGGTCTTCCCTTATGTATTACGGAATAGAGGAACAATAACTATTTATTGTAAAGTTCAGGCCAGTTGGGTAGCCAGACCCGACAGTAACCGCCATCCAAAGTTCAAGGATGGAGCCCGGTGGAACATGTCTCCTCGCAAGAATGCCGTTGATAGAAGTATTAGTTCCAAATAAACCCTAGCTCTGCTGCGGAGCAACTAGGTGGTTCATGCCCCTTACGGGGTCTCACTAATACGATATCAGAACTTGAATCTATAAGACTTTCAATGGGGTTTGTAAAAATACATAGTAATACCTATATAATACATATATAGATATATACTAAGTATCTGATACATGAACCTAAAAACCGGCGGTGTGACCAAAGCTAAAATTTATCATAAATTTACTCTTGGAAACTGAGGTTCGTCGGATTCAAACAGGTGCACCCGGGCCCATCTCTTGTTGTTAGGAGCCCCATTCTGATAGTCTCCAGCGTCGTTCTTATAAGCTCTACTCCTATAGAACGTAATACTCCCATCGGCCCTGTCATGCCTTCTCTGATAGACGTAATCACCTATAAGCATGTAAGATACCTCAACCATCTGACCACCATTTTCCGGGGGCGTAATAAACATATGTTTTTCCTTTATATAAAAATGAAATTTAGCTGACTGCTCTCGATAGGTCTGCCCTTAGTAGTAGGGGCTTAACATCCCGTAGATAAAAAAAGGAGAAATGAATCTCCTAAAAATCCCCCATGCGGAATCGAACCACAATTTCGAAGGTACAAGCTTCGCGTAATACCATTATACCATAAGGGAGTGTATGTATTATACACCAGAAAACCGAAAAGTCAACTGACTGCTCTAAATAGGTCCGCCCTTATTAATAGGGAAATAACACCCCCTACAAGAGGGGGCGTTTTCAGCTCATGCACCTACGATAAAATTCATATATCTAGGCCGGGCGATCTGTATATTCGAAATATTTTCATACTTCTCAGACAGTTCTTCCCTGCATGCTATTTCATCAACACGGGGGTCATTCTTAACCCATTCTATGATATCATAAGTAATACCAATAGCTCCAGCCCGTCGTCCGTTAAAAACTACTTCTGTCATTTTATACCCTCTATTGAGTTTCGAATGCGCCCTGAATTTCTTCAAGGCGCTCTACACGTTCACTAATTTCCTGAAAGAACTTCCTGTCCTGCTGGTAACTATACCATGACATGGCAAAAAGCACAATACATAAAGCAAGAAATAAGTAAGAAAGACACGACATTATTTGTTCAAACTTCATTTTATCCTACTCGCTTTCCACACGGCGAACCGTCGAGCCATTCGCATACGCCCAAAAATTCTTTCGCAATCCACCCGTTAATAACCATGTTGTTTCTGTCACGACTCAGTTCTAATAGATCTAATATCGTGACCTGACGCTCACGTTGCTTCTCGTCCTTCTGCCGATACCACCTGCCTCTCAACTCATCTCGGTCTTCCCACGTATACGGCACATACTGCGGAGCGATGCGGCGACGATAGGCAAACCCCACGCCTTGCTTTTTGTCGCTCCGAAAGTTAATAGATTTTTCCCATCGGTTGCCGTTTAAGAATTGATCACCTTCCTCTACATCTTCGTCAGGATGCAGCAATCGCCAGCCTTCTCCGAGGTCTGGTTCGTCCTTACATTTGCTGCATGGACTGTCTTTCCATTCGCTGATGATTTCCGAGTGATATCTAGACAACATAACCCCACTCGCCAAACCCCATACTGTATTACGATTATCTATAGCAACTACTTCGAAAGCATAATCACAGTTTTTTACTTTGTAATTCTGTCCAACTTCAACTTTCATCCTATACCCCATATCTAAATAGAAAAAAATCTTTAACACACCAATTATAAATATATATCGTATAAAAGTCAATAGAACATTAGAAGAAAGGGGAAGAAAGTTATGTACCACCCATAACTACACCCCCCAACAGAGGGGACCCGGCCGGCCCGGCCCCCCCATTCGGGGGAGCCCCTCTCGGGGCTCCTCCTTTTGGGCTACCGTTCATTTCTGCCAGCTAGTACACCGATGATAAACAAAACAGCAATGAACAAAAATACATGTACACTGCCATCTTGACTATACAGCATTGGCATACTCCATAGCTAGCTCCAAGGCAGTATCGTTAGTTTGACCGTTAGGCCCAAACCAGAGCGAACTCATGCGGTTATTAGAGTTACGTGAAGCATCATAGTTAAGGTACTGATTAACGCTGTTATATGCAGCCCACCAAGTACCGGAAGCGGTCTTCTGATAGTCATGATCGATCAAGTCGATAATGTTGTTCATCGTATTTTTGGTACGGGTGGACAAATCGGCTTCTTCGACGCGATCCTTACCCAAAACAGCCTTGACGTACTTGCGAACGTCCGATTGGTTGAACATGCGAGAAGCCAAGAATCGGAACTGTTCGGCAGTCGCCTCAAATTCGGCATCGATATTGTTCATGACTTCATGCAACTTATCGAGAGCCATCTTGCTCGACTTGGTATGTCGAACGCGAACCAACTTGGAGGCATTAGACCCATGAGCCATTGCCAACGTATTGGCACATACGATACGGATAGGCGTATAGCCTACACGAATCGCCAACGTACCATCGTGCGAATTGGACAGCATTAGGTACTTTAGCACCTCGTCGCCTGCAACGATTTCCGAAGGGGCTCGGTTGATCTTAGCCATCACCCAAATACGCTTTCCCTCATCGAGAGAACCGGCGGTTTCTAGGGCAACTTCGCCCGTTTCGATAAACGGGTTAAACCAACTGAAGGCGTCACGATTCTGGAGCGGTTGGTATCGTGGGCCGACCACACCAAGAATCTTTGTAACGTCACCGACTTGACGACAAACCGCATTGGCTGGGGCATCGAGACCCGTCTTAGTTACAAGCGGGAGCAACGAAACGTCCCAATCAAGCCCGGCTAGCTTGATGCCTTCTTCGATGGTTGGCGGGCCGTCGAGAATCTCGCCCAAACCGTGCCAAGGGGTTTCCGTAACGCTGAACATGTTTTCAATCATAGCTGGCATAAAGCACCTCTCAAAACAAAAAATAAACTCAACACTCAAATTATAAGGTAAACACAAACAAAAGTCAATCGAATTCTTCGGAATCTTCTTCGGAATCTTCCGCGAACATCTTATCCCAGCAGGCACCACAAATACCACTGAGAAGCATTTCCCGTTGATCCGCTGGGATGTACCATAGGGCGTTTTGAATCAACACGCCACAGTCTTTCCACAGATCGTAGTCTTCCGACATGATTTCGAACTTGACATTCGTACCGCATTGGATACAATTACGTGAAATGTCCATTTTGGGTAGTCTAATCATTGCTTTCTCCTTTGTCCTTTCATTGTACAATAAATATCGGCAAAGTCAAGGGGCGGGCTTTAAAAAAAGAAAAAATATTTTATGACCCCCCAGAAGAAGATCCCCCAAAAGAGGGGGCCGGGCCGGCCGGGCCCACCCCAAAGTAGGGTAAAAAATTTTATAAAAAAAACCTACGATCTCGCTTCACAGCGATACCGTAGGTCACACAAAGGATCAGAAGAAACGACCCAGAAACTTCGGTAATTTCAAATACCATGCCATTCTATCGGAATAGTATTTGCGATAACCTTTACGTTCTCTAAGAGTAACTAATTTAGTTCCTCTGAAGAACTCTGGATCATCTTGCCGGTACTTGCTATGCAAGTTAAGCCGGGCGTATTGTTGCTTAGTTAACTGTTGAATGTCCTCAATCTTACCAACCCTGAAGCTACCACCGTTTACTGGTTGACAATACCAGCACAAGATTACATCGTCTTTTTGTACCATAACTTTCTCCTTATGTCACTATTATACATTATCGGCAAAAGATGTCAAGTACTTTTAGAAAAATCCATGCTAGAAATTACCCCAATTAGAATTAAAACAATTAAAAAAATAAATGAAATCATATGAAATCTTTCTTTAGTCTCAATACTTCATAAGTAAGCCCGGTCACCCCTTTAATTCTTTGGGGTACGCAAATATTTAATTCTTTTGTTCTTAATGCACCAAACCACCCCTTGTAATATAAAACGACGTTGAGAGTCCAGCCGTCCGGCACGAAAAATCGCAACCTATCCTTGTTGATATGGTTAACATTATCATAGCGCACAACATAGTCGGAGTCAAGACCTACGGCACGATATGTAACGGGTTTCCATAGCCACGATTTGGGCAAATTAACTAAAACCTCATGATGAGATCCCTGCTTTCTAATTAAGACATACGAAAAAAACAATGAACTAAACCACATTTTATTTATCCTTTATATAAAAAAAGGGGCCCCATTTCTGAGACCCCCCTACTCTGTCGATTTTGCTTATTCTTTGTTGTAGACTTTAACGACTTCTACAGCCAAGCCTGAAACGGCCTGTGGTGCTTCTAGATCGCCAAGATTAAACTGCAAGCTTGCAGAGGCGTCCTGAGTACCGTCTGTTACGGTATGAACAACGACGTAGTCAGTCTTTTGTGAAAGTCCTTCTAGAACTACACTATCAACTGCGGCGTCTAGCGTGACTTCAGATACAACACCGCCATCAACGGTCTTGAGCACAACCACCTGAGAAACAACATCTTGCGAAACCGACAAAACCCAACTTACTTTTACATCTGCTACCATCATAGATAAATCTCCTTAAAATAAAAAAGTGAAAGCCTACTATATAATACCCAAAAACCGGGCACTATAATATTATTTTATAATAAAGATTCCACTTCGGAAAGAGTTAATAGCAGACTCATGGTGTCGTTCATTACATTAGCGTGCCATTCCCCACGTAACTTAACGAAACGGGTACAAGTGTACTCCGAGTTACCCGAACCTTCGGTGAAAACAACAATTTTACTACCAATGCCAAAAAGTTTCATAAACTATTCTCCTGAACCCTGTAATAAGTTTGACTCTTCTATTGTATCGTCTTGATCTTCTTTGTCAAGCTCGTCAATAAAATTTTCTATAGCATAATCAAAAGTTGGTCCGATAGAAGGATACATACTATAAACGTTGTCGTCAACCAACGATCCCCCAGCCTTCCATCGTTCATATTCTTCGGGCGCATAATCTTTAATAAACTGCTTAATAGACTTATAATCACGCATAAAGTTATTAAACATATCCTGCATTTCATCTGGATCTAAACCTAAGTAGCTCATACTATATCCTTTATTAAAGTATTTACCTTAATTATACACTAGGGGCCGACTATTGTCAAGAGCAAAAACTAAAATCCTACTGACTATTTTCCGTCACGGTCGCCCCTATTATTAGGGGGATAACAGCCCCAGAAATAGGTTCTTGAAAAACACAACCGTAATAACAAAAAAAGAAACATAAGTCCAGATAATAGAAATAATCTGAATAATTAAGCTGACTGCTCTCATATTGTCCTCCAGTATTATACTATATCGGCCTTTACTGTCAATAGCTTGAGAATATTTTTTCTTTATTTTAAGCCCCACTTTAGAGGGGGCCCGGCCGGCCCGGTCCCCCCTTTCGGGGGGATCTTGGTGGCATACATAAAAAAAGGGGCCCTCCGTCGAGAGCCCCTAAGTTATAGTTATATGTTTGGCTTGTAGCTTACCGCAGTATCTACAATTTTTAAACTCTTGCGAGTGCCAGATTCTTAATCACTCACCACTATTTTTTCTCTTTCAAGTGGGTCAAGGTGGGCGAATTATTAGGTTTATCCCGAAACCGGATGTTTAAAGTTGTCCCAAAACCGGCCTTTTTACCTCACCGAGAGGCGTTTTAGGTTGTCGCTAACCGGATGCCTCGCCATCGGCCCAAATGGCATTTACTTTTTAACGTGACAAAGGCTAACGACACGGATGGTTAAGCCATCAGCTTTCCGGAAGTTGCTAGTGCTGGAATCGAACCAACATACAACCATTCTAGCAAACGGCTATTCGCTGCATTACCACGTTGCCAACGTCTCCCATTTTTGCTTCATATGCAAATAGGATGCTGGGATTTTGCACCCTTGTTTTAACGAGAAGAAGGGCCCTTTTTCTAATTCTCCGACCAGCTCTAGACTGGATTGGCAGCTTCTCTTCCTCTCTTTTTATTATACCACTATCTTTATCGTTGTCAAGTACAAACTATCAAAATCCTACGAATTCCATCTCAAGATCAATAGAAGCCAGTCTAGCTATTGAACCATTTTTAAGTTTAGCTGTTACTTCACCGGTTGAGTCACAAATGGATTGAATTTCAGCATCTTCTAAATCTTGTTCCGTATACGATACATCTTCCAATTCAGCATCATCAATCCATGCGGTTCCATCATTGCAGTAATAGTCAGCCCTGATTGAATACTTCCAGCCGTTGATTGGTTTCATTGTTAGCCCTTTATGGATCTTCGTTTTCTAGCGTTTCAGTATCGTAATCTTCTAGCTCTAAATTAAGAGCCTTTGCGATGATTTCACAGTCCCAAGCCATCATATCGAAACCCTCTAGACCCTCATCCGTGCTATAATCCCAAACTCCGTCAAGAGCGTCATAGCATGAATTTCGTAGGCGCTGTAATGCGTCTTTGACTTCTTTCAATTTTTCTGTGTCAATCATAATATACCTTTCTAAAGTAAAAAAGCGGGGAATGGTTGGATTCGAACCAACATAAAGGCTTGATGATTGCCCCAAGACTTTTTAGATATTTTCTCTCGCGTCCATCACTGGGATTCATCACTTCCACATTTCCGACGCGATACCTTTTTTCTAAAAATTCTTGACCGTAGGTTTAATGCTACGTGCTTTGCCGTTAAGCTACATCCCCGTGTTGTTCTTCTATTATACATTATCGACTGTCGTTGTCAATAGTATTAGAATATTTTTTCCAAATTTCTAAATCTAGTTCAGCCGGGCTTTTGTGAGCTTGGTCACAGTAATCTAAAAAGATTCGTTCCAATTCAGCGTATTTCTTGTTGGTCGGAGTGCTTTTGGGCGCGTCGTGTCCCTGTTCTCTTAACCATCGTAAAATATGGGTGTCTAGCACTGCATGCCTAGCATTACGTTGCGAGTGCACCACAAAAAATGAAGCGGTCTTTCTTCCTACTCCATAAACTTGTTCAAGATCATCGGCCTTAACACACGACAAAGAATCTTTTAGCTTAACAATTTCGCTGAATGCCCGGGTAATTCTTTTATATTGACCCAATTTATGAATTTGTGTTACTCGCAAAAGGGCCGAGTCGGATATCTTGTTAAGATGAATAATCCACTCAAATGGGGTCATTGTGCCCATCTGACAAGGGGTAAACAAAAAGCTTTCAAGCTTTCTTGCGGTTTGACGAGCGTTCTTGCCTGCAACCAAAATAGAAAACAAGGCGAATTCTTCTAACTCAAACTGACTACGATCAAATTTTGTAATTTGCTCTGGAATAATCATCCTTTTGGCTCCTTATGTAAGTATTATACTATACAAACTAAGAATGTCAATAGCTAGAATTTATTTCAAAAGAAATTTCGTACTTATCAGATTCCGGCTGGGCCTTTACTGTAACCCTGTTCACCTGAGTAGTAGCACAACCTGTACACAATACAACCAAGATCAAAACTAGATATTTCATATTCTTAACTCCTTATACCATATATATCGGCAAGGCGTCAAGAGAACATGAGATAAAAAAGAAAAAAGATATACCCCCCGAAAGAGGGGGCCCGGCCGGCCCGGCTCCCCCCGTTAGAGGGGTAGCACTTTGGGGGTATTAGTCTTCTAAATTAAAACCAAGAACTTCAGCGATTACTTGACACTTTTCTATCATGCATTCAGAATGACCAAGCAAATCATCGAGACTGTCACCTGTTTCAAAATCAATTGGTTCGATACCACCTTCGTTAACAATTTTATTGAAAGAGCTGTACATCTCCTGCACTAAATTTTTAACTTCATTTAACTGAGCCGCTTTAACAAAAAACTCCATCGCACTGTCCTCTCAACTTAGATTTACAACCTTCCATTCCTAACCACACAACATCTGCATTATACACGGCTTTTTCGTTGTTGTCAACAAAAGAGCAGTATTTATAAGGATTATATTTAATGGGGCGATTCCAAATACCTTCAAACGAAGGTGTCCTAATCTCCAAGCGTTCTGCAACAACGTAAGCATGAACATTCTTACGCTGATCTTTTAGGACACGTTTCCGGCCCTTCTGCGAGACCCTAAATTCTACGTTATAGGCGATTATATTTGTATGGTGGCCGACCACCTTGCCCCGGTGCTTAACAGAGTAGCAATCTCTATGCAAGTTCCAATAAACGTAATAGCGGGCTTTACTCATGGCTTTCACTTATAATAAACCAAATAAATCTCGTCTGCGTCCATTTTATACCCTGACTTATCGCCTGTCAAGAGGTCATTTACTGGAAAAAACTCATCGCCAAAAGAAAAGTTTTCGTCAGCCGCAAGAACTTCTACTTCTTGTCTTAGTTGCTCGGGTGAAAGCCTCTTAAGCTTTTCTAATAATTCTTTATAGGTCATGTCATTTCTTTTCTCCAATTAGATATACAACTTTACCATTCTCAGAATCATCAAGTTCAACATTGAAGTGTAAACTGTATTCTTTTTCATACCTTGCTTTAAGTTTTTGAAGTGCCTCAATGGCTTCATCAATACTATTACACTCAAAAATATCCCAAAGATCTATGTGTTTAATCAGCCTATCTTCCATTACTTTCTCCTTACGAGGCTTTCGCCCCGCTCCTTCGCGTTTTCCGCCGTGGGTCATGTACAATCTCCGCCTTTCGTCTACTGAACGAGTTATCACCGCTATGATGCTGTTGCCCTCGCATGAGTCACAAATTGAAGTGTTGTGTGAATACAACAATGAACCGCATTTCCTACAATTTTTCATATTCGACACTCGCTGCATTCTCTTGGCTCTGATAATTCAACAATGTGCCACTCTGTATCGTCGTCCTCGCAATAAAGCAGGGCCGAATCGTGGTCAATAAATGGGCCAACAAAACTTAATCCGTCTACAAAATTACCATAAACAATTACAAACATATTATTTTCCCTTTCTCAAAGCCCTTACAGTAAGTCTTAAACTAATCATTGCTAGCTCTGGACTTGGCCCTTGACCGTGACAATTAGCAAACTCGCCACCTAATAAAGTAGCAACATATAAACCGTTCCAGTGACTAAATTGAATGTGTGCCTTGATATCCATTGCTTTCTCCTTTACGATGATTATACACTATACATCGTCACTGTCAAGGCCCGGAGTTTAATAAAAGATATATTTTTCTTTACCCCCACAAAAGAGGGGGCCCGGCCGGCCCGGCGCCCCCCGTTAGAGGGGCTACCTTTTAGCTAGTTCTTGGCAACGATCTTTTTGAGGCTCAGCGTTCGATAGCCACCGTTTGCACAATCGACGGTGATATACTTGCCATTAGGGCCGATACCCCTCTTTTCAACTACTCCACTGATAGAACGCAAGATATTGCGATTACCATGCAAAGGATAAAAAACATCGACCACGCTACCAACTTTAGCACCGATAGCCTTAAAAGAAACCATATAAAATCCTTAAAAATAATAAATTTTAAACAAAGGATGCGACAGCTACATCTCTGCAACTGTCGCACCCCCACACAAAGAAAAACTACGCTTCTTTAGTCGCAAACTTTTCAGCCTGATCTTTTCGGTAACGCTCTTGACGCTCAACAAGGGCTTTAATTAGAGAGTCTAGGCCAGACGCTCCAACCTTAACGGAAACCTCGTTATTCTCGCTGTCACGAAATTCGATTGAATCGTAATTCCAACCAATATAGGTCGTAGAAGCATCAAACGAAACCGACTGTTTAACCTTGAGCATTTTAGCTCTCCTAACAAAGAAATGAAACTTACACTCTAATTATACCGGGCGATCAATGATTGTCAAATTTCAGACCGTTAATTTCAAAATACTTTTCGCAATCATTCTTGGAGTCAATCAAGCTCTTTCCGGTGCGTTCCTTATAAAGTTTAACACACGCAAGCTTACCACGATGCTGACCCTCATACTGTTCTTCAACAGTCAAATAAATAGAATGAGCGGTCACTTCACAAAGCTTAATAATTAACTTTGCTACGTGAGAATCCAAGAAAGGGGCAGACTTTGCCGCATTCAATAAATGTCGGATGGCTTCAGTATTCATTCGTTTTCTCCTTTTCCTTATTATACATTATCGACAGAGGTTGTCAAGTTCTTTAGTAAAAATCTTACAAGTTCTTTCGGCCCGGCTTGCCCTAATTAATAGGGGGAAAACTAATCTTTTCCAAAATAATCTATGCTATCGTTATTGTGCGTTAACCCCTGCTTGGTCAATTCTCCAACAACATCGATAATCCCTTGATCTCGGTAAAGTCTTACCAAATAATCCATACAAAATTGCTTCCATTCGTCAACACTTATTTCCCCGGATAGAAACAATCTTCGAACGTCGTCATAACTTGACCTATCATTCCATTTCATTTCAATTCCCCTTTGTGCTAATAATCGTACTGACCGTGATCCCAGTCATCGCCGCCCATGTAATCCTGCCATTCCGTATATTCGTCCGGCTGGCCGTCGTCGTAGTTCTCGTTGGCTTCCTCGTCGCCCCAAAACTGGGCCATTTCCTCGGCGGTCAACTCTGGGCCATTGAATTCATCGCACTGAGACTTTTCAAAACTAGACATTTTAATTCCCCTTTGTGTCTTTTCTATTAATCCTGCTGACTGTTTTATTATACAATATATATCGTCCTTGTCAAGTGCCCGGCTGAAATAAAAAAAAGAATATTTCTTTTACCCCACCAAAAGAAGACCCCCCATTAGAGGGGGCCCGGCCGGCCCGGCGCCCCCCGTTAGAGGGGACTTACCCGACACCACCTATCTGGAGTAGCTATGTTTGACCCCCTCCTTTTTGAGTACCTTGAGGGCCTCGGATGCTTCTGAACCCTTTGGCTGTACCCCATGAATGAGGAGCCCGAAACTGGTGTACCTCGTTTGGGGGTTGGCTGCGTGTTCATCGGTATGATCGATTTCCAAGCCTAGTTCAGTGGCTTGTTGTACACTGAACACAACTTTAGCATATCTTAGTTTATACTGTTCGATCAAGTAGTCCTCTCGACCCCCCTCGCTGGCGGTAAGCACTAGATTCTCTGGAATGTCATACAATCGGTTAACCCAGTATCGTACACTCTTGGTGTAAGCGTAGAATAAGCGGCCCGGGTTGTTTCGAGCAACTTCAATCCAAGCGTCAAAATAATCTTGGTTGAAAAAATCACCGGCAACATGAATCCGGCATACCCCTAAATCGTGGGGCATGCTAGACTGAATCGATTCGATCATCTCGGCTTTAGTTAATGGCCGTAAAGCGTCGAAATTGTGCTTGCGTGAATTGTAAACGTTAGTGTATACTACTTCCTGCGAAGCGGAAAAGCAGCGGAGTTGAGTAGCCGGGCCATCTTTGATAGAACGTTTACCGTCTTTTAAAACGGCTTTAGATAGGCAATCCTTAGCGAATGGGCAAGAGTAGCCCGAAAGCAGGTCTAATGAATAAACCTTTCGGCCATCTTCCAAGTAAACAGCGATAGATTCTACTTCGGCAAGTGCTTCGATCTTTGCATTAGCTGGGCTGAATTTTAGCATTTCTTTGTTCCTTTGTGTTATTGCCTTTGACTCTCTTATTATACAATATCGGCAACCGTTGTCAAGTACTTAAATTTATTTTTTATAAAATCCTGCTGACCCTACTAATGGGGGATACGCTAGAAAAAAACTTTTTTGATTTTATTTTATACCCCCCGAAAGAGTGTACCCAGATAGACACCCCCCAAAAGAGGGGGCCCGGCCGGCCCGGCTCCCCCCTTCGGAGGGGTATCCCACCACAAGATACTACCCCCGAGAGAGGAGCCCACGCTACTATACCGCTAAATCGCTGACCCCCATATCGGATTCGAACTGGTGGAAAAATGCTTCGTTGTAAATCGCCGTCGATTCGATGAAGGCTTCCAGCTCCAAGAGGTCTTCTTGGGTTGGCATGTAAACTTCGTCGCACTGCTGAGTTTCAAAAACGTTTTCCATTTTCCTAATCCTTTGTGTGATAGAACGTCTTTCGTATGTCTCTATTATACAGTATCGGCCCGGTTTGTCAAGAACTTTATTGAAAAATCTTAGTTGGAGTCCAGAATTTTGGACGGGCTCGGAACGGCCCTTCTTCGTCACAGAACATCATTCCATCGGGGGTACAATAATTCCATTCGCTGAAAATTTCATACCACTTTACCCAACCTTCATCGGTTAGAATTGGCGACCCGTCTTTTGGGGCGGTTTCAATTGGTTGAATATCAATCATTTTCCAGTCCTTTTTCTGATTAGCTGATTATATTATATCTTATTTATCGGCCTTGTCAAGACTAAAATTTAGCTGAATGCCAAAATCTCAGTGACTATTACCTATCCCAGCCGCCCCTATTTATAGGGGTGTTACACACCACAAAATTCTGCTGACCCGGAAATCCTACTGACCATTCACCCAAAAACACGCCCCTATTTATAGGGGCGCTACACCCGCCCGCCCGAGGCCCCCCGCTAGGGGGGTCAGGCCACCCAGTCGGGGGGGATAGCCCCCCTTTCGAGCGTACTACTCAAAGTCATCGGCGTCGATTATACCTGCACGGATGGCCACCGTAACGAACGCGATTTCCTTTCGGTATACCATATCCTCATCGATATTGTATTGGATATCGCCTTCTGGATTCGCTTCAAGCTGGGCCCGGTAATTTGCTACCCGAGCAGCTTTTTCGTTTTTGTGTTGCCTATGCTTGGAAGTCTTTTTTGTGGCGATACCTACCGCCTTTGCGAGAACACGTAGCGAACGAATACTACCGCCTTTCGAACGGTATTCAGCTTTCAAGTGCTTGTTGGCAAGGCCGAAAGCGTTTTCAATCGCAATGTCTAGTTCTGTGAAATCGTACATTCTTTTTTTCCTTTGTGTGAGATAAACTTGCCTTACACTACTATAACCGCACAAACTAAACAAGATTAACAGGTCCGATTTATATTTTGTGATAAAAAGATTTTTTGATTGTCGTAAGTTGTTATATCGCATAGACTTGTAGCACGAAATTATTTTACAACTTTTTTTTGGCACGATATTTGCAATAGATATAGTATAAAAGGGGGGGGAATATAGAAAAAACTTTTGTGATTTTATTACACACCCCCCTAACGGGTGGTCTCACATATACACCCCCCAAAAGGGGGGCCGGGAGCCCCCGGTCCCCCCGTTAGAGGGGGTATCCCCCCTTCTGGGCTACCACCCCCCCCGTTCAGGTGGTTTTCAAAAAAATAAGAAAAGTTTTTTTCTGGAGCATCCCCCGATAGAGGGACGCCCCAAAGAGTGGCTGGGTTGCCACCCCCCTTTCGGGCTACATGGCTTGGATCTTTGCCAACCCCACTTCTAGGTTAGTTCGCAAGAGGCGGTAATCGTCTTGGCTTAAATAAACCTGTTCGCCTACTTTGTTGAAAACGTCGTGAGTTTCGTAGCTTCGTTCTTCCTCATGTTCTAAGGTAGATACCACGGTGAAACCGTTGGTTAGGTTGTACTTGATTGTTCGTTCATTTACTTTTTCTACTAGCATCTTTTTTTCCTTTGTGTTAGTTGCTTTCTACTCTTCTATTATACCTTATCGGCCCGGCTTGTCAAGAGACTTTAAAGATATTTTAAAGCTTTTTCTGCTTGGGCCTTTAATCCCTCAAAAAGCTTGCGGGTTTCTTCGCTAATTCCTTCTTGCGATAGAAGGTCTTCGATGGCTTCGATTGCTTGTTTGATGTTTTTGTAGTAGTTCATTTTCTTTTTTCCTTTTGTGTTTTGTTTTGTTTTGTTTCGATCAAGCCACGTTAGGTTTGTTATCGGCTTTCGCCTTCCGTTTTAGTCAAGCAACTTTTTGTTTTTCCTTTTCTTTATTATACCTTATCGGCCGGGCTTGTCAAGTCTCTTGAGTCATTTTTTAGAAGAAATTTAAAATTTCTTCCAAGGCAGCTTCTAGTTCTTCCGACATCCCCGATTCAGGGGATTCTTCGTTCACTTCTTCAATCCAGATCAATTCGATTTCGACCGATTCTAGTACTTCATCCGATTGTAGATTCTCAAAAACGTTCATTTCTTTTTTCCTTTGTGTTATTGTCTTCGTTTTCTCTATTATACTCTATCGACCAACTTTGTCAAGAGACTTTATTGAATTTCTTCAAATTTCTTTTCGAGATATTTTAAATCGTTTGAACGATTTCTGCAATTTCTTGGCGATCCCTCACCGTATGCAATCCAATACTTCTTTGACAATGCAAAATATTCTTTTTTACCATTGCCAGCTTCTACGATGCTAACCTTAACACCACTTTTTAAAACTTTGCTTTTTAGAATGTTCATTTCTTTTTTCCTTATTTTAAACTTTTGTTCTCTTCTACCACTATAACCGCAGAAAACAAATAAGATTAACAGGTCTGATTTATATTTTGTTGCAAAAAGATTTTTTCGTCGTCGTAAGTCATTGGTAGATAACAACTTATGATTCGAAATTATTTTTAAAATATTTTTTGGCACGATATTTGCACTGCTTGTAGTACAAAAGGGGGGTATTGCAGAAAAAAACTTTTTTGATTTTATTGTGACCCACCCAGAAGAGGGGGTATTTGAGAGATCCCCCAAAAGGGGGGTTCCGGGCCGGCCCGGCCCCCTCGTTCGGGGGGATATCCCCCCTTTCAGGCTACACCCCCCCATTCGGGTGGAGTTTAGAAAAAAACTTTTTTCTTTTTTTTCTCGTACCACCCAGAAGGGGGATCACCCCCCTTCCTAGCGTACCACCACTATCCAGCAAGTTTTTCCAACATTTTTAACGTCCATGCGGGGCCACTAGGAAGCGGGTGCATTTCCCCGGCAGGATTGTAGAGGGTGCATTCTTCATAGTATCGGTCGTCGTCCCATTCTGTGGTTACGATAACATACCATCCGGTTTTAAAGGTAAACTTTGTGGCTCTGTTTGCGATGGTTTCGATGAGTTGGATAGAAGAAGTTTGTTCGTCCATTTTTTTTCCTTTGTGTTTGTGTCTCGTATGTTCTTATTATACCTTATCGGCCCAACCCCGTCAAGAGTTGAGCCGAATTTTTTTTTATTTTTTTTATCTTACAATGGCCAACTTTGGAACTAGGCTTTTAGGCCCTTGTCGAATGTCAATTGCGGTTCCGTCCTTGCAAACTAGCATGATAGGAATCATCCAGTAGTCCTCTCCATCATATTCAATCAAGAAAACATACTTGGTTCCGGCGTCAAGAGCAACTTCGTTGAGACCTACGGTGAACATGTTTAGCTTTTCCATTTTTTCTTTCCTTTGTGTGAAACTGTCTTTCGTATGTTTGTATTATACAATATCGACTCAACCCCGTCAAGAGTTGAGCCGAATTTTTTTTATTTTTTTTATTGGAACATATCCATTGCGATTGCGTGAAGTTCACAAGAATAGTTGTTCGTCAAGTAATCGCATTCCGCATCCGTCAATGGGCGATTTTCGACGATATGCCAGCCACCCCGGCAGAACACGGTATCATCGGCAGGTTCTAGTTCTAGGTCGATAACTTGGTTGATTGTAATCATTTTTTCTTTCCTTTGTGTTTGAAACTGTCTTTCGTATGTTCTTATTATACCTTATCGACCAATCTTGGTCAAGAGCTTTAACCTAAAATTCCGTTTTTATTTTTAACCACTTCAACTAAGTAGCTATAGCTCTTGCTGGTATGAACCGTACCATCCGCACAGCGAGCAATAAAATATTGCTGCTTTGTTCCGCGCAATCGGCACTCGATTTTCCAAACTAGTTTTTCTGTACTAAACATTTTTTTTCCTTGTGTGAAACTGTCTTTCGTATGCTCTTATTATACTCTAATTATCGCCATTGTCAATAGGAAACTTTATTTTTTATTTTTTTATTTTTCTAGTATACGGCCATATACTGTAAAAATGTATATCGTATTCTATTGTAAAGTATATTTCAGTATACCTATAAACCGCTGTACATAGTGTACAACCAGTATCATATATCGTTGTACATAGTGTACTGGCATACCCCTAGTTTTTCGTTCACCCCCCCTGTCTAGCGACCCCCCGCCGGGGGGTGGGGTGGGTATTGCATACCAAGTCGCTAATTTATATAGATAAAAAACCACCCTTAGCAACACAATGATCCTTATAGTATCTAAAAACAGCAGTATGGCCAACAATTGCTATATGGTCGGCTATTTCTCTAAAAGTTTTTCCTTCTTCCACCATTGATATAATTAGGTCTTTATATGGTTCCAGATTAGATTTTGCTTTTTTATATTTGTTTATAGCATTGTGCTTTGATGTAGAAGACTCTAAATGCTCTGGATTGCAGCATTTTCTATTATGGCATTTGTGATGAACTAAATATGGATAATCATTATAATGATAAGCATATGAAACCCTATGACATAAATATTGTTTTTTATCATAGATAAAATAACCATAACCCTCTTTTGTCGCTTTTTGCCACTCCCAGCATCCATTATCAACCTTGATTAGATTTTTATCTACTTTATTTAAATATAGCTCTTTTAATGGAAAATCTGAATCTTGTTTATTTTTATTGTAAATAACGTCTTCGTGCAAAGAGATTATAATTTCATGCTCTTTTTTTAGCAGCTTTTCCGGTGAACATTCTTCTATTATATAAAATAAAAAATCACTACCTATATTAAAATCTGTTTGCAAGCCTTTATTATAATGATTATTTTTATTTAATTCTTTAAAATGTAGTTTTAATCTTTGTATTACATCTTCTGATGAGCCTATATACGCCTTATATAAATCATTTCTACAAATAACATAAAGCCCACAGATAACTCTTGTTTCGTCTAAAGATATTTTATGCTTTAATAATTTAGATATATTTTTGTTTTTTACTTTATAATCTAGCCTGATTGATCTTAGTTGACTTTTTGATATTTGATATTTTTCGCATATCTCTTTATTTGATAGCCTGCCATAGTTCTCTACAATTTCTTGGGCTTTATCGTGTTTTAAAGTATTTCTTTTTTTATATAAGGATTTTTTGCCTTTTGGTCTAGCCATATAATATCTCCTGTAAAAAAGGGGGTCTGCATATAGATACACAAAAAACTACCTAGCACAACAAGCTCCTTCTTTTCAATATGTTATGCCCCTACTATTAACTGCATCCCCTTTCTGCTTTTTGTGCTATGCTCGCTAACTGTGACCCGGCTCTGTAGGCTTCCTTAAAAGCGGCATCATTGCTTCTTCTGGGGTACGATTACCCTTCTTAAAGTTGCAATCTCTGCATGCACACACCAGATTTTCCCAAGTGTTTCTACCGTTTCTACTTTGAGGCAAAACGTGATCTAGAGTTAAGTGTTCAGGCTTTTCACAGCCACAGTACTGACACGTATAATTGTCTCTTAAAAATACGTTACGTTTATTAGGAACGAACCTCTTATTTCTTTTAACGTACTTCTTGACCATAACTATCTTAGGAACTTGATAGTAGTCACCCCCGGCACTTAAAATAGGGTTTGGCCAAAATTCAATAGCTTGAACTACGCCTTTTAATAAAAGGACCATTCCTTTCTGCCAGCTACTAATAGTGATGACAGAATAATCCAAATTAAGTATAGTTGTTCTCATAATTTTTATCCTTTTTCTGTATTTAGTGTATATTATAAAATAGGTTTATATAAAGGAGAAAATAATGCATAATATAATACCGCCCGGCGAATATGTTGTCAAGGGCACTGAAGAATTAAATAAACAAGTGGCCCGGGAATTAGATATTCCTGACGAACCAAAACACACCACCGCACAGCTTTTCGAAGAAGGAGAGGAAATTGGAAGTAGACGACGAAACCCTACAGAAGATAATAAAGATAGCGAAGGCACTAGCTCCAAAGTACACATTTGATTGTCATAGTAAAGAAGATATCGAACAAGAAGCAATCATGATGGGCATCGAGGCATTGCCCCGGTACGATTCGGCTCGGCCCCTTGAAAACTTTCTTTACACCCATATTAGCAACCGGCTAAAAAATTTCAAGAGGGATAATTATTTTCGGCCAAATTCTGAGGGCGAACCCGAAAAGGTTCAGCAAAGTAAGAAGAATATTCTAGATGCCGGGTCCCTAAACGAGGGGGCTATCTACTTTGAGCCCGACTTGGATGACTATCTAGACAGCCGAGAAGCTGTAGAAAAAGTCCGGGCAGCCCTGCCAGCTTCTTATCGTAAAGACTATCTGAAGCTATGTGCCGGGGTAAGAGTGTCGGCCCATAGAAAGCAGGAGATTTATTCTTTAATTAAGGAAATTTTAGATGGCTAGTTTAAAGACCGGGCGTTTCTCAATATCCGAAATAGGCTATATTAGGGCGAACGTAGATCGGCAAAGCGTAGACGAGATAGCCGGGCATCTTAACCGGGACCCCATATCGGTCCATAACTGGATCGCTAAAAATGTGGGGTTTTCATCGGGCGAAAAAAGGGAGGCTGAAGTCCATCAAGAACTCAAGGGGCGACCATATTATAAGGAACTCGCCAAGCAGTTTTCAGAAGATGAGCTGGCAATGTTTGAGTTTCATTTTAAAAAGATGTGGGCCCAGTTCAAAGATGACGTTTTCCATACCGAAGAGATGCAAATTATCGACTTGGTAAAATTAGAAATATTAATGAACCGCATACTCCGGGGCCAGCAGGAAACAGTAGAAAAGATATACCGGCTTGAGGACGAGCTTCAAGACGCAGAAAGGGCCGACGATAAAGATACGGCGATGGCTCTGGAAAGACAGATTGCCACGCTCCGGGCATCACAGGAAACGATGTCCCGGGACTTTAAAGATTTGCAGGCCCGTAAATCTGCTTTATATAAAGATCTAAAGGGTACGCGCGAACAGCGTATTAAGGCGATTGAAGATCATCGCCAGACATTCCCAACTTTAATTACCAAAGTAATGACGGACCCTAAATACCGGCAGGATATGGCCACTTATATCGAAAAGATGCGGCTGGCTACGGAAAAAGAAAGGGCCCGGTTATCTGAGTTAATTTCCTATGAGGACAATATACCAGATAGACCATTGTTAAACTCTGACTCTACAATGAAGGACGAATAAAAATGACACCAGAAAATTTTATATATTGGATACAGGGATTTTTTGAAATACAAGACCCAAAAAATATTACTGAACAACAGGTCCAGATTATTAAAGACCATATAGCACTAGTGCTAAAAAAAGATACGCCGCAATATACGCTAAATTTTATTAAGAGCGATTCATCAGAAATATATTGCTTAAATCAGAAGCCTCCTCTACCAACAAATCCAGTAAATAACATTGTATTACCATTCGGAGGATCTTGTTAATGAAAACAGCCATAATATACGGCGTCACCGGGCAGGACGGGTTTTATTTAACCCAAGAATTACTAAGGCACAATTATCAAGTAGTTGGTGTTACGCGAAGATCAAGCACTAATAATACCACTAGATTGACCCCTTTTCTTACCAACAAAAATTTAACGCTTATAGAGGGCGATGTAACCGACTGTTTTTCTATAGCGAATTTAATAAACAAATATAGGCCCGACGAAATTTATAATCTTGCTGCACAGTCCCATGTGGCAACCTCGTTTGTCCAGCCTTCTTTGACTTGGGATATTACGGCCGGGGGATGTTTAAATATACTTGAGGCGATACGAAATGTTAGCCCGGGTATTAAGTTTTATCAGGCTTCTTCAAGCGAAATGTTTGGTAAAAATTATACGACCGCAGCCGATGGTAAAAAGTATCAAAATGAGGACACTCCGATGATGCCACAGTCGCCATATGCTATTGCCAAATTGGCGGCACATCACTTGGTAAGAAACTACCGGGACTCCTATGGCACCTTTGCATGCTCTGGTATTCTCTTTAATCATGAGAGCGCTCATAGGGGTGAGAATTTTGTTACCAGAAAGATTACCAAGTGGATAGGGGGATTGTGTGCCCTATCAAGAGAAAATAACGATATAGTATTTTATGATGATTATATATTGTGCGGCAATACTAAATATCCAAAGCTAAGACTAGGCAACCTAGAGGCTAAAAGAGACTGGGGACATGCAAAAGATTACTGCCGGGCCATGTATTTAATGCTACAACAAGATACCCCGGACGATTATGTTGTTTCTACCCAAGAAACCCACAGTGTTAAAGAGTTTTTAGATACGGCCTTTAAGGTGGCTCATTTGGGCGATTATAATAATTATATTGTTATAGATCCCGCTTTTTATAGACCAGCCGAGGTTGATTACTTATTGGGAGATTCTACTAAAGCTAGAACAGTTTTAAAGTGGACCCCTGAATATGATTTTGCTTCTTTAGTAGAAGAAATGGTGGAGCACGATATACATGAGGCAGAGAAGACAAGATTCGGAATTGCGCAAGTCAGTTCTCGTTAGAGATAAACATACGTGCCAGCTTTGTTTTAAAAAGAAAAGGGCCCGGTATTTACAGGTGCACCATATCAGGATGTGGTCTAGGTCGGCCCATTTAAGATTTGAGCCGGGCAACTGTATTACGTTATGTATTCCTTGCCATAAATCAATTAGGGGCAAAGAACATCATTACGAAAGTTATTTTATGAGGATTATTAATGAGTGAATATATAATATTGAGAGACACTAGAGAAAAACAAGGCTGGGATTTTCCCCGGGACAATTTGTGTCTGGGAGTTGAGGATGTTGCCCTAAAGACCGGGGACTACACTATGAAAGGATATGAAAACGTAATTTGTATAGAGCGTAAAAAGGAAGTATCCGAAATAGCTGGAAATATTGGTAAATATAAAAAAAGATTTGAGGCCGAACTACAGAGACTCACAGCCTTTAGATATTCATATATTATTTGTGAATTTAGTTTACAGGACATAATAGATTATCCAAAGTTTTCACATATACCACAAAAGAGAAGACAGAACATAGTTATTACCGGAAAGTATGTCCTAAAATGCCTAATAGAATATCAGCTAAAATATGGCGTACATGTTATGTTTTGCGAAAATCCTGAAAACGCCGCCCATTTTGCCCGGAGCCTTATGAAAAGAATACATGAAATGCTAGAGAAAGAAAATGATCTCAATAGAAAATAAACTAAAAGATGCTTGGCTAAACATAGAAGTTAATGAAAACGATCTATTTAATCCTTTATCTATATTAGACGAAGTAGAAGACGTTGAGCAATATATAGAGCGCATAACTTGGTTAATGGCCCAGCCCGAGTATTTTTCTTTTATTACAAAATATGTATTAAATCTTGAGCTTGCCCCTTTCCAGTATGTCGTTTTACAGGAAATGTGGAATAAAAAATTTCCAATGCTCATCGGTAGCCGTGGTATGTCTAAGTCTTTTACTATGGCTGTATACTGTATATTAAGATGCTTGCTTATGCCACGTAGAAAAATTATCGTGGTCGGTGCGGCTTTCCGCCAGTCCAAAGTTATTTTCGAATATATGGAAACGATTTGGAAGAATGCTCCGATATTAAGGGATTTGTGTGATAAAGATAGCGGGCCTTCTAGAGACATAGATAGGTGCGTTCTTAGGATTAACGGTGGAACTATTACCTGCCTACCTCTGGGCAATGGCGAAAAAATTAGAGGTCAGCGCGCTAACGACATTATAGCCGACGAATTTGCTTCTATACCGAGAGATATTTTTGAAAACGTTGTAGCGGGTTTTGCGTCAGTTTCAGCTTCGCCAATAGAAAATATTAAGCTAAAAGCATCAAGGAAAAAGGCCAAAGAGCTTGGTGTTGTGTGGGAAGACCATTTAGAGGATGCTGGAACTATACATGCCACAAACCAGATTATATTATCAGGTACAGCATACTATGAATTTAATCACTTTGCCCAATACTGGAAAAAATATAAAAGCATTGTAGAGACCAAGGGCAACTATAAAAAACTAACAGAAGTATTAGGCTCTCCACCAAGCCCAGATTTTAATTGGGCAGATTATACAATACTAAGAATACCAGTTAATTATTTGCCGGAAGGATTCATGGATGAAGCTCAGATAGAGCGAGCTAGGGCCACTGTTCACTCCGGCATCTTTCAGATGGAATATGGCTCAGTATTTACCTCAGACTCTCAGGGCTTCTTTAAACGCAGCTTGATTGAGTCTTGTTGCGTGTCAAACGATAATCCTATTAAGCTACCAAGCGGAGACGTTTTCTTTGAGCCACTGCTTACGGGCAGTCAGCAGAAACAATATGTTTATGGAGTTGACCCAGCTTCGGAAGTGGATAATTTTAGCATAGTCGTATTAGAAATAAATGACGATCATAGAAGAATAGTTCATTGCTGGACTACTAATAGGCAAGAGCACAAAAATAGGGTCAAGTCTGGGCTAGCAGAAGAGGATGATTTTTATTCTTATTGTGCTAGAAAAATACGTAATCTAATGAAGATATTTCCCTGTAGAGAAATCGCTATGGACTCTCAGGGTGGCGGTATAGCGGTCATGGAAGCACTGCACGACAAAGATAAGATCAGGGACGGAGAACTACCGATATGGCCGACAATAGATGCAGAAAGCCCAAAGGATACAGACGACAATCCGGGCCTACATATATTAAAAATGTGCAACTTTGCTAAAGCAGACTGGCTTAGCGAAGCTAACCACGGTCTGCGTAAAGACATGGAGGACAAAGTCCTTCTTTTCCCATATTTTGATGCTGTTAGCTTGGGCCTATCATCAGAATTAGATAATTTAGAGAATCGGCTTTATGATACAAGAGAAGATTGTATTTTAGAAATAGAAGAACTTAAAAATGAATTATCTATGATTGTAATCAGCCAAACACAAAGCGGCAGAGAACGATGGGATACGCCTGAAACTAAAATAGGTATAAATAAAAAACTTAAACTAAGAAAAGATAGATATTCTTCTTTACTAATGGCCAATATGTCGGCTAGATCTAAGCCCTCTGTTAATGTGATAGAGTCTTATACATGCATAGGCGGATTTGCTCAATCTTATAATTCTAATGATTCTGATGATAGCGATGAAGACCTATATTATGGACCCCAGTGGTGGTCGCCAGAATACTAATTCTGTGTATAGAATTATGTAATGGTATTACTAATTCAATTACAGGGGTTTTAATCAAATTATGAATAAGTCACCAGAAGATCAAGAGTTTTTTAGAAGTTATGGCTCCAAAGAAATTGTTGATGCTTATGGCTCAGTAGAAAGAGCAACGGCCTATAGAGACAGAACATTTATTGATGTTGAGCCAAGTCGCTCCGTTAGGCCCGGATTTAATAAATCTGATTATTATTCCTTTAGATCATCAGAAATTATACCTTCTCAACAAAAGAAGATCATGAAGCAGTCGATGGATGCTTATGATAGAGTTGGTATTGTAAGAAATGTAATCGACCTCATGGGAGATTTTGCGTGTCAGGGCATTACTCTTGTTCACGAAAATAAAACAATAGAAAAATTTTATAGAAGATGGTTTTCCGAAGTAAATGGTATAGAAAGATCAGAAAGATTTTGCAATTATCTATTTCGTCACGGAAACCCAATAGTTAGACGATCCACAGCTAAAATTTCTGCTAAAAAAGAAAAAGAACTGAGAGCTTCAGCCGCCGAAGATATTTACCCGGAAGAAGTAGATGTAAAAAAGCGAGAGATTCCGTGGAGATATGAATTCTTAAATCCTACAGCCTGTGACTTTAAGAAGACCGGGGTAGGCCAATATAAGCTTGTAATGAATCTAAGCTCAAGCACCGTCCAAGATCTAAAACGACAAAACAATGTTTATGTTTTATCTGATAACTTGCGTAAGAATATTGAAGCAGGGCAAAACTATATCGATTTAGATACAAACTCTGTCTCTATATATCATTACAAAAAAGACGATTGGCTATTATGGGCTAATCCTATGATTTACGCAATTCTAGATGATATTTTCATGCTAGAAAAAATGAAGCTTGCAGATTTGGCGGCTCTAGACGGGGCTATTTCTAATATTCGCCTTTGGACTCTGGGAGACCTAGAACACAAGATTGCTCCAAAGAAAGCTATATTAAATAAACTAAGAGATATATTAGCCAGCAATGTCGGTGGCGGTACTATGGATCTTGTATGGGGCCCCGAACTTAAATTTACCGAAAGCAACTCCCAGATTTATAAATTCTTGGGCTCTGAAAAATACCAACCTGTTCTTACCTCAATTTATGCCGGGCTCGGCATACCCCCAACACTCACCGGGGCGTCTGGGTCTAGCGGCGGATATACCAATAATTATGTTTCTCTTAAAACATTAATTGAAAGATTAGAATACGGCAGATCTGTATTATTAACCTTCTGGCAGAAGGAGCTAGAAATAATAAGAAAAGCTATGGGCTTTAAAAAAGCGGCCCAGATTCACTTTGATTCTATTATTTTATCAGACGAAGCATCCATGAAGAAACTAATGATCGATCTGGCTGACAGAAACATCATTAGCAATGAAACATTGCTTGAACGAATGAGAGAAATGCCAGAAATAGAAAAAATCCGTGTCAAGCGGGAAGAGAAGGCTAGAAATGAAAATAATGATATGCCAGATAAGGCTAGTCCATTTCATAGTCCACAGCACGCTAAAAAGATTGCTGAAATATCTGCTCAGAGGGGCGCACTAGATAAGCCTTATTATGACAAGTTAGAGATTCCATATAAGGAGCCGACAGTGCCTCAAGGTGGCGGCGGTCTTGGTAATCCTGCAAAACCAAAGGATAACCCATCTCCATCTGGTGGTCGCCCCCTGAACAGTAAAGACACAACCAAAAGAGCTACTAAGGTTGTTCAGCCAAGAAGCAAGGCCGACATTGCTATGTGGGCTGTTTCTGCACAAAAACAAATAGCCGATATCTTAAATCCTTTTATCTTAAAACATTTTGATAAGAAAAATTTAAGGGCTATGACCAATGAAGAAACACGCCAATATGAAAACCTTAAATTGTCAGTTTTAGCCAATATTGAGCCTTTTACCAAGATAGGCCCGGAAAATGTTTATGAGGCTATTAATCTAAATAAAACTTATTCTAAAGAGTTTTCAGACATGGTAAAAACAAAGGTAGAAGAGTTTATTTCTGATAATAATGAAAAGCCAAGCTTTGAACAAATGAAGCATATTTATGCTAATTGTTATGCCGAATTAACTTAAAAATAAATTTTTTGTGTATTAAGAAACGTATACATTTATTAAAACTATGAGGTTAAAAATGGAAATTTTTCAAAAAGAGATAGAAGACGGTTTGGCTCAAGCTATAGCTTCGCAGTCGTCCGTTGCTTATTTATCTCCGGCAGTCAGTGCCAAAAAAAGCTTCCATTTAAATGAAAGGTCCGTTGCTCACATTGTTAAAGCCGCCGAGCTTGATAATGAGAACCAAATGGACCTTTTTTATTTAACATCTGTTCTTGTCAGCACCGGCTGGAATAAAAACGACGACATATTTCTAGCAGAAGAAATGTGGGCGGCTCGAAAAACCCCGGAAGACAAACAGTTTAATTATATGCACAATGAAAAGGATATCATCGGCCATATTACGGGTAATTATGTTGTTGATTATATGGGCGACTTAATACCAGACGATATGGATCTAGCAGATATTCCTGCCGATTTTAATATTATCACTAATGCTGTTATTTATAAGACTTGGAGTGATAAAGAACTTAGAGACAGAATGAGAACCATCATTGAAGAAATTGAGCAAGGTGGTAAATGGCATGTTTCTATGGAGTGCCTGTTTCCAAGATTCGACTACGCCCTACAAGATAGTAAGGGCAGTATGAAACTGGTTAACCGGGAAGAGTCAACAGCATATTTAACAAAACACCTAAGAGCCTACGGGGGTTCCGGTGAATACGACGGTTATAAGCTTGGACGGGTTTTGCGCAATTTATCGTTTTCAGGTAAAGGCTTGGTAACAAAACCCGCTAATCCTCGCAGCGTTATATTAAATGAAAAATCTGTTTCTGAAAATATTAAGGAGAAACAAATGGATATTGAAGAACTGAAGGCCAAACTAGCTAAAGCTGAACTTGAGCTAGCAGAAGCCGCAAAGATGAACGAAGAAATGAAAAAGAAAATGGAGCAAAAGAAAGACGAAGAAAGCAAAGCTACTCTAGCCCAGCTAGAAGAATACAAAACAGCTATTGCTGAAAAAGATCAAACTTTGGCTTCATTGCAAGAGCAAATCAGCAAGCTATCGCAAGAGCTTACAGACACCAAGGCATCTTTTGATGCTCTAAGGACTGAAAAAGAAGCTACTGAAGCTAAGTATCAAGATATGCAAAAGAAAATGAAAATGGAAAAGAGAAAGGCTCAGTTGGCGGAAGCTGGCGTTGAAGAGTCTGATCTAGAAGAAACCTTGGCTTCAGTTGAAGCTTTGGATGACGTAGGCTTCGATAAAATCGTAGCTATGATGAAAAAGAAAATGGCAAAAGAAAAAATGAAAGAAGTTCCTGCTAAGGCTAGCGAGTCTGCTGCGGAAGACATTTTGGATGATGCCGTTGAAAGCAATAAAACTGTTGCGTCTGTTATCAACGAAACCGAAGATGATGACGCTTCTCAAAAACTAAGATCATCTGCTGCTGAGTGGCTAGGCGGTTGCTTTTCTACTCTTGGCAAAAAAACTAAAAAGTAATAAATAGGAGATATAAATATGGCTCTAAAAGGCGATAGATACGAACTACAAACCGACATTTCTTTCTTCATGAATGAAGTTGCCGAGCGAGGCGGTATGGCCGTGTTAAGTACTGGTGGTTCCGGTGCTGCTATGGATCAAAGCCAAGCTTTGGTTACATATGCTTCAACTGGTTCTGGTAAAGTTCCTGTTGGTATTTTGCTAAACGATATGGTCAATATTGACCTAACTCGTCAGCACATTAATTGGTACAAGAACGAAGTACAGAAGGGCGGCAAGGTAACTTTGCTACGCAAAGGCTATGTTGTTACCAACAGAATTCAGGGCGCTGCTCCTGCTGCTGGTAATGCAGTTTATGTTGCTCATAGCGGAAACCTATCAGCAACAGACCTTGTTGGTCAAGGTACTTCGCTCGTAGTTGGTACTTGGATGTCAAGCCCAGACCAAGATGGTTACGCTAAGGTTGAAATCAATCTTCCTGTAACCCGTAGACAATAATTATAAAATATAAATAGGAGAATATAACATGGTTAAAAGCGTAGAACGTCCAAGCGACGAACTAATTGATCTATACAAAAGATCTGGTAGCGCAGACAAGTCTGTAGCTATCGAAGCACAACGCGAAATCGCAAAAGCTATCGAAACCCCTCTTCGTGAAGGCGTTTTGTTTGGCGATGTGATTGGCGGTATTTATCAGCCAATGCCTCTAGAAGCTAATGCTTCTCCAGAGTTTCCATTGGACTTGCTAGCTCCGGGCACCGAATTGGAGCATGTGGCCTATACCAACCCGGGCCACGGTCGCATCCCTGAAAAATCAGTGGAAAGCGACTACGTTATGATTCACACCTATGGCATCACTTCATCGATTGACTTCTTGCTAAAGTATGCTCGTCAAGCAAACTGGAATGTTTTGCAACGCGCTATGCAAGTTATGGAAGCTAGCTTCGTCAAGAAGATGAACGATGACGGCTGGCACACCTTGCTAGCTGCTGCTGTGGATCGTAACATTTTGGTTTATGACGCCGATGCGGCTGCTGGTCAGTTCACCAAGAGACTTGTTTCTCTTATGAAGACCGTTATGCGCCGAAACGGTGGCGGTAATAGCGTTACAGCTAAGGGCAAGTTGACCGATCTTTATATGTCTCCAGAAGGCATTGAAGACGTTCGCAACTGGGGCGTTGATCAGTTGGACGAAGTTTCTCGTAGAGAAGTTTACGTTGCTGCTGACAACGGCGGTCCTTTGGCTAGAATCTTTGGTGTTAACTTGAACGAATTGCTCGAATTGGGCGACGGTCAAGAATATCAAGATTACTTTGTAACCGATCTAGGTGGCGCTCTTGAAGGATCTGACGTTGAATTGCTAATTGGTTTGGATAAGGCTCGTACAACCAGCTTTATCATGCCAGTTCGTGAAAACGTTCAGGTATTCGAAGACGAAACCCTACATCGTCAACAAAGACAAGGCTATTACGGTTGGGCAGAACTAGGATTCGGCGTTTTGGATAATCGCCAAATCATTGCTGGTTCTTACTAAACCAAAAACAAAGAAGCGGGGTTGCAAAGCCCCGCTTTTTTTGTTGTATAATACTGCGGTTATGCCAAATATATTTTGGTGTAATTAGTAGCAGGGGGACTACTAATGACGAATCCAAGGTATGGCTACGTTCTAACGACCGACGATGAGGGCCGGGTAATCTGGTCATCTATTAATGAAAATAATATACTTCCTTCGCAGTCTGGTAAAGCTGATTATGTTTTATCTACAACCGGAAGCGGTATTTATTGGAGGCTTCCGAGCGCCTCTATTTCTATAGCTAATACAACCGCCAATCAGACATTCTATCCAGTGCTTTCTAGTGGCGATGGTTCTACAACGGGCGTATATGTCAGAAGTTCTCCCTATGCTTTTTCTTTTAACCCAAATCAAAATCGTTTATATACAGAAAATGCGACCGTAAATACTATTACTGTGGGCAGCGGTAATTCTGGTGGCATAGGTCAGCTATCTTGGAATCCTGATGATGGCACTTTAGATTTAGGCTTGCTGGGCGGTAATTCTACCCTTCAAGTTGGTCAAGAATTAATGATCCGGGTTTTTAATGATGAAAATAATCAAATTAATGATGGTCAAGTAGTATCTATTAATGGCGCTCAGGGACAGAGGCTTGCTATTTTAAGAGCCGTAGCTTCTGGTGCTTATTCTGCGGCTCATGCTATTGGTATTGCTACTGAGAATATTCCATCTAAACAATTAGGTTTCATTACTGTTTTTGGAGTAGTTAGAAATCTAAATACATATATTGACGGAAGTTCTGAAGGAAGGGAAATATTTTTATCGCCAACTACGCCGGGCGACTGGACAGTAACTCGCCCTTCAGCCCCTAATCATGCTGTTTCAGTAGGTTTTATTCAGAGAGAGCATCCAAACGCTGGCAGTATTTTTGTTAGGGTTCAAACAGGCGATCACTTAGAATACCTGCATGATGTTTTATTAACCTCTCCCGCCAGCGGAGATATTATAAGATATGATTCATCTAATCAGGTTTGGAAAAATAGCCCGCTTCCATCTGGTGGTATTTATACTGCCGGTAGTGGCTTAATATTAGAAGGCTCTCAATTTAGAGTTCATGGCACTGGACAATTAAGTGAGCTAAGATTAAGAGCTAATGCTAGTAACTATACAGCTATTATAGCGTCCGGGCTAAATACTAATTTGACTTTTATTTTACCATCAGGCTATGGATCTAATAATCAGGTGCTAAAGACAAATGGGGCCGGAGTTTTAGACTGGACTACCGTATCAACAGGAAGTACTTACACGGCCGGGTCTGGCTTAACTTTAGTCGGCTCAGAATTTAATCTTGCTGGAACTGGCGTATTAGATAAATTAACTGTTACAAATAAACAATCATCTAATATTCCTTTTATTGTAAGATCAGCCGCCGCTCAGTCTGCCAATATTCAAGAGTGGCAAAATTCAGCGCTGGGCGTTTTAGCTAGCGTAGACAAGGATGGTAATTTTAGCAATTCAGCGACTGGGGCTTTTAATTTTGTACAGCTTAATAGTACTTTGGCGGCGCAGTCGGGCATACTTTTTGTAAATAATAGTAAAATAGTATCTACGGCACCAAACTTAATATTTAATAATTCTAATTTAGCTTCACCGAAACTAACATTCCGGGCATCTGGCACTATAACGCCCGATATTTCATTAAATATACTTACTACGGCTAGTGGCTCTACTTCTGGCGTACAAACATTATCTTTCGAGGGATCGGCCGGGCAGTTATTTTCTATTACCGATGTTTTAAATAGCGGCACCATATTTAGTGTAAACGATATTTCTGGCTTACCTTTAATTGAGGCTGATGCAAGCGGCCTAGTTAGATTGGCCCGGTTTGGAACTGATGTTGAGGTTTATGCCCCGCTTGAATTAATGCCGACCGGAACCACATCGGGTAGAACTAATGAGCTTAGATTTTATGAGCTTGCTGCTAGTGGCTCAAACTATGTAGGATTTAGATCACCCGATTCTTTGGCGGCTAATCGTATATGGGTTTTGCCTACTGGCGATGGCTCTGCCTCTCAGGCCCTAACAACAAATGGGGCTGGTGTATTAAGCTGGTCAACGCCGTCCGGAACTACCTATACGGCTGGGTCTGGCTTGGCTTTAACGGGAACTCAGTTTAGTTTGGGTGGCACTGGCAATATTAGACAATTAAGATTTTTGTCTTCTGGTAATGCTAATTATATTTCTTTTACATCACCCGCCCTATCGGGTATTACAAATTATATTTTACCTACCGGCGATGGAACTTCTGGACAAGCTTTACTAACTAATGGCTCTGCGACTTTAAGCTGGGGCCTGCCAGTTCCTACCAGCGGCACAGCCACAGCCCTTAATAGTGTGGCCATAACAACCAATGCAAACTTTTATCCAGTTCTATCAAGCGGCACCGGGCCCAACGCTTCTTCCATAGATTTAGCTTTAACTTATAATCCTAGCACCGACATGCTTACAGCAAGCGGTATTACGGCAACTAGGTTTGCGGGTCATCCTAGCTCAATTATTACTGAATCTACCACATCTCGCACTCTACAGGCCGGGGATAATGGCGGCGTAATAATGTGTACTAATAATAGTGGAGCCACCCTAACAGTCCCAACAGGTCTTCCGGTAGGATTTTCTGTCGGCGTTATGGCTGCGGCTACTGGGGTTGTATCTTTTACAACATCTGGAACTACCTTAAATCATAGACAAAGCCATACTAAGCTGGCGGGACAATGGGCTATGGGAACTGTAATACAAAGAACGACCAATAATTTTGTTTTAGCTGGGGACACTGCCTAATGTTTATTAATCTTATTCGCGGCACATTAAGGCCCGGCACTGCTGCCTGTGTTAACATAACGGTAAATACAACTAACGAAAGTCTTACATATTCTGAAAATCAATCGTTTACACTCAATGCTGGTGTATTAACTGGTAGTACTCCAATTACGTATCAGTGGCAAAGAAAATACCCCGCTGGATCATTTGCGGATATTAGTGGGGCTACAAGTGCTAGCTATACCGAATCATCGGGTCTAACCGTGGCTCAAAGCGGCACCGAATATAGATGTAATGTATCCAACGCTTGTAGTAGTGCAACAAGTAGAGTAATAACAATAACAGTTTTAGCCTCGCCACCGCCCGGCGGAGGCTTATAGGAGATTTATAATGGCTCAATTTTGTGTTGGAATAGCGGACGAACAAGTTCAGTTAGTAATAACCTCACTTTGTTCTTTATATAAATATGTACCCATTGTGCCCAACCCTGACCCCTATAATCATCCAAACCCAGCTTTCGACCCAGCTCAGGAAGAAGGCCCGGATAACTTGAAGTCCATTCCTCAGTTTTTACCAAATCCAGAATATGTCGAGCCTACTGAAGAATCCACTGTTGGGGATGTATTGAGTGGTCCGCCCCAGTTTATTTTAAATCCTGACTGGAATCCGCCAGCAACAATTCCTAATCCAGAAAGCCCGTATCACTTTGTTAATAGAATGGTTCGTAACTGGATTACGGAAAATGTTAAGGCGTATCAGGCTCAAGTTGCCGCAGAAGCCGCTAGACAGGCTGCTTTAGAGGCTACACAGGTGGAGATTACTGATCCTTATGTCAGTTAATTATAACCCGGCTACGCCAACAGACGGGCTTGTTCTTTGTTTGGACACGGCGAATCGCAGAAGCTACCCCGGGTCTGGAACTACTTGGTTTGACCTTAGCGGCAAAGGAAATAATGGCACACTAACTAACGGCCCTACATTAAATACAGGGTTTGGTGGCGGTATTAGTTTCGATGGGACGGATGACAGAGCTACCTCGACAATGTTTCTGCAATCAAGTTTTCCATACTCTATTAGTGCGTTTTTTCGCACTACAAAAACTTCGGGCATCCAGCGCATTACAACTCTACATAAAGCAAATACCAATTTAGGTTTTTTCTCTTTGCGAATTAGTGATGGCGGGGCAATAAGCGCCAATGCTTACGCTGATACTGGTAATGAATCATTTGCAGTTGGATCAATAATATCAACAAATATTTGGTATCACGCAGTTGCTGTATTTGCATCTGCTACTGACCGCAAAATTTATTTAAACGGCAAACTTGAAGCGACAGACACTACATCAATTGCAATACCAGCAACAATTGACTACGCAGGATTTGGGTCGATCAATTGGTCAACAGGCCATATACAGTATTTTCAAGGTCAATTAGACGACATACGCATCTACTCCCGCGCCTTATCTCCATCTGAAATATATCAATTATTCTCCTCTAAGCGTGGGAGGTTTAATGTATGAGCATCTATTCTGGGCCTAACACCGCCCAATCCGGGCTAGTCCTGCATATCGATGCCTCTAATCCTCGCTGCTACCCGGGCTCTGGCTCTACTTTGTTTGACCTGAGTGGGCAGGGTAATAATGGCACACTATCTAATAGCGCATCTTTTACTAATAATTCATTTTATATAAACCAAACAGATGCCAATATTAACTTACAATCTAACGCTAGTATTGCTGATTTCTATAAAAATAATACATCTCTTACTTTAGAAGTGCTTATAAACAAAACTTCTATTACTAGCGCGACAAGTGGCTATAATTTGGGATTTGTTTTATTTAATAATAATGATTCTGGATGGGTGTCGGGATGGTCTGTAGTTATTAGAAATGCTATTGCAAATAATAATGATGTATTGTTTCAAATAGGGTATAATAGTGTTTCTGATTCTAGATATATTTGTCCCTTTGGCGCATTAGATAATACTTGGGTGCATATATGTGTTACACATTCTGTTATTAGCGGAAATTCATCTGCTGGGTTTTATAAAAATGGATTACTATTAAATAGTTACAGCGGCACAATATCTAACTTTTCTAGTTCTGTAAGTTTTGCAAATAGAATAGGTAGAAATACCGAGATTTCTTATCAGGGGCATAATTGTGCTGGATATATATCTTGTTATAGAATTTATAACAGAGTTTTAACACCTGTAGAAGTTTTTCAAAATTATAGTACTGTTAGAGGGAGGTATGGACTATAATGGCACTTAATCATTCGCCCTCGATTGTGACTAATGGGTTGGTCCTCTATCTGGATGCGGCGAATCGCCGTAGTTACCCCGGTTCCGGCACAAGCTGGTTTGACTTGAGCGGGAATAACAATCACGGAACATTAACTAACGGGCCCACTTTCAGTTCCGCGAATGGCGGCGGAATTGTGTTTGATGGAAGTAATGATTATGTTGTTTCAGCAAATAACACCAATATATCTGGATCGGCAGCAAGAAGTTTATGTGCATTCTTTTATTTAACAAAATCTTCTTCAAATTATATCAATGTCATTAAAATAGGGAATAGTAATAATAATGCAGCATTGTTTGAAATTCTATTACAGCAAAACAGTATTGTTGGTCATTTTTGGGGAACAAATCAAGCTTTTGCTGCTGATTCTAAAAAAATATTATTAAATAATTATACTTATGTTGTTATGACTTATTCGGGCTCTATAGTTAATGCATACGTGGACGGGTATTTTATTTATAGTGGTATTTTTAATCTTAACACATCTAATACTCAATTATTCTGTGGGCTAAAAGAATATTATGAGCACGAAAACTATCAGGGCTCACAATTTATGGCACACCTGTATAACAGGGCTCTATCTCCCGCAGAAATAGTTCAAAACTACAATGCTATTAAAGGCAGATTTGGACTATAATCTATTTTGTGTATATCTTATTAGCCCCAATATAGGAGACACATATGGCTTGGACTACAGACTTAGTATTATTCGTTCGTTCCCTAATAGGGGATTTGGACGCTACCAAATATAATAATGATAGGATTAAGCAGGTCATCGCCGTTTCTGCCTACCAAATGCTATCGACTACCACTTTTTTAAATGAATATACTGTAGATATTAGTTCAGTATCGATTAGCCCGGACCCTATGGAAGATGTGGATTTTTGCTTATTAGTAGCATATAAAGCCGCTGTGATCATTATAGGGGGCGAAGTTAAAAATGCCTCTAATCAAGCTATTTCTTATAGAGAGGGCCCTAACTCGCTAGATTTGGCCGGGGTAGCCGCTGCTCTTCAGGCTCTTTATAAACAATTGTCGGCAACTTTTGAAGACTTGCTGAATGGTTATATGATGGAGCAAGGCAGTGCAAATGGTCAAGCTATATTGGGACCATACTCGCCGGGCAGTGATTTCATTGCATTTTTCAGGGGTCAAGATCACAGAAGTAATAACCTATAGGAGTTTTATATGCCAGACGTAGCAAAAAAAATTATTAACGCTAACCCACAAAGGGGCGGCGGGATTGTATCAATGGCCGGGGCCAAGGCTCTTTCGGCTTCTGAAAAAATTAGTGCAAACTATGAAGTGGGCGTGCCTGTTCAAAAAGACCAGCCCGTGACCGTTATCGAGGCCCGGCTAGATACTCGTCTTGATGATGTAAGATACTATTCAGGCGATTCTTCTAGCTAATTAGGGGTTATCAATGGGTGCTACCAGTTTAGATTTATCACAAATAAAAACCGATGCTCTGTCTACTGCTAGCACCTTTCGTAGTTTAATTGGGCTGGGCAATGTTAATAATACGAGCGATGCTAATAAGCCCATTAGTAGCGCTACCCAGAGCGCCTTAGATGGCAAGCTGTCGCTTTCGGGCGGGACTTTAACAGGGGCTTTAAGTGGTACAAGTGCTACGTTTAGTGGTGTCCTTACTGTCGGTACAGTTGGATCAACATTAAATCGTATTGCATTTGCATCTGGCCCTAATGGTGCTGCTGGTGCTTATGACATTGTTCAAACATATCCAGAAGTAATTTTATTTAGAAGGAATCAAATTGGTTTTGCAAAATTAGAAAATAGTGTGACTGAATCTGGTTCCTATACCGGTGGATTGATGCTTACCGGAGGCGGTATATCTTGGGCAACAAATTCAACAGTCGCAAACGGTCAAGATACTCCCAATCTTTGCATCATGCGTGATGCCGCAGATGCTCTTGCCCTTCGTCGTAGCACCAACGCCCAAACGCTTCGTATCTACGGCACCTACACCGATGCCAGCAACTATCGCAGATTATACATATCCTCTACTACAGCAGGTGCGTTTACTCTCGGCGTAGAAGGAGCAGGGACGGGGGCGAGTGGGAATACGCTGACGGTTGCTAACGATCTAAATATTTCTGGTTTGCAGATTACGCTAGGTGACTCTACTCATTGGCTCTATAATAGCGTCGGTACTGGCTTCGGGTTAATGTTTAGTGGATTTGGAAGCAAATTAACTTTTAATGGCAATTTTATATTAACAGGTCGTTATACTAACCACGAACTGTATGTAGGACATCAAAACGCCAGAATAATATATGGTACACAATCGTATACAAACACTGATACTAATAGAGTTATTGTGCAAGCGGTAGATGGGTTGCATATTAGAAATACGCCAGCAACAACAAGTGCAACGGCGTTTTTGTACAACACCTTCACCGATGCCAGCAACTACATCCGTCAATCGCTCTCATTCACCACCTACAGCAGCACAGTTCACGCACAGCATGTAGTCGAAGGTGCTGGCACTGGGGCGGTCAACGTACCGTTTGTTATTACGCCAAGGGGTGATGGGGCTTTCATTCTGGGTCGAATGGCTGACGGAACAATCGCGGGCGGCAATCTGAGAGGTCGACTTGCTGTTGATTTGCAAATGGAACGTAGCTTTGCCAATGAAGTAGCTAGCGGGCAATACTCGGCTATAATAGGAGGGGCACAGAGTAGAGCAAGTGGATATGCTTCACTGGCGTTTGGTATTCGTGCTGTTGCAACTGGTACGGGAGCCGTAGCGATTGGCTCGGATTTGACTGCATCGGGTAACGAATCAAACGTTATAGGAACTGACTCGGAGGCAACAAGCTTTCAATCAATGGCACTTGGTAGAGGTGCCAAGTCAGTCGTGTCAGGTCAGATAGCCTACGCCGCATGGAAGTTTTCTAGCAGAGGAGATGCTCAAGGTAGCATTTATATTTTGCTTGGAAAAACAACTAACAATACTCCAGCTTCATTGTTTTGTCAGACATGGAATAGTAGCAGACTATTGATACCATCTGGAAAACTCCTGCTGTTCACTGCAAAGATTGTCGGCGTTAAATCAGACGGCACTGCCGCAGCAACGTATTATCGCAAAGGCTGTATCGAGAACGTGGGCGGTACAACGATGCTCGTAGGCAACATAGAAACAATAGGCACAGACCACGAAGACAATCCTTTAACCGATGTTTCTATTACGGCGGATAACACTAACGACGCCCTTGATATTAGCGTTACCGGGATAACGGGCGAAACTTGGCGGTGGGTCGCGGTTGTTGAAGGCGTAGAAGTAGCTTATGGAACATAGGAGATAACATGACACAATTCGCACCAATCTGGAATTCTTCCGGGGTTAGCTTTAACGCAATCCGGGCCAATGTGACTGATATTGCTAGTTCGGGCACTTCTACCCTGCTGGATCTTCGTGTCAATAATTCCGGGGTTTTCTCTGTTGATAAGACGGGGGCTGTTGTCTACGGGGGTGGGACTAATTTAGGAAGCACGCTGGATGGCAAGTTGAGCCTGACCGGGGGGACTCTGACAGGAGCATTGAATGGAACAAGTGCCAATTTTAATACATCGGTTCAGGTAGGTAACGCAATAATAAGTAGCGGTATAGTGCTTGGTGGATGGGGGATTGTCTTAGGTGGTTATAATTTTTCTGCTTATCAAATTACTACTACGGGTGGTCGATGTTATTTATTTAACAATTTTAATGTCGCTAATAACTTTGGCTATACATTCTCTGCTAATACCGCAGGTAATGGCGCTGAAGAATTTGGGCTATACCGCAATGGGTCGCATACCTTAATGCAAGTGGGCGGAGCAAATGCCCAACGCTTCAATCTCTACGGCACTTATACCGATGGCTCCAACTATCGCAGATTATACATATCCTCTACTACCGCTGGGGCTTTTACGTTAGGAGTTGAAGGAGCGGGAACGGGTGCGAGCGGTAATACGCTGAACATCGGCCCGGGTATTACTATTGATCGTGGTGGTTTTCTCATAAGTGTTGAATCTTCGCTTATATTAGCCACCACAGTATTACAGTTAAATTCAGACACAGGTCAGTTACGAGGGAGAAATGGTCGAATAATTCTCTCTGACAATGCAACTGGAAGCACTTTTGATTTATTGAGATTTGGTGGGATTACCAGTTCTTTCCCCGCCATTAAGCGCAATGCTGCTGCAATCAATTTTCGCCTTGCCGATGATAGTGCCGATGCCGCAATAACAGCAGGCAATGGGACTTTTTCCGGAGCTTTATCTGCTGTAACCAAGTCCTTCTTGATCGATCACCCCACACAGCCGGGCAAGAAACTTCAGTACGGCAGTTTAGAATCGCCCTATCACGGCATCAGACTAACAGGCCGGGCCCAGCTTGTAAACGGCTCTTGCGTAGTCGAATTGCCGGGCTATGTATCGGCCCTAGTCCATGACGATATTAATATTCAGCTTACTCCGGTGGGTAGAAATGTGGTCTGGGTCGAGGGGCACGATTTAGAGTCTAATACATTTACGGCCCGGGGCGATCAGGACGGCATGTTCTACTGGTCATTTACCGCCGTAAGAAAAGATATTGAGCCGCTTGAGGTAGAGCCGTGGGCATAATATATAATTCGCTTACACCAACAGATGGGCTAGTATTATCACTAGATAGTGCCAATCGCCGTAGCTATCCGGGGTCTGGAAATACTTGGCTCGATTTAAGCGGAAATAATAATCATGGAACTTTAACGGGCGGCGTAACTTATAACGGATTTACCATGAATTTTGATGGAATAGATGACAGAGTTATAACACCTATCACTCAAACATATTCCCTGTTTACTTTGTCGTGTTGGTTTTTAAATAGTCAAGATTTAGCAAAAGATAATAGAACATTAATAAGCAAAAACTCTTATTATGCTAATACTGAAAATGATTGGCCTATTTCTTTATCTGTTGGTAGTGCTGGTACTGCTATAGGCATTGTTATAACTTCCGGAACGAGTTTTTTTGTAACGACGCCAAGCACTGGTTCTGCTATATCTACTTCAATAAGCGGCCTAGGAAAATGGTTTCATGCTGCCGCAACATATGATAGAAATAATTTACGTTTATATATTAATGGTATATTAACTAACTCTACCGCTAATACTATAGCTTTACCAAATAACACCGGAAGAGCTTATACTATAGGCAGAGCCCCTTTTGAAAGAGATGGTGGATTAAATAAAACAGCGTTCAACAGTTCTATTGATGATGTTCGTATTTATAGCAGGGCCCTTTCCGCAGCCGAGATTATGATCTTATTTAACGCCAAACGCAGGAGGTACGGCCTCTAATGGGACTATTACACTCACCCCTCGCCCCTACTGATGGGCTTGTATTATGTTTAGACTCGGCTAATCGCCGTAGTTACCCCGGGTCTGGTAATACTTGGTTTGACTTAAGTGGTAATGGTAATAATGGTACATTGATAAATGGTGCTAGCTATAATGGACTTGCTATGAATTTTGATGGAGCGGATGATAGGGTAAATGTTTTAAGAATATCTCAATATGAATCTACGAGATTTTCTGCATCTTGCTGGATACTACTTAACCCTACGACAGAAAATTCTAACAGGTCTATTTTCGGTTCATTTGCATTTGATGGAACAAATTTTACCGGAGGATGGATAATAGGCAAAAGACGATCTGATGCAACTGATGGTAATGCAAACAAATTGTTTTGGATATATAAAACAGCAACTACAGCTCTTGCATCTTATTCAATTGATTTAGCTCAAACTAGAAGGTTTTTTCATGCTGCCTTGACATATGATGGATCTAGGTTTATAGGATATATAAATGGGATACAGCAATTTTCTGATGCTCAAACTTATATTCCAAATACTCAAAGAAATTTATCGGTTGGAGGAAATGATTGGGGCGGATTCGATGTTAACCATTCTGGCCTGTTGGATGATTGCCGCATTTATAATCGTGCTCTGAATGCAGTTGAGGTAGGCGCTCTTTTTAATGCCAAGCGCAAGAGGTACGGCCTATGAGCATATTCTCTGGTAAAGATCCAAACTGGGTAGCTAAAAGAGGCACAGTCACAAACGGGCTTGTGGGCCACTGGGACAGCATGGTTATGTCGGCGGCAGACCGGGCTGGTAATAGGTGGCTTGATATTAGTGGCAATAATAATCATGGCACATTAGTCGGCGGGGCGAGTTTTGATAGAATTGGTTGTAGTTTTGATGGGTCGAATGATTATGCGAGCTTTGGTTTTGGTGGCATTGGGAAATTAACAAATTCTCAAGCAACTGTTTCTGTTTGGGTTAATCCTGCAACTGTTTCGGTTAGGCAAGCTATTATTGCGGATTGGAGTTCAGGAGGAATAGCAGAGTCGTTTGCATTACAAATTTCTTCAGTAGGTAGAATTGGTATTTTTGTAAGAAGTCAAACAGCCATAATCCAAGAAACATCTATAGACTCAATCTCTACTAATACTTGGACTAATTTGATTGCTACTGCGGGGAATAACGGATTATATGTCTATAAAAATGGTGTTCAGGTTTATGCAAACGCAACGTCGATACCCTTAACTAACGGAATTACAACTTCAATCGGGCGAGCAGGAGCGCTTGATGGCTTGTATTATCAGGGTCAAATTGATGATGTCCGCATCTACAATCGCGCCCTATCAGCCGCAGAAATATTAAGAAACTTCAACGCAACCAGAGCCCGGTTTGGTGTTTAGGTGTATATCATAAAAGGAGGACTTTAAATGCCACAAGATATATTAATTACGCCAACAAGCGGCGAGCCACAAATCCTTTTTAGAGGTAGTGGGGCCCTAGATACCGCAATACAACTTAATGTACTTTCGTCTTATCAAAGTGCATCTCGGTCCGGCACGGCCCTAGTCTTTGAAGGTACAGAGGGGCAGTTGTTCGCTATTACGGACAACCTATCTAGTGGCGTTATTTTTGCCGTTGGAGATGTGACGGGGCTTCCTCTTGTTAAAGTAGACGCTAGTGGGGATGTAACACTAGCCGAGTATGGTCGTTTTGTGGGTGTAGGCACGGGCGTACCCAGATTTCACCTAGATGTCCGGGGCACTGGAAACTTCAGTACTGCCGTTGTGACCAATAATGCCACCGTTAACGGAAACTTGGGCGTATCAAACAGTAGCCCGGGCGCTAAGGCCCATATTAATACTTTAGTAAGCACAAATAAGGGCTTAATAGTTCAGGGGGCCGCTGCTCAATCGGCCAACTTGCAGGAGTGGCAGAATTCGGCCGGGGCCGTTATTGCTTCTATCGATAAGGACGGGGATATCACGGCTCCTACCGGGACCTTTAACTTTGTCCAGCTAACTAGCACATTGCCCCGACAGTCCGGGCTGTTATTTTTAGATACCGGGGGCTTCCTTAATACCTCCCCCAACCTAATATACAATTATTCGAACTTGGCCTCGCCCAAATTGGCGTTCCGGGCCTCTGGTACTACAACCCCTGATATTTCTCTTAATATACTAACGACCGCAAGTGGGTCCACTTCGGGCGTACAAACCCTGTCTTTTGAAGGGTCGGCCGGGCAGTTATTCTCTATCACTGACGTATTAAACAGTGGTACTATCTTCGGGGTTAACGATATATCCGGGCTACCTATATTAGAGGCTGATGCCACCGGGCTTGTATCTCTGGCTCGCTTTGGTACGGGTATTGAGGCGTATAGGGCTATAAATGCGAGAGAGGGTGTAAACACTTCTTTAATTTCGTCAACCGGAAACGTGAGACTAAATTCTACATTATTAACGCTTAGCGGTACAACATCTTCTTTTCCAGCAATTAAACGCAATGCTGCTGCAATCAATTTTCGCCTTGCCGATGATAGCGGAGATGCAGAAATTACGGCTGGTACAGGCAGATTTAGTGGTGCGATTTATAATGTAGGGCCAATATATAATACGAGTAGTGCAAGTAGCAATGTTTACGCTATGTATGCTAGTCAGTATGGCTATGCATTTATGCGTTTTGATAATTGGAAAACAATTACTTTCAATGCTGGTGAGTCTACTGCCTACGAGCATTCAATAAGTATTGCAGGCTGGAGATTAAATACAAATAGCAATGGAAGCGCTTATTTACATACTGATGCCGCTAATATATTTGCACAACGCAATAGCACCAACGCCCAAACGCTTCGACTCTACGGCACTTATACCGATGCCTCCAACTACCGCAGACTCTACCTATCCAGCACTACAGCAGGTGCGTTTACTCTCGGCGTAGAAGGAGCAGGGACGGGGGCGAGTGGGAATACGCTGAATTTTTCAGTTACTAGTGGAGTTAACCAATTAGCGATTTTGCCTGACGAGATACGGGCTAGTAGTTCCGGTGGCAATAACTTAATCAGAGTAAACCAAAGTGCTGGTAATTCTGCTATTGCTATTGGTCATAATTCAAGTCTAGTCGCACAGGCTACTATTGTTGGTGTAGGATCAACCGGAGATGCATTTATGAGCATAATTGCCATAGGTACATCTAACAATGTCACCGGTGGGGCTTCTGTATGTATAGGCCGTGAAAGCTCAGTAACGGGCCATGAGTCTATAGGTCTGGGACGGGGGATAAATCTAGCTCGTTCTTGTACTTTGGGATATTCTATTGGTTCTGGCAACTATAATGATACAACAACCATAGCGAGTATCGTAACAACAGATAACACTCCCACAACATTAAAATGCAGATGGTATGGAGGAACAAATAACTTTATTATTCCGTCTGGAAGAGCGTTGTTTTTTGTAGCACATATTTGTGGCATTAAATCAGACGGTTCTGCTGTTGCAAGTTATATAAGAAGAGGATGCATAAAAAATATAGGTGGTACTACTTCTTTAGTTGGAACTATTGAAACCATTGGAACAGATTACGAAGACAATGCGGCAACCGATGTTGCCATTACAGCAGACAATACCAATGATGCTTTGCAAATTGATGTTACCGGTATTACAGGCGAAACTTGGAGATGGCAGGCTTCTGTAAAATCGGTTGAAATGATCTATGGAACCTAGGAGTTTTTATGCCCAAAGCTGTTTTGAAATTAAATAAGGCCCAAATTGTGTAATCCTATTAGGAGGACAACATGGCTACTCAAACATTAGAATTTTCTGCCGGGACCGGCTTAACACTAAACTGTAAAATATTTGCTTTGGGCTCAAATACCATTGTAGCTACTGCTATCGCTACAGAGAAAACCAATGACCAAAACAGATATACGGTTGCTTATACCGATCTTCCGGCTGGGGCCTATAGACTGAACGCCTTTGTTGGGTCAGCGCCCGGCTTTGCTAATGAGGTTTATGATTTAACCTTAACTACGGCCACCTTTTATCCTCGCTCAGAATATTCAACCATATCAAGTGATGTAACCAGTATTAAGAATAATGTGGATGCTATCAAGGCTAAAACCGACAATTTACCGGCAAGCCCAGCTTCTACGGCAGATATTACATCGCTACAAAATAACGCACCAACGGAGGTCTTTTAATGACACTAGTAGAATTAGTAAATTCTGGAAATTATTCATCTATAGAAGAAGCACATCAGGCAATTACGGCCAAAAACATTCCAGTAGCCGACCCAGATAGATGGGACTGGGCCGATATTAATGACCTATTGGGCCCGGTTGTAGCCGACCAAATGCTACAGTTTCTAGAGACCCATAGCATGCGCTCTATCGCCCTTCAGTTGGGCGGTGACGGGGTTGTTATGTCAGACCCCAGAGTTCAGGAAGTTTTAAAGCAGATGGGCACCCAAATTCCGGGCGCTTTAACTTTGGTTCAAAAAACCCTGTCTTATACTTCTTTATATGAAATGCACGGATTGCCAGAGCCTACTATCCATGAAGTATCAGATGCTTGGAATTGGGTTGGTGTAGAGCCAGATTCTTGGGGTGATGAAGTTTTATTAACGCTAAATAAACAGGCTGATAACTCGGTCAATTGCTTTATGAGGGTTACTAAAGTTGGCTTTAAAGATGGCAAGGAAGTTGTGAGAGATACCCCAGCCGTAACTGTTAATGATAACATGCTGAATCATGCTGTTTTATCTTTAGTAGAAAGGTTTATAAATGGCTGATAGATGGGCAGTAGCTACGGGAAACTGGAGCAGCACAGCAACGTGGAATGGTGGTACTCTGCCTACTGCGGCTGACGATGTTTTTGCTGACGGATTCACGGTTACGATAGACCAAGATGTGACCGTGCTTTCTATCCGCACTACACAACGTAGCGGCGGAACAAATGGAGGCACTTTCAATTGTTCTACCAGCCGAAATATTATTGGTAATATTGTTTCTGGAAAAGGTACCGGATTAACATTTTCCGCTGCTTCGCCAGCGATACTAAACATTACTGGCAGCATAATAGTAACAGCTCTTGGGAACGACAATAGCTTTCTTAATTGTAAAGGTTTAGTGGTAACATCTACCGGAACCGTTAATATTATTGGAAGCGCTTCGGCATCAGGCTCAAATAATAACGCACACGCTATTGATTTAAATGGATCAAGCGTATTAAATTTAACTGGGTCAGTTTATGGGGCTGGAAGCGGAAATTATGGTATTTTAATGTCTGGTTCTAGTATTGTATCCATAACCGGTAATGTATACGCCGGATCTAATCTTAATGGTCATGGTATTCAAATGTCTTCATTTGGTAGCCTGACTGTTAACGGCAATGTTTATGGAGCATATCAAGGCACTGCTTATGGCATAAATGCGACATCAACCACTACGATAATTATTAACGGGACTGTAGACGGAGGGGGAACCGCCGGAAATAATGCGCCCGGTCATGCGGTTGTTACTTCTGGAGCATTGACAATCATAGGAAATATTATTGGAGGATTATCTACGTCAAATAATAGTATTGGTGTTGTTTGTAGCGGTACAACTGTAATAAGTGGCAACATAACAGCAAATGGCTCTGTCGGAGTTTCTGTAGTCGGCGGAGCGATAACTATAAATGGTAACATAACTGGTGGATCATTTGCGTCTGGCTTAATATCTACAACGTCATCAACAGTATTGCATAACGGCAACTCTACGGCTTCTTCAAATGGTTTTTGCGGCTTGGTTGCAACTAAATCTTTAATTAAATCAACTGACATAGTTCAGCATACATATCGCGTTAATAGCTCTGGTTCTCCCGGCATAGCTCGTTCCCTCTACACCGGCGGTCAAAACTTAGGTCAACCTTCCGGCATTCATGTTCGTGCTGGTCATACTTACGGTGTGTCGAATGAATTTGTCGGCACTCTTATAGTTCCATCGGCCCAATTTGTATCTTTGGGAACTCCCGTTGATAGCGGCGTTGGCAGTTTGCAGTATTTAAGTTCGTCAGACTTACAAGCGGCCCTAGCCCCTAACTCGCCCGTTATGGCTCAAAGAAGCGACGATGATACAAAGGCCCTAACCTTTTCATGGCCAGCTTCCGGGGCATCTATCATTGGACAAAAATCTATTGATAATGCAGCATATGTCCCGGTCTCTGGGGCTATTAGTTATTTACGCACAGAGAACGCCCGGCACTATTATACTCTTGCCTACAGTCCTTTTGATAGAACCACGCAAGAATCTACTATTAGATATAAAATGGACGACGGTACATATACTAAATATTTTAATTTAAGAATTATGCCATCTACTAATGCTGAGGTAATTGCTATTAAGGCTAAGACTGATAATTTGCCCCCGGACCCAGCTTCGGCTTCTGATATTACTTCACTTCAGAATAATGCACCTATGGAGGCGTTCTAATGGCAGATAAATGGCCTTTGGCAAATGGTAACTGGAGTAATGCGGCAAACTGGAATGATGGAACCAAACCTCAGTCTGGTGATGATGTTTATGCCGATGGTAAAATACTTACCATTGATGAAAATGTTAACATCGGCACAGGAACGTTGAGAACATCTCAAAGAACTGGAGGCACTACTGGCGGATCATACAGCGTGACAGCATCGGGTTTATCTATAACTGCGAATATGGACTTCTTAAGTACAGGACTTACATATTCTGGCACTGGATTACTGACAATAACCGGAAATTTATTGTACAGAGGTGCTGGAGTAACAAACTCCTCTAGTGGCACACTTACTTTGATTGGAAATGTTTCTGGATTAAATACTGGTTATATCAATATATATGGGTTAGTTAATAGTTCCACTGGAACCGTTAATGTAATTGGTAATGTAACTGGTGGAACAACTAATAGTGGTAGATCGGTTGTCAATTCCAATGCGAGTGGAACGATAAATGTTACAGGCACACTCAATGCAGGTGCAACAGGAAATAATACCAACGCTGTGTATTTGGATGCTGGAACAGCAAATATCACTGGAAATTGTTTTGGCGGTGGATCGGTTGCGGGGAATACTTGTTCTGCCGTGACTAATAATGGTGGTGGAGTAGTCACTATAAACGGCAATGTTACGGGTGGGCCCGGAGTAGATGCAAAAGGTGTTATCAATTCTTCTAGTGGGACGGTAATAATTACAGGCAATGCAACAGGTGGTAGTGGGTCTACGGCATACGGCGCAAGCAATCAATCTATAGGGGTATTGCGAGTTTACGGTGCTGCAATTGGTAACGATCACGGGCTAGGTTTTTCAACCAATAATGGTAATGCAGGGGTTTTCGGTTACGGGATCAATACGGGCACAGTGCAAGCTACTACCACGGTGCGAGCTATTCAGTATGGAGCAAAAGGTCAATCTCCAACAATTGGTTTAGTGCAGTTAGACACGACGGTTTTAGCCAACAGTTTCGCCAAGTTCCGTACTGCCCCAACATCATTTACTGAATACACCTTCGGCCCTCCTGAAAATATCGGCGGTCAGCCAGCAGCGTCTAATGTGCGATTGGGTACGGTCTACAACTTCGGCAACACCACTGGAACATGCGCAGTTCCGCCTTCCGGCTCTGTTGCTTTGGGCGTACCTGTCGATAATACAACGGGAACAGCTATATTAACAGCCGCAGACTTTAATAATATTTTATCTAGCGCTCTTCAGCCAAATGGTCCTATCGTAGTAGAAAGAAGCAAAGAAGACACTAACGGTATTACATTCTCATGGCCCGTATCTGGGGCTACTATTTCTGGTCAAGTAAGCAAAAATAATGGGGCTTACGTTAATACGGCCGGGGCTATTACTTTCTTACGTACAGACGGGACACGCCACTATTATATACTGGCATACAATGCAGCAGATCGCCCGGCGGCAGAAGGTACGGCCCGGTATAAACTGACAGACGGAACTTATACTAAATATTTCACCCTTAGAGTTGAGCCTTCTTATGTGGCTAATGTAAGTGTTACGCCCGGCTTTGTAACTCAAGAAGATATACCAAATAAAAATAATTTAGAAATTTTTACCTCCGAACAAGACAATATTACAGTTAATATATATGAGTCGGATGGATATACGCCACTTAGCTTGACCGGAGTTACCCCGGAATTTAGGGTTTCCGACCTTAATGATATTCTTCTTTATACAATAACTTCGGGGAATATTACTGTGGGTGGCCCGGACAATAATCAGATTACATTCGCTAAAACTCTTCTTACCACAGATGATTTTGAGGGTAAGTGGAGCCTGCGAGACATGGCGACCAATGCTAAAGTTTTAAGCACCGGCAGATTTAAAGTAACATATGCACCATAGGAGTATATAATGGAAATTAAAGTAGAACTTACGCAAGAGCAACTTTGGGGTGTACACTACGTACTACAATATGTGGTAAACCCGCCTATTATCAAAGAAAACGAGCAGATTACAGAACAAAATAAAGATAAGCCAGTTGAAGAACAGGCTGCTCTAAAAAATCTTCACACCGAAGAAAGCTATATTCAATTTGTTGTTGGTATGGCTACTGATGATTATTATAAGCAGCTATTAAAGTTTAAAGAAGATAATGCTTTAAAGATGTTTAATAGTTTATCGGATCAAGAAAAGCTTGCGCTTGTTGCGCAGCTTCAAATTCCAGACGTAGTTAAGTAAAGGAGAAATGGATGGTAGTTTTAGAACTAACTAAAGAAGAAGCACAACAGCTATTAGAACTTTTGGACGTTGCCACTAAGGCCGGGGGCTTGCAAGTAGCACAGGCTGCTTTACCTCTAGCCGGTAAGCTAGTACAGGCTTCACAAGAGAAGAAAGATGGATAGATTTTCCCATTTTCAGGTAGCTTGTAGTAGATTTGTCAACACCATATTTCTTGGTGATTATGATGAAATGTTGTCTTCTAGGGTTTACCGGGAAAGAAACTGGTTTGGTATGTTTATTATCGATACCATTTTCTTTTGGGAAAAGAATCATTGCCGGGCCAATTACGAGTGGGAGCTAGAGGAAAAAAAGAAATGTTCAATTTTTCATTAAATTCTTCTATATTTGAACCGTTTAATCAAGCGGCCCAGCTTCTTTTTGAGAGAAAAGCCACGTTGGTATTTCCTGAAAAAAGAGAAGAATGTCCAAATTGTTATCTAAATACCTTTGGAACAAAGACCCGCTCTGTGAGTATATACAAGCAGGGCGGTCCTTATCCGTTCGATGACGGTATGCCTTGCCCATATTGTGAAGGTAAAGGATATAAGCAAGTAGAATTGAGTGAAACCATTCCCATTCAAATACTTTGGGAAGTTCAGTCTTACTATAAAAAAATGCTACCGATAGAGATTCAACAGGGTTCGATTCAAACTATCGCCCGGTCTATTTATGCACCCAAGCTAGAAATGGCTAAATACTTAATACCTAATGATGGTGGCATAGAAAATTTAGACATTAAAAAATACGAAAGATTAACTCCAATGTACCCTCTGGGCTTTAAAGATAACCCGGTAAAATATATGGTACATTTCTGGAAACAAAATGGTTCTTAAAATTTTTCTTACCGAAAGTGATGCTAGAATAGAGGCCAAAATATTAAGGGCCATTTCGGAAGAAGCAAATCTAAGTTTTCCTAAAAAAGCTAATTTAATAACTAATATATTCTCCCGGTCGGCCTATGATGCTATCTTGGGTTGCCCAGAAATGATTTCTGTTAGTAGCGGCCTGTTAAAAATAGATTTTGGCTTGAACTTTGACCCCGTTGCCGCTATAGCAAATGCCGTAGCTCAAAGTATAATTATAAAGTTTAAACCATTTAATATTAAACTAACTTCGGGCGGCTATAATATTCGTGTTCAACCTCTGGACTATTTAAATCTTTTATCTTTACCAGAGGCCGTAGTTATAACCGAAAAAGGGGTTTCGCTGCCTTGGCTAGATTGGCTTCTAACTTATGGAGACAGCATTATAATAGCTGATTTTGGTGTAAAATACAGTACGGGCAAGGGTAGAGCGGGCGGCGGATATATGTTACCTACAGAGAGGCCATTTAGTGTTAATGCCGCATATTCTGGAACCGTAGATGATAATTTTATCACTAGGGCTATCATGAATCAAATTCCTAGCATAGAACAAGATTTAATTAAGGCGTTAAAATGAACGATTTAGTAGGTTTTAATAAATCACAAGAACCCTCAATAAGTAATATCCTACTAGATAATTTCATTAACTTATATGACTGGGGCTTTCTAGATAAAGGCGGTTTTGTAAATAATAATATACCATCGTCAGGAATGTACGGTGGAGAAAAAACAAGACTTAGGCCAGTTCAAGACCCTAACTATACCACCGGGCAGGTATGGCAAGCCCACAGGCCAAACTGGGTGTGGGAAACGGGAGTATCTGTAGGTTCTCCGATAAACATTAGTGGAGTTTTTGTTACCGGCGTTTTCAGACCTGTAGGCAATACTACCCAACCATATCATATTGATTATGTTAACGGCCGGGTCGTATTTAATAGTCCCATTTCTGTTTCGTCAAATGTAAGAATTGAATATTCCAGCAAGTGGATTAATGTTATCCCGGCTCAGGGCGTACCGTGGTTCCGAGAGATTCAGCAGGGCTCACAAAGAGCGGCAGGACAGTTTGAGTATTTTGCCTCTGGTAACTGGGCCCAGCTAGGACAGACCCGTGTTCCTTTGCCCACAATAGCCATAGATGTGTCGCCCCCAGCCAGCTTAAAACCTTTCCAGTTGGGCGGAGGGCAGTGGGTTAATAATGATATACTGTTCCACGTAGTTGCTGAAAATGAGTGGGAATGTACCAATATTTTAGATAAAATTATTTATCAAAACGATAGAACGATTAGCCTTTATGATGTTGATCAGTCAATTAGGTCTGGCGTGGCACCACTAGATTATAGAAACTCGCTAACGCCCGGCGCCTTGCCTAGTGGCTTATATCCTAATTTAATAAATAAATTTAAATATTTAGACTGTTATATAAAAGATTCAAAATTAACCGGTAAAGTAACACAACTTTCGCCCGATTTATATGTGGGAACCGTTAGATGTACTACAGAAACGAGACCAATATAGTTTTTGTGTATATTTTTATACCAAGCCTATAGGTTTTTAAACATGGGAGTTAACTCAAATGCCAAATAATAGAATATTTTATGCTTGTCAAGCGGTGGCCATCGCTAAGACAGGCTGGAGCAGTGGAGCCGAATTTAAGATCATGAAAGGTGTTCAGTCTGTCGGCCTGAATACTAATTTTACACTAGAGCAGGTTTTCGAGCTGGGGCAAGTAGAGCTTTATGCTAACGAAGAAGAAATTGCAGAAGTAGAAGTAACCATTGAAAAAGTTATCGATGGTGAACCTTTGCTTTATTTGCAAGCTGTTGGTAATATTGGTAAGACAAGTATCGTGGGAGCATCTAATAGTCGTGCTGACGTTTACTTAGCTATTTACGAAGATAATATTACCGGTATTGCTGCTCAGACGCCCGGTAGTGTTGTAATGTGCTCTGGTATGTTTGTAAGTTCTGTTTCTTACACCTATCCAGTAGATGGTAATGCTACTGAGTCCCTCACTCTGGTAGGAAATGAAAAAGTATGGAATAACCAAGTTCCAACTATTGTAGCTAATGCTATTACTAAATTTGTTGAAGATAATACTGAAGACAACGATTTTGATGGCACTGACTTTCCGGTTTCTGGTATTGTTCGTCGAGCAAGAGTGAATATTCCACAATGCATTATTCCGCCAGAAGTTTGTACCCAAAGACATCAAGGCGTTACTACTGTTGGAGCATCAACATTCCCTAATAGCGGTATTCAAAGTATTACTATTAGTGCCGACTTCGGTAGAGAAAACCAGTTGGAATTGGGTCGATTTGGTCCATACAATCGATATGCAACATTCCCATTCGAAGTTACTTGCGAGTTTGAAGTTAATGCAACTTCAGGCGATTTAATCTCGGTATCTGGTTTCGGTAGAAACTTAACCGATAGGTCAATCGTGATTCGTGACTTGGCGGGAACAGTGATTAACTTGGGCGGTAAGAATAGATTGACTTCTATCGCTTACAGCGGTGGAGATACTGGTGGTGGTATTGCTACTATCACTTATTCTTACTCAACATATAATTCATTGAATGTTGATCATGGTGGTGTTAATGCAACGTATTACTAATCTGCGATAGCCATTAGGCGAGTAGATTTAGGACTTTAGGATGGTTTTGGAAAATAAAATAAACAGTTTACTATATAGAATTATAAAAGGCCGCTTACGCCTGAGCGTGGGCGGTCTTTCTTTAATTATACAAGAACCAAATTCTGATTTAATAGAAGAATCTTATGAAGTATATGAATCTGTTTACAACGAACACTACGGAAACGGTGACTGGGTAGAAGATGAATTAAAACAACATCTTGTAGAACAAGGACTTTGGACACCACTAGACGATAAAGAAATAGAAAAAATAAATAAAGAAATTGAAGACATAAAAGTAGAATGTTTTCAGAATTTTTTTAAAACCCGGGAATTGGTTCAGTTAAAAAGAAAAATTTTATTAAAACAAGAATCGGCCAGCGAGATATTGGGCCGTAAACATTCTTTAGATCATTTATGTTGTGAGAATGCGGCAGAAATGACCCGGCAAAACTGGCTACTCTCTAAAAGCTGTTTTTATAAAAACTGGGAGCCCATAGACTGGACAAATATTAACTTTAGTAAAATTATGGATTTTTATAAAGAAAATATTATTGATCACTCTACTATCAGAAAGATTGCCCGGGGAAATGTTTGGCGCACCATCTGGGTTTCTAGCAAAAAGATAGACCTCTTCGATAGGCCCGGTATTGATTTAACTAGAGACCAGCTTACTCTTTGTTCTTATTCAAATATGTATGACTCTGTCTACGAGAATCCTGAAAGCCCTAATGAAAAAATTATTGAGGATGACGATTGTCTAGACGGTTGGTTTATATTCCAAAGACGCAAGCACGAAAAAGATAAAAAGCTTCAAGAGACCGAAAATCTTATTGCTAATCCTAAAATTAAAAACGCCAAAGAAGTTTTTGTTATGGCAAAAAATAAACAAGAGGCTGAATCCATTAATGATTTAAACAATGAATTATCAAAAGCGATTGTAGCCCAAAGGAAGAATATTATTAAAGAAAAAGGTTCTGCAAAAGATACTGATTTCTTTGATGTACAGACAGATTTACAGATGGAAAGGCATCAGGCATTTATGAATAAAATGAAAGGAAGATAATGGACGATTTTGATGAAATGTTAAAAGTGTCTTTAGAGCGAAAAAGACTAAAAGAGGAAGGGTTAAAGGATGTTTCAAAAAACAAACTTTATCAAGTATCAAAAAAGAAAATTTTGACTACTATGATTGGGGCCCTAGATTCTATAGAAAAGAATTTTGGTTTTTTGTGGAGCGATTCTGAAAATATGACATCGCAGCAAAAACAAATGCGTTCGATTTATGACCAAATCCGTTCTGAAATTTTAGATAAGGGAAATACCCAAATCAGAAATTTAGAAGCAGAGTTTTCTAATTATGATATTGTTTTTAGAAAATATAATACAGTTATTCCGTTTAAGAAGTAGGAGAGGATAAAAGATGGCAAAAGTAGAAACAGTTAAGAGTAAAGATTTAAGTGGCGCAGAAGTTGTTCTTGTTGTAAAGTCGCCTTCGCCAAAAAATTTCAGAGATGCACAAGTTATTTACAATAAAGCTCTCAGAACAGCCTTGGAAGGTGGTTCTATTTTAAGACGCAAGCTTAATGAGTTCTTGACCGAACAAAAAGTTTGGGATTCTGATAAAGAAAATAATTATCAAAAAATCCTAAAGGAAATTTCGGATCACGAAGACACAATTAAGGCTGGGGGTATTTCTCTCAAAAGAGCCAAAGAAGTGGCTCTAGAGCTTAGGGACTTGCGATTAAAGCTAAGAGAGCTATTGTCAGAGCGACAAACTTATGATGCTACTACGGCAGAAGGTCAAGCTGATAATACTCAGTTTAATTTTTTGGTTTCTGTCTGCACATTTAAGGAGGATGGAAATTCTCTAATGTGGTCTAAGCTAGAAGATTATGACAATTCCCGAGAGCCCTATGCCGCAGACGCCGCATCCACGCTCGCTAAGATGATTTATGATCTTGATCCAGATTACGACAATAATTTGGTAGAAAACAAATTCTTGAAAAAGTTCAAGTTCGTGCGAGATGACTTGCGATTGGTTAATAAGGATGGCCACCTAATTGATGAAGATGGTCGTCTGATTAACGAAAACGGTCGATTTGTAGCCTACCGAGAAGATGGAACTCAGTATTTTGTTAATCGTGACGGCGAAGAAGTCGATGAAAGCGGAGAAAAGAAAATTACCGTATTGCCATTTTTGGATGATGATGGAAACCCTATCGTAGAAGAAACGGTAGCCTCAGCATCAGAGCCAGAAAAGGTAGAAGAAAAAACGCAAGATGAACCAGAAAATGTGTAATTAATAGCGGGGATAGTGTGTTTTGTAGGGCAGTCCATGTATAGGTATTATATGTGGTCTGCCTTTTTTTATAGGAAGAAAAAACAATGGCAAATTTCGTTTTAACTGCTCAAATAGCTTTGCAGGCACCTAGAAACGTTAATCAGGTTGTTAGTCAGATCAGAAGGCAGCTACAAGGAATTAGTGTTAACATTAAAGTAAACGCTAATACTCAAGCTCTTAATAATACTAATGCACAATTAGCGACTACTACTAAATCGGCAAGAGCGGCTGAAAAATCTATTTCCGATCTTGGTAGAAGTCTGGGACTTGCCGCTAGACGTTTTGGGGCTATTGCCATTGCCACAGGAACCTTTTTAAGTTTAAGCCGGGCCATTAAATCGTCTCTCGGGGATGCTATAGAGTTTGAACGCCAGTTTGTTAACTTATCACAGGTTACAGGAAAATCCGTCAAAGACCTAAGAGATATTTCGCAGGAAATTACGCGACTATCTACCGGGCTGGGTGTTTCATCCGACCAACTGCTTAGAACCTCTGTTATATTAGCACAGGCGGGCCTAGAAGCTAGAAAAACTAAGGCTGCTCTTGAGGTATTGGCAAAAACAGAGCTTGCATCTTCTTTCGATAATATAGAAAACACTACCGAAGGTGCTATTGCTATCTTGAGCCAGTTTAGAAAAGAAGCTGCTGCTGCTGGTGGAGACGTTGCTTATTTAGAGAGGGCCTTGGGCGCAATCAACGATGTTAGTAAAAGATTTGCGGTTGAGTCTGCTGACTTGGTTGCTGTTATTCGTCGCTCTGGTGGTGCGTTTGAGGCTGCTGGTGGCTCATTAAATGAATTATTGGCCCTGTTTACCTCTGTTCGTGCTACAACCCGCGAATCTGCTGAAACGATTGCTACCGGCTTGCGTACTATCTTTACACGTATTCAAAGAGTTGATACGATTAGACAGTTGCAGGAGTTGGGCATTGCGCTTCAGGATGCAGAGGGTAAATTCGTTGGTCCATTTGAGGCTATCAAGCGTATTTCTGAGGGTCTTTCTGGACTGGACCCTAGAGACTTTAGGTTTGCCGCTATTGTGGAAGAGCTTGGTGGATTCCGTCAAATCGGTAAAGTTATTCCTCTTATCAAACAATTTGCCGTAGCTCAAGATGCGCTAAATGTTGCTCAAGGGGCTTCAGGAAGCTTGGCAAAAGACGCTGAGATAGCACAGCAGTCTTTAGCTAATCAAATATCGAAGGTAAAGCAAGAATTTCAGGCATTAATTAGAGACTTTGTTGACAGTAGTGGTTTTCAGTCTGTAGCTAGGGGCGCTCTAAAATTTGCAAGTGCATTGATTAGAATCGCTGATGCTTTAGAGCCAATACTGCCCTTAATTGCTAGTTTAGCAGCTTTACAAATCGGAAAAGGCTTAATACCCGCTCTTGGGGCCTTAACTGGGGTAACTCGTAGAAATCAGGGTGGTAAAATTCATGCTTTTGCTAGCGGCGGTTTTGTACCGGGCGTAGGTAATCGTGATACCGTTCCTGCCATGATGACCCCGGGCGAATTTGTTATTAGAAAAAGCAGTGTTAAAAAAATTGGTGCCGAAAATTTACAAAAATTAAATAAAGGCGGAGCTGTGGATGAATTATCACCCATTAGACCGTCATTGACAAAAAGATATGACTCTGGAGATTTAAATAGATATAAAAATCCTACATATGATACATATTCAAAACCAAAAATTAGTAGACAGAGACTAGATTTAGATTATAATAACTCTAGAGCAGAAGCTCAGAAAATTTTTGATAAAGCAGTTGCCAAAAAAAATAAATACAAAGATCCGCAGAAAGGGTTAGCAGAAGCTAATAAATATATTAAGTCGCAAACCGGAGAGCTATCGCAAAATTTAGGGGCCGAATTAGATCAACCCACTAATCGATCATTAAATAAAATTGCTGGAGCACTAGCAGAAAAACGAGTCAGTGAATTATATAATAATAAGCTAGTTAGAATAGCAGATAGAGATGGGGCAGATTTTTACGACAAAAATATGGATGAATATATTGAAGTTAAAAATAAAATTGCCACAACAACAAATGATGAATTAACAGCCAAAGCCTTATTGGCACACGGGACATCACAGAATTATAAAAATAAAAAATCAGAAAACGTTAAGTCTCTTACGATAAAACTTTTAACAACTAATATAAAAGATATACCAAAGAAAAATATAGGAGGAATGATTCAAAAATTTGCCGCTGGTGGTATCGTAGATGTTATTAAAGGTAATCAGCCCGTTGGCATATTAACTACTGATGATAATAGCACAGCGCCCTATTCAATAAGACCTGATTATAGCCAATCATTTAAACAACAATTAGCCGTAGCAGAACCAAGCATCATAAAGCAGGGGCAAGAATTACCCTATATTGATGTTAATCAATTTGGCTTAAATCAATCTGCCGAATCTGGTATTGGTAAAAAGCTAAGACAAAACTTAATTTCTAATGCCGCAAATGCAGTAAACGTTACGGCCGGGCAAATGTCTGATGTCTTCAAGGGCCTCGGTATTGGTGTTAATGCTAAAAATCTAGTGCCAGAATCAGAAGCTAAAAAGGCTATTACTGGTAGCGTTGTTGGAACCATGTTTGAATCTTTAGTCCGGGGCGTTTCTAATGCTTCAGGTTCAGATCTTAAAGATTCTGGATATTTTGACTTTGTGGGCCCTATTTCTGATCAGGCTACGCAGTTATTTGAAAAATCTGGTCAAATTAATGCTAGTCAGTATAAAGATGCTAAGGCCGGGGCTATTAAGGCTCAAAATATTGCTAGTAAAGTTATAAATCAGGCAGCAGAAGAATATGGCATGCAGGGGGTTATTAAATCCACTGTTGGAACTGCTAGATCGATGGAAGATATAGTGTCTAAACTTCCCGCAGGTCTTCGTGCAGATTTTGCGAATCCTGCAAAGGGTGTAACAGCTTCAAAATTAAAACCTTATTACAAAGCTAAAAATGTTGATGAGCTTGTAAGACTATTAAGAGATAAAGGTCTTGATATTGAAACTAAGCCAAGAAAAGACGGCGGAACAGATATCTTCGCTAAAAATATTAGCGGAATGGCTACTGGAGGAGCCGCATCTGATACTCAACCAGCCATGTTAACGCCGGGCGAATTTGTTGTCAATAAGAAAAAAGCCCAAGAGATTGGTTATTCTACTTTACATAAAATGAATAAAACCGGAAAGATTCCGGGCTATGCCAAAGGGGGCGTAGTGGGATATGCTAATGGTGGGCCAGTTAATCCTAATTTACAACCGCCTAAACGACCTCCCGGTGGCGTGCCTTCTATTCCATTAGATGAATTTGCTGCAATGTTTAACGAAATTATTAAAGCTGGGGGAGGTGTTGTAACTTCTGCCGAGGCCGTAAGAAAAACTTATCTTCAAATGTTATCTAATAATACTAATTTTACTAAAGCAGAAAAACAAAAAATAAATAATCTTTATGCTATTGCAAAAAAAAGAGAAGCAGCAGAACAAAAATTAATTGACGATTATAAGAAACAACAGGCTGCTATTCAAGACTCTACAGACGCGCAAAATAAACTAAAAGATAGGTTCTCTAAAATAGCTAGTTCAGCTCAGCAATTTATATTTTTAGGTTCCGCTGTGGCATCTGTAGCTGCTCAATTTAGCAGTCTTGATAGAGCTACCGCAGACGCCTTGACGGAAACGCTGACTTTTGGTTCTACTATTCTTGGTATTGGTGGGACAATAGCAGATTTAATTTTAAGTACTGGGGCCGCTGATATAGCCCTAAAGTACTTTACTACTTCTGTTACAGCAGCCGCTAATGCTGCTTCTGGTCAGGCGGCTACTGCTGCTAGCGGCGGCGGTTTAATGGCTGGATTAATGAAATTTGCAATGAATCCTTTGACTTTAGCTATTGCTGCCGCTGCTGCTGCTATTTTAGGAACGATTTATTTCTTTGAAGCGAAAGCAAGAAAAACAGCGGAGCAGTTAAATAAAGCAGCCGACGAAATATTACAGTCGGCAGAACAGGGCAAGGGGGGATCTTTAGAGTCTTTTGTTGGAACAAGAGTTCAGGCAACTATGGCCGCTCAAAAAGCTCCTTCTTACGCATTTACAGGAGAGGCCGAAAAACAAAAAGAAATAGACGCAACTAGACAAGCTGCCGCATCTCTATATAACATGACTGTAGCATCTAGATTATTAGAAGAAAAACTATTGTCTATAGAAAAAAATGTCGGTTTTACATCTTTGGAACAAGCTTCATTATCAATTAATGAAATTGCTAAGGCTTCTTCCCAAGCAAGTAAAGAGTTTGCCAAATCTTCTCAGGGCTTAATAGGCGTTTCCGGAGGAAAAAGAATAGAAGATCTTTCTGGAATCGCTAAAACAAGCGCTGAAGATTTTGATAAAGCTATGAAAATTGCCCAAGAGCAAATGTCTTCGACTTTAGGTAAAGGTAATCAAGAATTACAAAAAGCTATAGAAGCAAGTATTCAAAACTACGATTTTTCTACTGGCCAAAATCCTGTAAAAGATATACTTTCTGGATCATTAGGAAATAATCTTGAAACTTTAAATAAAATTATCGCTGAACAAGCTCAGGTTCAGGCACAAGAGGTAGCAGAAAGGGCTAAAGCTACTAAAAACTTTAGCCAAGCTGAGGCTGAAATTGAGCAAATTAGAAAAAATGCGGCACGATCTCAGGCCGACAATGTAATAGCCGCAGAATCTCAAATAGAGGCCGCTCGCAAACAAAGAGAATCATCAGCATTGATTACTAAGGCTTTAACCGAGCAGAAAAATGAAATAATGCAAGCCAATAGTGCTATTAAATTTTTTAGTGCTACGCTTGAAAATATATCACAATATAATAAATCTTTAGAATCAAATATGTCTCGCCTGAATACGGGTATTACCACCACATCTGTTTCAAACGTTCAGGGTATTGGTAATCTTAACGAAATAATCGATCCAAAAGTATTCAACGATCAGCTCTCTAAGGCGGTTAAACCTTTTGGGGCTTTTGGAGATGAGGTTAATAAAAACTTAACTTCTACGGCTGAATTATTAGATAAAGCTAGGAAAAAACTTTTGAATGTTAGCTTTGGAGAGGCGGATATTCAGGCAGCTATTAATGATTTATTTCAAGGAGTAAATATATCTCCTGCTTTAAAATCTGCTATTTCTGGATTGATTCAAGATGCCACAAAAGCATCTAGCGAAGGGCTTTCTACTATTACCGCCACAGAGTTTGAAAATATATTTTCTCCTTTAATTGCTCAGTCTGAGCCTTTTAGAAAGGCTGTTGAAGGATTAATTAATACTCAAAATGAATTGATTAATGCAAATATTGCATATTTGAACGAAATAAATAAAGCTAGACAAGAAGAAATAGATGGAAAACGTAAACTTGTAGATATTGAAACAAGGCTACAAGAAAGATTGGCTACTGTTTCACAAAAAAGTCTAAGTTCTCAGCAAAAAGAAGCAGCGAGAAATGCCAGAAGGGGTTTTGGTGCAGAAAATAGGGCTGGACTATTGGCTAATTTCAAACAAGTGTCAGATGATATGAGAACGGCTGGGGAAAATATTAAAAATTCTACCGATAAGGGAGTTGTTGAAACCACAAAACTTCAAAATGCTCAAGCTAAATTGTCTGTAGAATTTAATAATTTAAAAGGCATAGTAGAAGAATTAGCCGACCAAAGCGAAAGAGCCGCAGATGTAATGTCTGAAATAGATAAAGAGCGAGCTAAAAGAGATACGCTAACTAAAATTGTTGAAGACTTTGTTGTTGGGGGAAATCAAGAGCGTACTAGTATAGCTCAGTCTTTTCAGGGTGTTCAATTTGCTGCCGCTACCGGAAGCCTCCAAGGGCTTGATGAAGAACAACGAAAAACTACTTTTGGATTATTGAGTCAGTTAGCAGATGTAGACGATAGATTTAAGGCATTAAAACAAAATTTAATTTTTTCTGATGCTGTTAGAATGGGATTAGATCCAAAGGTAGCTAAAGCACTGGCTACACAAACACCAAAAGAAGAACAATTAATTAATGAACTAAGAGCAATATCTAACGAAGAACAGGCGTTCCAAAATGCTTTAAACGAAAATAGAAGAAAAGAAACAGATGTTTTATCACAAGGGCTTGGTAAACTATCTGGAGAAATATCTAGTTTTCCAGAAAAATTAAAAAAGGCTTTATCCGATGCCGCGCAAGAAGCTAGAGATGAAGAGGCTAAAATAGCTGAGTCTAGAATTAGTGCAGAAGAAACGGCAAAAAAAGCAGCAGCGGAAGCACAGAAAAAATCTGAGAAGGAAGCCAGAGACCGAGAAAAAGCTATAGATAGAAGATATGAAGAACTGGGTGTGCAACTTGGTGCTTTAGCCGAAGCTCTTCGGGCCAAGGCTCTTGAGGAAAAAACAAAACAAGAATCTCAGCCCCCTAAGACAGAAGCTCCTAAAGTAGGGTCTATGTTTGGCGATACTAAGGCTCAAATGCAAAAAAGATGGGAGGAAAAAGAAGCTCAAAAAGCGACTGGAATTGTAGAGCAAAAACCTCAGCCAGCTTCTACTGGGTCTGTATTTAGTGCCCAAGATGCAAACCAAAAATATTGGGAAGACAGAAGAAAAGCAAAAGAAGCTCAGGGTAAATCTATGGGTGGTATAGTTTATCGCGCCTCTGGCGGACCAGCATTTAAGCCTAAAGGCACTGATACAGTCCCAGCAATGTTAACGCCCGGCGAATTTGTTATGCAAAAATCTGCTGTAGATAAATATGGTATTGGTGTAATGAACGCTATAAATAATAGTGCTACTTATGCTAGTAAAGGAGCTTTTATCAAATATTTAGCTAAAGGCGGCAAAATAGAGCCGGATTTGGTTCCGAGCGATGAGGTTGATGGATCTATTGCTTTTGCTAAGGCCGGAATAAATATGTCGGGCGAAAATATTCAGCGTCACATGAATACTTTAACTGGGCAAAAATCTGATGCAGCTAGAGACGCTTATCAAAAACTTGTTGAAAAGAATCTTGAACAATCTAGAGCCGCAAGAGCAGAGTCTATGGCTAGACTTTCGCCCGCTGTAGCACCCGAATTAACAAATTTTAGTCCTTTGCCGAGCGATAATCCAGAACAAATGACAAATCTATTTGATACATCCGCTATCCAAGCCCCAAGTGCATCTAAGTTAATAGCAGAATCAATCGAGCAACCGGTTAGCACTAAAGGCTATAGCAAATTTAGAGATCCAGAGTATCAAAAGGGGCAAAGAGCTAAATATGTCAAGCAGCGACAGGAGCGAGAGGCTAGATCTAGAAAAATTCGTTCCGGAGAAATAGACCCGCGAGCAGAACGCAATGCAGCTATTCAGGAAAAACTAAAAACAAGACAAGGAAATATAGCTACAGCTAGATATCAAAGACAACAAAGATCATTACCGTCTTATGAAAGAGATGCCGACTGGCAAAATAAACGAATTAATCCGACACAATCGCAAGGAGCTATGCAAGGAGCTATGCAAGGAGCGGGCATGGCCCAAAATCCTATGATGGCACAGCAAGCCATGATGCAGCCCGGTCAGCCGATGATGAATCCTATGATGGCACAGCAGGCTATGGCTCAGGGGGGTGGCGGAATGGGCGCTCAAGGATTTAATATGGAGCCATTAATGCAGCTAAAACAAACATTTGATACTCTTACCGGTGTATTAAATAATATGCAGATGACGCATCAGGTTAATGTAGACGGAGCCCTAAATATAAATGGTGTTAACGCTCCTCAAGTTGCGGAAGCCATTAAAACTTATTTAGGAGAGTTTATCATTTCTGAAGTTAAGAAGATAATTGATGGTCAAGGAAAACAATTTAAGCAAGGATAATAGATGACTAATACAAAAGAATCATTAGGACTGCACACGATATCAGACGGGCCCGTTGGAGGAATATATTCTAGGACGGGCCAATCAAACCTCGTTCTTCAGGCTTCTTCGGTTGGAACGCCTCATTTTACCAACTGGGATGCTGGGCTAACCTCGTTAGAAAATACCACTAAAGAACGATTTGAAGCTAGAACAGCCACTCGGTTTTTGGACGATTATTTGTCCGAAAAAGGCAATTATAAAATAAGATTTGGGGCAAAAGATATTAAGATTGCAGACAATCTGGCGGCTGTATCTTATCCAGAGTACACCGATATTAACAAGTCGATTGTCAAAATATTTGATACTAATCTTTTAACATATCACACTGGAATTAAAGTAAACTCATACGATTACACATGTATTGATTGGTCTTTAGTTTATAATGATAGCGTATTAATGCCCCAAATTAATTTGGATACTTTGCTTAATCCATATGCCGGGTTTCCTAGTAGCACAAATAATCGCTTTGATGCCGACCTAGATGGCCTATATATTATTATAGAATATACTGGCTATTATACCCTAGCAGACGCCGACCCATGTGTTTTAGCGGCCCCTTATTATAATTCTGTTTTAGATGGCAAAAGACAAATACTAAAATATAATTCGAATGAAAACTCTTTGCTCGCTGGGGAATATACTATTGTAGACTTTAGTGCAGGTAGCCCAACTTCTAAAAAGATGGTATTGGCTAGGATTGGTCACACATTAGATATTGGCCCAACAGAATTCTTTTCTGCAAATCTAGCAACTTTGGATGTCGGCGGATTTGGATTTATTGGATGTAATATTTATTTACTTCGTTATAAACCCGTTATAGAATGTGGAAAAGTAGATCTTTATACTAAAAAAAGAGGACAGATCACTTCTTATGATTCTAATGGGAAGTTGGTTTGTCTAAAGCACAATTTACAAAATGGCGATATCATAAAAATATCTGGGGCAAAAAATTCTAAAATTAATGGAATAAGATATGTTCAGGTTGTTAATGATTCGACATTTATTATTTATTCTACTGCGGACCTAACTGTAAGAGTTGATTCTTATTACGAAGGACTACCGGAATGGACTGCGTGTGGCAATATTTATGATTCAGAATCTCAGGCTTGGGACTATTTAGGCACATTAACATCCCCAGATGGTAGGAATGGATATTGTTTTGAGCATCAAGAATCAATATCAAATGTTGGTTTTCATAGTTTTTATAAAACAAATACGCTGGGCGATAATTTTAATAATGTTTCTACTTTGGACCAATTACTAGAATTAGATTTTAGTATGACTAGCGGCATACTTACTAACTTTTACAATTTTCCTATTTTTTCATATGGTTCGCCAACACGGGCACCGTCTGTAGACGCTTTCTTAAATTCTATAAATTTTGATCAGGGATTATTAAAAAGTACGAATGTAGCTAATGAATATGCTCCATCTCCGCTAGATAGCGTTTGGGCCGGGCCATATAATTACCTTAATTCTTTTAAATTTGGTCACTCTATAGACTTAGTTAAATATCAAAATAAATATGTATTAGCCGTAGGAGAAAGGGGCTTATCTTCTATACCAAATCTAAACTTTTCTTTTCAGCTTCCGGTAAGCCCTATATATGGTAAAGTATTTTTATTTAATATTTATATGGATTCTAATGGACAGATAGAAAATTTGTCTTATCCAGATAGACCTGTAGAATTTGACTCTAAGTATTATGCTTATACTAATGATTCTAGTATTGCCAAGCCGCCATATTTAACGCCCGGTAATAATGTTTCTGGATTCTATAGGTCTCTTTCTCACTTTACACCAATAGATTTTGCCGATAAACAATATAATTATTACTACGGAACACTGACGCACACAAATGGCTCTGTTACAGGGGCCACTGACTCAGAATACTTCTTTGATTATTGTAATGATGAAATGCTTGGGGATTCTAATCTTTATAGAAGAATAGAATATCTGAATGGTATGGACTACTGGTATGGCTCTATGGTTTATTCTTTATTAGATTTAGATAAAAATGGAGCACTGCCAGAAGACCCAGTTGGGCTAGACTATAATGCTGGCGGCTGTAGGGATGCATATTTTACCAATATTAGCATACCAAAATTTTTATCAAATACTAGTTTTGTTTACAGTAATCCCCCTATATATCACCGGGGAGGATTTAACGTTTATCCATACGTAGATAACTTTGGCAAGGCGGTTGCATTAGATGTATCAGGCAATGATATTTATCTTTTATCTTCTTCTAAAACTAAACCAATTGTAGAAAGACCAAATTATAGCGATGGTCTACCATCAGAAATAGAAATAGGCGATGGCCCCGGCTCTTGCTCTAATGATAATTTAAATAAAACTCATTGTGGATATATTCACGTTTTTAAGAACGGAATAAAGATTCAAAAAATATATGAAACAGAAGCCTATACTTTACCTAGCGGCAGACACTATGGATTCTATTACAAGGCTGATAAATTTGCTTCATCTATGTATGCTAAAGGCGGCGAGCTTGTTTTTGGCCAAACAAAACCTATTGATTATCATGATTCCGCATCTAATCAGCTAGAAACATCTAAAATTTTTATATACAAAAGAAGTGGCGATCTTTATTATAAAATAAATACTATACAAAACTCTAAAAATAATAACTTTTCTTTTATTAATGATTTTTCTTTTCCGGATCAGAAAGAATTCTTTTTAAGAGACGGAAACGAGTTTATGGTATTTAGCGGTGGCATATTATCAGGCACAGATATTAGCGGCTTATATTATTATCCGCCGGATAGATTTGGTAATTATTTTAAATACAACGGAAACATTTTAGTTGCTAACGCTTTCGATATTTATAATGAGGACGGGGAGTATCATGCTTCTAATAATGACATTTTCACCGGAAGATCTAATGAGTTTAATCGACCAATAGATTATTTACATGTATACGAAAAAAATAGTAACGGATGGGATTTTGTAACCAAGATAGCCCCGGCTTTTGACGAATTTGATGCATCTTATTCTTATGCAGACATACTTGGTCCAAATATTTATCATTCTATTAGAACATTGGGTAATAGAAATTATTCTAATAGCTCGTTTAATTCTAGAACTTGGGATATTGATTTAACTGGATGCTATGATTTAATTAATGATAGAATCTTGTTAAAAGATCCATTAAGCTATTCTGTTTTTCAAAAAGAACCAGATTATATTAATTCTTCCAGAAT